ATACAAGGAATCCAAGGTCTCCAAGGCGACCAAGGAACCCAAGGCACACAAGGTGACCAAGGTCAGAACGGTACCGAAGGTGATAAGGGTGTTCAGGGCGACCAAGGAACATACGGACTCCAAGGTGATCAAGGAACTCACGGTACTGAAGGTACCAAGGGTACTCAAGGTATCCAGGGTACTAAAGGTACTCAAGGTAACCAAGGTGCTCAAGGTATTCAAGGTACTTTAGGATCACAAGGTACACAGGGAGATAAGGGAGATAATGGTAATACCGGTGATACTGGTGATAACTTTACAGGTACAACTGGTAGTACTGGTGATCAAGGTTCAAAGGGTACTAAAGGTACAACAGCTGCTCAAGGTGCTCGTGGTACCAAAGGTACTCAAGGTAACCAAGGTGCACAGGGTGGTATAGGTGCCACACTTCAGGGTACTCAGGGAGATAAGAATACAACCACAGCTACTCCAGGTGATAAAGGTGATGACTATTCCGGTACTAATGGTGATACCGGTTACGTAGGATCCAAGGGTACTAAAGGTACAACAGCTACTCAAGGAGCTAAAGGTACACGTGGTACCCAAGGTAATCAAGGTGCACAGGGTAATATAGGTACCAATACTCAAGGCACACAAGGTAGTGGTCCTCAACAATCGGCACTTTCTGGTGATCCAGGTGATAACTGGAATGGTACCAAAGGCGATACCGGTTACGTAGGATCCAAGGGTACTAAAGGTACTACACCAACTCAGGGTGTTCGTGGTACACGTGGTACTCAAGGTAACCAAGGTGCACAGGGTAATATAGGTACCAATACTCAAGGTACCCAAGGTGATAAATATTCTGGTGCTGGCCCTGTTGGTGATGCTGGTAATAACTGGAATGGCACCAAAGGTGAAACAGGTTATGTAGGCTCCAAGGGCACAAAGGGTACAAACGCTGCCTCTCAGGGTGTTCGTGGTACACGTGGTACTCAAGGTAACCAAGGTGCACAGGGTGGTACAGGTACTTCATATCAAGGCACCCAAGGTGGTGGCCCTCAGCAATCAGCACTTTCTGGTGATAGGGGTAACGATTGGAATGGTACCAACGGTGAAACAGGTTACGTAGGCTCCAAGGGTACTAAAGGTACAAGCGCCGCCTCCCAGGGTGTCCGTGGTACACGTGGTACTCAAGGTAACCAAGGTGCACAGGGCGGTACAGGTACTTCATATCAAGGTACTCAAGGTGATAAATATTCCGGTGCCGGTCCTGGTGGTGATAGAGGTATTGATTGGAATGGTACCAAAGGTGATACCGGTTATACAGGATCCAAGGGTACTAAAGGTACAAGCGCAGCATCTCAGGGTGTTCGTGGTACACGTGGTACCCAAGGTAACCAAGGTGCACAGGGTGGTACAGGTACTTCATACCAGGGCACTCAAGGTGGTAAATATTCCGGTGCTGGTCCTACCGGTGATGCAGGTAACAATTGGAACGGTACTAATGGCGAAACCGGTTATGTAGGCTCCAAGGGTACTAAAGGTACTACACCAACTCAGGGTGCTCGTGGTACACGTGGTACTCAAGGTAATCAAGGTGCACAGGGTAATATAGGTACCAATACCCAAGGTACACAAGGTAGTGGTCCTCAGCAATCAGCACTTACTGGCGATCCAGGTGATAACCGGAATGGTACCAAAGGTGATACCGGTTACGTAGGCTCCAAGGGTACGAAGGGTACTACACCAACTCAAGGTGCTCGTGGTACACGCGGTACTCAAGGCAACCAAGGTGCACAGGGTAATATAGGTACCAATACTCAAGGTACCCAAGGTGATAAATATTCCGGTGCTGGTCCTACCGGTGATGCAGGTAACAATTGGAATGGTACTAAAGGTGATACAGGTTATGTAGGCTCTAAAGGTACTAAAGGCACAAGCGCTGCCTCCCAGGGTGTTCGTGGTACACGTGGTACCCAAGGTAACCAAGGTGCACAAGGTAGTGTAGGTACTTCATATCAAGGTACCCAGGGTGATAAGAACTCTACAACCGCAACCGGTGGTGATAGAGGTATTGACTGGAATGGTACCAAAGGTGATACAGGTTATGTAGGTTCCAAGGGTACTAAAGGTACAAGCGCGGCATCTCAGGGTGTTCGTGGTACACGTGGTACCCAAGGTAACCAAGGTGCACAGGGTGGTACAGGTACTTCATATCAGGGCACTCAAGGTGATAAATATTCCGGTGCTGGCCCTGGTGGTGATAGAGGTAACGATTGGAATGGTACCAAAGGTGATACCGGTTATACAGGATCCAAGGGTACTAAAGGTACATCAGCTGCATCTCAAGGTACTCGTGGTACACGTGGTACTCAAGGTAACCAAGGTGCACAGGGTGAGAATGGTAAATCGTATCAAGGTAATGTTGGTAATGTTGGTCATAACGGAGACACTGGTGATGCTGGTAACAACTGGAATGGTACCAAAGGTGATACTGGTTATACAGGTACCAAGGGTACTGTTGGACAATCTGCGACTGCACAAGGTCCACGAGGCACATGTGGTACTCAAGGTAACCAAGGTGCTAAAGGCACTCCAGGATCTGCACTTCAAGGTCCACAAGGTAATGTTGGTACTGTTGGCGTACAGGTGTATGGTGCCGCATGGTCTGGTATAACAGGTCCTAATGGTAATGATTACCTCGTAACCATTCAAGGTATCCAAGGTCCTGCTGGTGGCGGCGGTAGTGGTACTCAAGGTCCACAAGGTATCCAAGGTCCTGCTGGTGGCGGTGGCAGCGTAGTAACAACTGGTTGGGCAACTGACGAAAATGTACACGCTGGATTGGTAATACCAACAGAATTTGCGGATGTCACATTCAAATATAAGGATCCCGGATATTTTGCTGATCGACCAGTAAATGGATGGATACCTGAATCTGGTGCAGAATGGAGTTTCTTACCAGTGGTTGTGGATCGTGACGGAAAACTTGCTGTTGCAATACCCAAAAGCGTTGCAAATGAGTGGGTAGGATTCTTTGAAGAAAATAAATGGGTCGAGATACCAATAGAATAAACCCAACAAAAACAGAAAAAGCCTCCTAAATGGGGGCTTTTTTTATACCAGTACCTTAAGAAACACTTCTATGTCGTTATTTTAGAAAAAATCAATTTAATAGATATGGAAGGACAGAATCCCAACCCCAATGATGGATATGTATATTTACAAGAACCTCAAGTAAAACATTTCGTCAATTATTGTCTTTTAGGTGGTGCCCGCATCCGTAAGATGGATCTTCATTTAAATGATCCAATGTGGCCGGGTAGTTGTAATCCTTCGATTATGTACGATAAAAAAACCGAAAAGTTCAAGTTTATTGTACGTAACGTTAATTATGTGATGCACGGTGCCCAGGATAGTCATAAGGCATTGAGCAATTGGGGTCCGGTATTATATAGTGTACCAACAGAAGATGGACGAAACCTTAAAACACGAAACTTCATTGGTGAAACCACCAACCCAATGACTGATGAATGGACATTTAATATGATTCATACAACCCCTTATAATCCTCGTTGGGAATTTTGGGGAGAAGAGGATGCCAGATTAATTCGTTGGGATGAAAAACTATATACCACCGGTGTACGTCGTGATGATAATACTGATGGCCGCGGTAGAATGGAACTGATGAGAATCTCCGAGAATATGGAACATCCACAGGAGATCAGCCGCTTGAAGGTTAAAGGATTGGGTGATGATAATACATATTGTGAAAAGAACTGGATGCCCATTATGGATCTTCCATTCCATTATGTGCAATTATCTAATCCAACTGTTGTTGTAAAGACGGATCCACGCACTGGTGCAACACAGGAGGTGGTACGTAAAGAACAACGTACCGGATTCATTGATGAGAACTTTGATCTCCTTCGTGGTTCATCGCAGGTTGTTCGTTGGAGAGATCATTGGATTACATTGGTACATACTTGTGAATTATGGTTTACTGCAAACGACCGTAAATTTGCCCGTTATTGTCATGTATTTGTTGAATGGGATGATGATTGGAATATCACCCGTATGTCACCACTATTCTCATTCGCGGATTTCAATGTGGAGTTCACATGTGGTATGGCTTATAAAGATGGTAAATTCTATATTCCATTCGCTATCCAGGATAACTTCCCATTCCTTATGGAGGTGGATGAAAATATCATTGATAAATTCATTGATAATGATGAAACTGTTGCACTTTCCGCAACTACATCACATCCTCGTATGATGGCTATGACCGATGAAATAAATGCATTATTCGATCCCAATGCCACCCAGCAGGAACTTTGGAATACCGGACATATGTATTTCAATGAAGGTTTATTTGCCGCTGCATATTGTGTCTTTATGAAGGCAGCTGAAAAGTTTAACTATACATACGGTGAACGTTTCTTTGCAGCTCGTAGTATTGCAAATCTTGGACATAGGGATGCACATGAGATTGGTATGTGGATCCAAGCCATCGAGCATGATCCAAATCGTCCCGAAGCCTATCTTGCAGCAGCAATGTTCTACTATTGCAGGGATAAGTTCATTGAGGCTCGATTCTTTGCACAGAAGGGATATGAGATTCTTCAAAGAGATGGTGATCATAATCAATTAATGTATTACAGCCGAGAAGATTTCGATAGAATGTATTACAATTGTATAATGCAAACATCGGATTACCCACAGGCAGTTAAGTGGTATGATGAACATAATATCGAACATAATCAAAATAGAAGGGTTTTATAATGAAATATTTGGCTGAAATAATTAAAGGAATGGGAGGGAAAGTCTCTCCCATTTCCAGTCCTATAACGAGGGATTCTGTATTCTTTTCCACCAATGCATCTGTAACCGCACTGAATGGTAATATCGTTCTAAACACGAGGCTTTCAAATTATTTATGGACCCCGTGGATAGATGAGAATATCCCTATTCAACGAATATTTAATACCGGAGATCCTAATAAGATTGTCTATTCATATAATGAGATGGGCATATGGAAGTATGGATTTGAAGGAGGTCATTTTATAGAACCACCATTAGGCCAGTATAAATTCTGGAATATGTATGCTGGACTTGAGGATATGCGTATAGTAACTTGGAATGATACGGTGTATGGTATTGGTGCACGACCTGATCTTATTAAGGATAAAGTCGTTCAGCAATTGATTGAATTCACTGATGATTTCAAAATAAATCGTAGTTGGATTCTCGAGACTAATTCAAACATTGAAAAAGGGTGGCTTCCTATCGAGGGCAAACCATTTACATTTATGTATGATATAGCTGAAGGAATTACCATTACATTAAATCCTGATGAACTCGATACTGAAAATCATAACCATATAGATCTGCCGGTATGGAGTGGAAAATATTCCGGGTCAACTCCACTTATCCGTTATAAGGATGGATATGTATGTTTAGGACATATTCGTATTGATTATAAAGAAGCTGGATATCGCACGGTGAGATATAATCATTATTTCGTCAAATTTAATAATGAACTCAAACCTGTATCCGTGGGGCAATTATTCAATTTCCTCACCGATGGTATCGAATTTGCATGCGGTCTTTGCAATTATGATAATGATGTGCTCCTTACATTCTCCGTCGGGGATAGCAACTGCCATATGATAAAGATGTCAAAGGATATCTTTGAACAAGTTGTTGAGATGACTATGAGTGATGATGAAGTTGAATCACCTGAGAAACCAACCTCATATTTCCACGATAATTACGATTACTTCAATCCTTGCGATGCATTAGCAGTAGCTATGGGATATCTCGATAAGGATGATACAGGGATGATGTATGGCTCAATTATGGATGTCACAGATCAGTATGACCTACTTGAAAGGGATAAGGAAACACTAAAACCTATACTAATGCGCATGATTCTTCGGGCTAAAGAACCGTATGATGGACTCCGGGAGGTATTGAATAAACTATATAAATAAATGACGTGTTATGTTACAGAAGATAAAACAATACTTTAAGTGGATTATATTGGCTATCATATTAGGTCTTACAATTACCTGCGTGGTTCAATGTAACACCAACCGGAATCTTCGTCACGAATATGAGGTAGAATCTGCTAACACGAAAGCCTTGTTAAATGATAAGGATAGTGAGATTATCGCCTTGCAACTCTCGCTGGATGTCCTCCGTCATACCAACGATTCCACCATTCAGAATCTACTCAAACAGCAGGAGAAACTTAATATAAAGAACAAGGAACTCCAAACGATGATCTCGATGGCTTCCCAGTTCCACGTGTATGATACGTTAAGGTTGCACGATACCATATTCAAGGAACCGAATTTCTGGATGGATACCTGTTTCAAAGATCAATGGAGGACCACCTGTTTGGATATGCGATATCCTGGTGATATCTGTGTGGATGCAACAATGGTATCAAAGAAGGAAGTGTATGTGACCGCCAAACGAGAAACTATAGAACCACCCCATTGGTTCTTCCTATGTCGATGGTTCCAGAAGAAACATACAGTTACCCGAGTGATCATTAACGAGGAAAACCCGTATATCGAGAATCAAGAAAATGTCTACATAAGAGTTGTGGATGATTAATCGGTTTTTTGCCGGAAAATTTGCGATATAACAAACGATCTCACCGTCCCTATATAGTTATTCAGGGGACGGTGAGATCGTTTATTAGGGAGGAGATTTTTACTATTCGGATTTCTTATTATCGACTGGATCTTTATCAAGCTTGGTTATGCAGAGATAAAATATAAGTCCGATAATAAGTATACCTGTGGTGATCAAGAATCCCCAATTCCCTAAATTGATATACACATTACGGACATCAGAGGACCAATGATACCACGACCCATCGAATAGAGTACTTGTAGTTTTCTTGATAAAGAACCCCATATCTGAGTCACATAGTACGTGGACGTCAACATTCAATGGTGGTGCTAAAATAATTACAGCGAAAACCAATGCGATTACTGCAAGAATTACTAACGTTTTTTTCATTGTTCTTTCTTTTTTAATGTTTCTTACAAATATATATAACTGGTCCTTACCATATCTTAACAAAAAAAACCCACCAATTGGTGGGCTTTTTATAGATTTTTTAGGTTTCTGATTACTGAACCGGGTCTTCCACAAGAACCTCGCTTTGCTCGGCTTCGACCTCGTGGTGCTTATTGGCCTTCTCGGGGTCATTCATTTCGAGGAGATCGATCAACTTACTATGGCAGGTACCATAGAGGATTGTGATGAAGTTATCCTTCTGGTAGGTGTTGTGGAGGGGTTTGAAGTACTCGTTGATCGAGAGGATCAACTCCCACTGGTGAGGACCACGGAACTTCATACCACTACCAAGGACCTGGAGAGTGGAGTTCAATTGGCGATAATTGATGGTCGATGGAGGATTCTTCCAAAGTTTCCACAGTTCGTAGTAGCCGAGGGTGTAGGAGAACTCACATTCAACCTTCTCAAGTAATTCGCAGATGAAACCACCAATGGTCTTGCGGGTAACCTCGCGGCTGGAACCATCGAATGTGAACGATTTGGGAAGATCGTAGGAGATTCCATTAACCTGTTCATCCCACTTCTCCATAATATCGATGAGTCGTTTTTCCTCCTCGCGGAGCTGCTCGAGCGACATATCCTTAATGTCATTCTCATAATCATCCACTATACCCTGGAACTCCTTACGGATATCCTCAAGTGATTTTTCATTAAAGTCTTCTCTGTTAATAAATTCCAACATGTTGTTTTATATTTTTTTTAGAGTTTTATTTCACGATTGCATATATACCCCATCCAATAAGAGCTGTGATGATAATACCGAATGTCCACTTAACGATACGTTTTACATCATCAAAGTAGATGTTTTTAAATACAACCAGGTAGTTTTCATCATCATCCAATCGCTCAATGGAATAGGAAAGGATATCAAACATTGAATTATTGACAACGAAATGGCGGATCAATTCGAGATTCTTCATAACCCATGCCTCGATTTGTGCATTGTTATCCTTATCGAAGATCATCTCATTTCCATCAGCCTGAATATTCTGGAGTATTGGATTGATAACCATATAAAGACGGCCAACCCAGTCCCTCTTACATTCAACCCCAAATGTTTGGGTTAGGTTTTTTTCGATTTTCTCGTGTGTAAATATCTTATTAAGTACCCGTTGGACTTTTATATAATTAATGATTGTACCAATCATAGGATGATGTTTATTTGAAATATCAATGATATTCTAAATGAAAATATGTAAATATATCATCTTTTTAAGGTTAATTGCAAAAAACTCTTAATAATTTCCGTTTTAAATGTTATAATTTATACTATAGAAGACTGTTTTTAACAAGTTTTGAAATAATAAAGAAAAAATCCAAATAACAATGAAGTTATTTACTGAAATAGTGGAGAGTTCCCGCAATGAGCTGACTGATATTTCCCTTGAGGAGCTCGGGAAATTTATCGATGTTGTCAAAAAAAGCAAAACTCTACCCAAAGAGTATCTTTTGATTCTTCAAAATTGCAAAACCCTTGGTTTGTGTATAGGTAAAACAATTGATGAAAAGGTTATCAATGGTGCACCAAGGGATTTTGCCTGGATGGCTGCTAACTTTGGTGGTACGGAAGAGATGTATGCCGAGATTAATAAGTGGGCAAAGAAACTTTCAAAATCCGAATTACGTGGCCTTCCATATTATTTACCCGAACCGGATGTTCAGGCTGTAATTACCGGTAAGAAATCCATAGATGATATCACAATGGATCTTGAAACCGAACGCGGCCGCGATAAAGTTGCTCGTCAATATAGTCAACTGGTAACCGCTATCGCCAGTAAGTATAAAAACTCCGGTCTCGACTGGAATGGTCTTGTAAGTGCTGGCTATTTGGGTCTTACCAAGGCAATGAATGACTATCATAAACCGGACGAATACGTGGATATCGAACAGGGTAATACAGATAAGGAAGCCACCAAGAAGGCGAAAGCTCTTTCATTTAAACAGTATGCCAGTTGGCGTATCCGTCAGCAAATCCTCAATGATATCAATGACCTTTCGAGAACAGTTCGAATTAGTCAATACCAATATGAAAAGAATAAAAAAGAAGGGAATACCAAAGGTAATTTCAATGTGGTTTCTGTAGATCAAACTTTGGACGATGAGGGAGACACCCTTGTCGACCGTATGTTGGCATTCTCCAATGATAATGATGCCTTCAATGATCGCAATGCTGGCCGTAAGTGGGATAAGATATATAAAAAGATTGATTCCAAATTCTCAACCAGGGTGGCCACCTGCTTTTACAAGTTCTTCGGATTGAATAATTACAAACAAATGCGTGGTGTTGAGATCGCCAAGGAGATGGGGGTTACCGGTGCAGCAGTTGCTATGAATGTAAAAGCTGTTATGAATTTCCTCAAGAATGATAAGGAATCCCGAGAAATTCTGGTTGATCTTCTTTCTTTATATACGGAAGCTCTTATCAGTATGTATCCTGTGGATACCATTATGGATGCAATGATATCAGACGATATACTTATTATGCTTAAGGAATCCACCCAGTGGTGTGATAAAAGGGTGTTTAATAACGCTATGGGTTGTGCGTTGGAGAATCTTGAAACACCAGCTCGCGAGTTCATTATTAACTGCCTCGAGCAGGGTATGGATTATATCGATGAGCACTATGATGGCAATCGTTTGAATATTGTCAATTTCCTCGAATCCGTATATCCTACAGAGTGCATCCGTCGTAAAAGTGATGTCGATCTAATTACCATGATGACCGAGTTATCCGAAAACTTCAAAACCCATAACGCTATTTTAGATTAGATATGAACATTAAAGAATTGATAACAGAGAATCCAACAAAGTCCTGGAAATGGGCTACTATAGTACTGGCATGTCTTTTATTCCTACAGACTTGTTCCAAATGTTCCCGTACCCAGAATGCAGCATTCTCGGAAAAAAACCATATAGAACATGTGGATTCTTTGAATATATCGAATAAACAATTGCAGGATTCTATTTTGATATTGCGTGGTAATTTACAAACATGCACCAAGGCAACCCAGGATCTCCAGCAGGAAAACGATCACCTTCGGGATGCCCTTAAACAATCACAGTCGAAGCCTGTTATTATTTATAAAGATGAAAATAAATAAATGAAGAATATGAAATCTCTTACTGATTACGTAAAGGAATCCCTTGAAATGGAAAATACTCCATTAACCGAAAATAAAGGTTGCGGTACTTGCAAACTCGAAAACGAGGAAGAAGAGTGCGAGCGCTGTAAGAAAATCTGGGGTCATGAGACCGAAGAGGAAGAGAAGGAAGCCGCAAAGGAATCCATTAAGGACGAAAAGACCTTCCGCGATTATGCTGAAAACAAGTTCAAGGTTGTTTTCGGTGACAAGCTCGACAAGGATAAGATGAACAAGACCATCGATGGCCTTATCAAGGATAACAAGGAACTTGTTGATAAGGGTGATTGGGCCGAGCTCGTTGGTATGTTGAATAAATCCTTTGGTGCTTAATCAAAAGAAATATAAGTAGTTAACATGAAAACATTTGCAGACTTAATGCAGGATAATGCAAATATCTGCACTATCAATACAGGTATCAAAAAAGAATACACGGATACTCTCACCAAGTGGTATAATATGTGGTGGGGTACCCTGACCGATACCCATATGCAATTGATGGATGATGGTAACTATATTATTACGGGTTCGCGAATAGGTAAAAAGTTCCTACAAAGTGGCATCATGTATGCACGTGTCCTATCAACAGCACCCAATACAGTATTACCATCAACCCTTAATGATCTACTCTCGCGTAATCATTTACAGGCTGCAATGATTTTACATAATGGTCAACCGGCAGTTGCTGTAGGACGTGTGGATTCTGAGGATAAATCCATATCAATCCCTCCTCAACAACCATATTATGGTGGTGCCATATGTGCAAATCCTTGTATCGGCTGTGCTGTTCCTACAGTAGATGATATGTAATTTATTTACAAGTTTTCGATCGATTAGTATTATACAAATATAGAAAGAAAAAATTTAAACAATTATGTTACCACATATTAAGAATAGTACTGCAGGTGTTAACAGAATGGACCCTGTATATGTAAACCTATTTGAAGTTTATTTTACCATCCCAGCAGCTCTTCAGGCTCGATTTGGTAGTGATGTTGCTGTGTTGACAGAACAAGTCCAATCCATTGGTGGTTTGGCATCTCTCGATAAAGGTCCTGAAACCGGCGAGCAGAAGTTTATGGGTACTTCCCGTACTTACCTTAACTCCAAACTCGATACCACATCTCACGAGCTTACCGTTAAGCTTGCTCTCAACCTTCGCAATGGTACCGATAACTTCATTTATAACTTATTCCGCGCCTGGAATAATCTTTGTTACAACAAGGCAACTGGTGAGACCACCCTCAAGGTTGATTATGTCGCAGATTGGTTGAAGGTTGTTATCGCTAACCGTGGTGGTGATATCTATCGTCAGATTATCTACAAGGATATGATTATGTTTAGTGGTATCTCCGGTATAGATGAGCTTAACTACGAAACCCAGGATGTGGTTACTATCGAAGTGAAGTTCAAATCCGACTGGGCCGACGACAATTCGATTGGTGAAGGTTAATCAATTCCCTATAAAATAAAAAGGAGCTCGATGAGCTCCTTTTTTTATCTGTATTTATTACTTTCAGTTCTTGGTGTGTTTTGGTAGTATTCTCTTCCAGTAACTATAAATACCCTTATCCAATTCGAAGGTATCCCACACATACCAGTCTTTAACCTTGTGCTCCAGTCTTACCCAAGCCCACATGCGCTGTAAACCTTCTTCGAAACTCACTACGTCTTTATAGTCAAGAAGTTTAATCGAACGCGCTGGATTTGGAATGGCTCGTTTGACTTCATGACGTGGTTCGAGATGCACTACTTCGGTAGCCCTGGTGATTTTCTTTACAATCTCACATGCATCATTAAGGGTGATACCATTAACACCGCCAAGGTTGATCACCTCATTTGTAAGGTCTTTTGCTTTATATAATGGTTCGAGAATATTATCAATATATGTGAATGCTCGTTCCTGCTTACCATCACCATAAATAGTGAGGGGTTCTCCATTGAATGCCTGATGCATCCAGATTCCAAGCACATTACGATAACGATCGTTAACATTCTGGCCGATTCCAAACACGTTATGTGGACGAATGATAACCCATTCCAACCCATGCTGTTCACCGGCTACCCGAAGGTCCATCTCAATACCATATTTTGCAATGCCGTATGGATCAATGGGTTTAGGAGTATCCCTTTCATCATATAACAGAGTGGATTCCTGACATTTACCATACCCGTACACAGACATCGAACTGGTAAATATTATTTTACAATCATTAGCTATGGCTGCGTTGATGACTGTGGATGATGCAATGGTATTTTGCATATAGTTAAAACGGCGCATAAATGGCGAAAGACCTTCTGCGGCGTAACTAGCAAAATGATAAATATACCGGACGTTGTTTTCCTTTACGATTTGATCAAACTTCTTGGGATCCCTTGTAAGATCCAAACGATGGAAATCATATCGAATATTTGGAGTTACCTCGTTGTTATTACCCCAATTATACATAGCATCGACACCGATTACCCGATGGTCTGTATGATTCAATAACCAAGTAGCCATATTATAACCTAATAGGCCGGCTACACCAGTAATCAAAATGGTATCATTTTTCGACATATATACTCGGTTTATTTGTTATAAAATACTCATTCCATATGTCTATTTAAGTAATTTATTAGGCTTTTCAACAATGTATTCCTTAAGCCTCAATCTTTCATCATGTATTATTAAATGGAAATACTTTTCGAATATGTAATTATGGATAATACACATACAACACAGGATATGGAATTTGGATTCAAGACTCTTTACGAGTCACAAGACCACGGTTTTATAGATGCAGATAATATGATGAATGAAGCCGCTGACTACGGTCGTCCAAATAATATACCCGGTTTTAAGCAGACCACCAGGTATGCACCTAAGTACTCGCAGGCAGAGATAGAAGCCAGGGAAAAGAAATCCAAACGTACCATTAATAAGTTCTTCTCCAATATGTCCCGTCTGGGTATGTCGTTGGATGAACAGGTTATTAAGAACATGCGTGCCTTACCTGCCGATAAGGATTTACTCCCAAAGGAAAAGCAGGAGGTTACATCATCTCTTTATAATCAATTAATGTCTGCTTGGAAGACCAAAGATAATAAAGATAAGTCATTCTTTGAGAAAGACTTCGCCACGAAACGCGATTCATTACGTGCATTGGCAATGCAACCGGAACTCGAAGATATCCTCGATACGATGTCTAATGAGGCCATCGTGTATGATTCCAATTACGTATATTTCGCAGAACCATATATTGATGATAATGACCTGATCGATTTCACCAAGGATGTACAAACCAAAATCAATGATTCGGTTACCAAGTCGTTTAAGCGTTTTTATAGAATGCTCGGATGGCGAACCGGTGCGTGGGATCTTTTTAAACGTTGGTTGATCGAAGGTATCCTTGCATGGGAGATTGTATATGATAATCTTGAAAAACCAACCCGCATCATTGGATTGATCGAATTGGATCCAGCAACACTTACCAAGAAATTCGAGAACGATAAATGGTATTGGGTACAGTTCGCCGGTATAGAAGGTAAGGAACGCAAACTCCTCGATGCACAGGTTATCTATATCCAATTCCAGGAAACTAAATCAATATCAAGACTTTCTTACCTCGAACGACTGATTAGACCATATAATATATATCGTATCATCGAACAGGCCCAGATTATATGGGTGGTCACAAACGCCCAATTCAAGACCAAATTTACCATCCCGGTTAAAGGTATGAACCGTGCTCGTGGCTCACAAACCCTTAATGCAGCAATGAATAGATACCGCGAGGATATTCAATTTATATCAGATACCGGAGAATTGACCATTAATGGTAAACCACAGATGCCATTCAATAAAGAATATTGGATGCCGGAAAGCGAAGCAGGTACACCTGAAATCGAAACATTGGGTGGTGATGGTCCTGAATTGATGGATAGTGATTATCTAAAATTCTTCAAAAATATCCTTTATAAGATATCGAAGATCCCTATCAATCGATTTGAACAGGATGATAGCCCCAACTGGTTTGGTACGGATGCAGAGTCATATTTACGTACTGAAATCGACTTTGGCCGTTATGTAACACGTATGCGTAATCCATTCTCGCAGATTATATTGAAACCTATCTGGTTACAGCTATGTTTAGATATTCCCGAGATGCAGGCCAATAAGGAATTCCAATCTTGTGTCCAGTTACAGTTTAAATCATATAACCTTTTCGAGGAATTGATGACCCTTCAATTAATGGATCGCCGCGTTGAGTTCATCCAAAATATGAAAGAATCTATGGTGGATATGGATGTGCAAGGCAATGAAATCAAATACTTTTCAAGTAAGTTCCTTGTACAAAAGTATCTGCACTTATCAGATGCTGATATTAAGTTGAATGATAAGTATAAACAAGAGGAGATCGATGAGTTGCACTTGGCTGGTGGCGAATCTTCGGATGCCCAAGCTATGGGTAGTATGGAGGCAATGCAGCAGGAGATAAATACCCTCAAGAATATGATTCTCGAGAAATTATCCAACCATCCGGTGAATGAGAAGAAGGATGAAAAAAAGGAGGATAAGAAACCCGAGAAAAAGGAAGAGGATGATGATAAACCGGTGAAGAAAACCAAGAAAACCACTAAAAAGAACGAGGAAGAATAATGGGTATTCTCGATAAGGCAAAAGAGTGGAAAGAGAAACGTAAGATTAAGTCCCGTGATAGGGTTAATCAGAAAGTGGAACAGGAATTACCTGAATCCGCTGGTCCTCGATATTCCCTTATAAAGGAAATTAAAAAGACCCCATATTATAGAAGGTCCGGTGGAAGTGATGAAAAAGCCCGAGCATTTCTTGAAGACCATATTAAAGTGATGGGTGCTGGCAACATACAGCCAGGACAACTTATAATGTTTGAGTACTTCGAACCAAAAACAAAAGAAGAACTTGACTATTGGGACGCGAGTCCGTGTACTGTGTTTTTTAATGTTGTAACCACATCACAAGGCAAACGTGTACTTGGATTTAATATCCATTACTACCCGCCCAAGATGCGTTATAATATAATGAATAAGATATTCTCAATCTATAAGCCAATATATACAAAATACTTCAAGGAAGGTAAGGCATCAGCCGTCGATGCATTTGATTATAGATATCTTATTAATGCATTGGAGAGTGCCGGATTGGAATTTGGTGTACGTATGTATGATCCTTCACTTATTAATAGGGTTCGCATGATACCACCACAGATGTGGCATGTAGCTGTATTTACTGAAGGATGGTTTAAAAAACAAACCCGAGCTGCCATTATGAACTACTGGAAGCAGTGGGTGAAGAAACATAACCATAATGTGGTACAGACAAAGAAGAAAAAAACATGATTTTTGCGCGATAATTCGCTCCCTAATAAAAGATCGCATCGTCCCTCGAGTAACTATACAGGGACGATGCGATCGTCGTTTAAAACGGATATTTTGAAATCAATCATTATGATGTGCAGACCATAATTCTAAATGATACCTTAACTCGTCTTGAATAATCCTCTTAATTATATCTGGATCTGTGGTCAGGAAGTAATCGCAATACTCGTTGGGTATGCAATAATCAGAGGTTATATTATGGTTCTTTATATTGCATATCAGTTGATTTATATAATCATAGCATTGAAGCGCAGAGATAACACCAGGATGCCAATTATGGGTTATAGATAACATCTTGCACATCCATATTGAAGTCAATCGCCGGGTGGTGATATTATTGAGATCCTCACGATCTTTTTTACGTTCATCTATAGTCTCCTGGGTGAGAGCCATATGAATTGGAAGGTTCTGTGTACGTTCCTGCACATCACGTTCAAAATGTGTTCGGTAGCTCATATTCCAATCTATTTCATTATACTATCATCCCTATTAATATGGCCTATTACATACACATATAATCCTCCCATCAAAATCACAAAGATATGTGCTGGCCAATCCGGTGCTTCCGGTAATACAAGATCATATACGGATCTGAAAAGAGTTGCATTGATAAAGAATATACCAAATACGACTATATCAAGAATGATTTTAATGATGATAGTTAGAATCTTTATGAATTTATCCATATTATTTGTGTTTATTTTTAACCATTATACGCCAAATACCTATAAATATCTGGTAGTCTTCATACGACATTGACCCTTCATCAAGTTTGAAGTTGGCCTCTTCTATGGCATTGCGAGGGCATGCAACCTTGGTCAGCCTTGAACACTCCCAGTCAATTACCATATCCTCCCAATTGCGTTTACATGGGTTTTTGTATTCGAGATGATGGTTGTTGTTTCTTCGATGCCACTTCTGGACCTTCTCATATGGGAACAACAAACGTAGGAATGGCTTTTCAATATCGTGGAAAAGATGATGAAATTTCCATACGTGCCACTCCCTGGCGGTTCTATTAAAGGCAACCCAATGCCAAAACCAGTACGGGAATGTACTGCGCTGTTCCTTTGTGAATTTTGGATATTCTTTCATATTAATCTTTACGCGATTCTATTTGTCTCGGTTTGATACGCCAATATAAACAACGGTGTACGCCGATGGGATCATCCCAATCAAACTCAATTTCGTATGATAAAAATTTCTCATCCATATCGTTTATATATAAGGAAAATCAAATCAAAATTAACTACCATAATCGTCGGGTTTCAGCCTCGTATGCCTGCATCGTCGATAGTACATAATTATATATATATAACCATCACTACTATGCACAGTCATTTCAACCCAACCATATGCATTGATAATGAAATAGATAAATGTCTGATAACTTTCTGGATCGCTACCATCCAGTTGTACTACATCGATCGTATGTATAGGGGTTGATGTATAGTCGAGAAAGACCATATCGATCTCCACGGCGTCTCCGAGATGCATGTTGGATGGATTAACATATAAAATTTTGGCCGGATAAGGGCATTGTTCATACTTGAAAGTTAATGATGTATCCTTCATATTGATACTCCACTGGGCCCTCGTAGGAATTAGAAGGCCCAGCAGTATCAGGAATATGCCAAGATGTTTCATACGTACTGTGATGGTTTGTCGGTGCTATCTTCCACGATACGAATGAAGTTTTCCGGCCGGAAGGATCGCCAGCCTTGAACATCCAGATCCCAGTAACGAACGTTATCAGGAGCGGTTGGTTGGAATACGGGACGATATGATTCAGGGATCATCCCCATATCGAGAGTTCCTCGTGCCTTACGGATAGTACCATCCTTCTTGGTGTACTCGAAGTTGACTTCTCATTACAATGTCGGCAATTTCCTCACCTGATAGGCGGATACCGGAAGATTGCATCTCCACCCTGCAATGTGGGCATCTAATGATAACTGTGCGAGACTTCGTGAAATTATTCCCTTTGAGATACCATACAGGAGCAGTCCCACAAAACGGACAAGGTTTGAGTTCGGGGTTGGTGGTGTCGTGATTGAAAATTTCTGCCATATATTTATATTTTTGGAAAATTAGTAAATTCAGTTGGCGAACACAACGGTGATACCGTGGTAGTTGTTGTCAGTGACCTTCATCTTGCGCTCGGCACAGTAGATGGCGTCCTCAATGTAGGAGAGGCAGCGGGCAAAGTCGTTGGTGAAGTCAAAGTAGAAATTGTCCAGGGAAACACCGCGTGTGACCTTCAGAGTGCCATCGGGATTTACCACCACGTCTTCGAAGAACGGTTCCTTCTTGTTCTTCATATGCAGACTGGCAACGTTGTGCTCAATCAGGGTTTGACGGATAACCTCGCGGTAGAGGTTCTTGGTGGTCTGGTAGGGGCTGGGGTTAATGTTTGCGTTCATTGTATTGTTCCTTTTCTTTTTACAAATATATATAATTGATATCACAAGGATCTTAACTTGTTTTTAAAAAAATCCATAAAGTTAATATATTAACCCAAATAAAGTATGAAGTCTATATGCAAATAGACCGAATAAGGATTACTAATTTTAAATCAATACCGGAACTTGATATTAACTTTCAGGAAATTAATGGACTATGGGAGATATCCGGCGTAGTGGGATCCGGTAAGACTACTATTGGGGAAGCCATTATATTCGCATTGTTCGGTACAGTTCGTGGTAAGACAAACGAGAGTCTTATTTCGTGGGGTAAGAAACATGCATTGGTTGAAGCATGGGTGTACACAAAGAACCGGCATCTATATATAAGGAGAGAGATCAATGCATATGGTCAATCACCATTGACTGCAACCATAGAGAATGAGGAGATATTAGGTAGCGATAAACGATCCATTCAAGGCATCCTTGAAAGCGAGTGGTATGATATATCCAGACCAACGCTGGAGCTGCTATGTATAATATCGTTTAATAACTTCAAATCACTATCCACACTCAATACATCGGATTCGAGAGAGTTCCTTAATTCCACAATCGCATTCGACCGCATCGAACAATATGAGGCGTACTGCAAGGAGCAGATAAAAGAATGTGATAAGAATATAATAGTGGCTCAAAATAAACTTGCGGAGAACAGTGGTGCGTTGAAGTCCCTCGATGATGTCACCCCACAGAAGCCTAAATATTCCAACCTGCAGGAGATTACCGAGTTGTGGAGTAAGAAGAAAGCAGAATGGGATGCCAAGAAGGAAGAGTTTCAAAAGCACCACCGTGAATTGATCGAGGCATCCAATGATATATCCAATAAACATAAAGCTGCATCTGTTACCTTAAAATCAATTAAGGATAACTACAAGAAACTTAAGGGTGGTATATGTCCACTATGTGGTAACCCAGTGACACCAGAACACATCGAGGAGATGGAGAATGAGATAAAGGAACGTGAGGAATTGGTTGAACATACAAAGCTGACGTTGGATCTACGAGCAAAGAAATCAATAGATTATGACCAAAAGATGCATGCTGTTCTTGATAAACTTGAAGATGAACATAGTATCCTCAAGTGGGAAATGATGAAAACCCAGGATTACTCAAAACAATTGGCAGCAATCGAGAAGAAAAAAGATGATCACCGAAAGGAGATAAAGAATTACGAGGATGTAATCGAGAATCTTAATAAGGAGAAAATTGACTGGCAGGAGATGCTTGATTTTATCCGGGATCAGGTTCGTCCAACAATCATATCATCCATCATACCAAATATCAATAGATATATTCAGTATTATATGTCGTTGGCCCACCAGAATTACGTGGTATACTTTGATGATACATTCAAATGTATGATGAAGAACCCGTTTAATGAAACCATACCGGTGTCCAGTCTATCCACAGGACAGAAGAAAGTGATTGATATGATTATCATTCTCGCATTCATCAAAACATTCATCACCCAGATAGATTTCAACGTCTACTTTATGGATGAACTGATAGGTAACATCGATGCAGATCTGCGTGATACAATGTGTTCGTTATTAAGAGGTACCATTGATGATAAGGACGTAATGTTCCTTATATCCCACTCTCCAATCAATCAACAGTATCTGGATGGTGTTATTAAGGTCACCCGTACAGCCGGTATATCCGAGTACTCAATAATAAATATATCAAAGTAATATGAAGAAGATTCACGTCAACTGTTCATTTACCCCTGGATTTGACGATAGTTTCGATATAGTATCTCCTGTCGACATTCCTATCATTCTATCAGAGGTCAACCTATGGGAATGGATGAAATATTGGGAAGCAAATGGACCATACGCTTTTGCATGTTTCTATAATATAAATGATGAAGGTAATGCAGAGTATAAAATGTACCAGATGTTAACCTCCACATTTATGAGGGATGGAGACGGGCCAATTCGTCGTGGCTTTGCAGTAACCAAGACATTTAAACTCGTAAGTGATGCCATCCGGGATGCTCTTCAAAAGGGCACTCTGTCCAGAAAATTCATAGTTATCCCACGTGATGGTGTTTATCCTCAATCGAATACTCTTATATCACCAAATAAATTACACAACAATTCATTTTCATTCGTGGAAGAAGAAATAGCAAAACAATAATGATAAGTGTTTCCATCCAAATAACAAAGCAAGAGATTAAGGATTTCCCATTAGAATCCCTTAAAATAGATTCCCGTTGGAGTCATATTATAGATCCCGAGATGGATCATATGTTTAAAACAGTGAAGAAAAAGAAGAAAAAATAATGTGAGGAATGTGTTGTTGATTATAGGTGACACCCACTTTGGAGCCCGTAATAATTCAATGACCTGGCTTAAACATCAAAAGGCTGGATTCGAGGAGATCATCGATTATATAAATACAAACAAGGCAGAGTTTAATAGTCTCACCGTGGTGCATGTGGGAGATTTATTTGATTCCCGTTCAGCTATTAATCCAATGGTATGGCGCGGAGTCGAGGAGTTACTGAATAAGATGGATAATACACTCACTAAAGTATCCGGTCGAATGTATATAATCGGTGGCAACCACGACTATTACTATCCTTGGGAGAGCGATAATAACTTCACCAGTATTAAAATGCTTCCGAAATTTAATAATATAGAAATCGTGGTGGATAATGCAGTTTTCGATCCAAATATTGGTGCATTACTAATACCCTGGTTTGTATTCCATAATAAGCGGATGTTACGGGATGCAATCAAGCATTCATCAAGCCTTACAGATATCATCATTACCCATACAGATCCATTTCATATGGATCCGGATATTCAAAATATCATCAAAGGTCATTGTTTGATTACAGGTCATATTCACCAGCCCAAGGACGAATGGGAAGAAGGAGGTTTGTTGGTTACCGGAGCAACATATCCGATCGATTTTACCGATACAAACTCACAGCGAGGTTTCTGGACACTTATTGATAGTGATGATTTGACTTTCCATCCTATACATTCCTCCATACATTTTCACACCATTAATGAGGATGAACTCGAAAATTGGAAAGATCTTGGTATACAGGAGGATGACTACGTGGAGATCCTTATTAAACAATCCCACGTGGATGATCATAAAAAGACCATTAAGGAACTCACTGATAACTTTGGGGCTATTCTTACGCCTATAGCTGAAACTGAACACATATTATTCGAAAGTACCGATATCCTAAATGTGGATACTGTATGTAAACGAATGCTTCCCGATAAACTAAAAAGCGTCTATCAAAAGATGGTAGACGCCTGTAAAAAGAAAGAATAATGAACTACACGGTTACTGCAAATGCCTGACCGGATGGTGATGTCCAAATAAGTTCTGCATGCCATCCGGTTTTTGATCCCCACTCACCAGAGATTACTTTATATGTTAACGGGGTAGAACATACATCCAACTCACGTTTGGCTTTAAGTTCTGGAGAATTGGTTTTATTCCACTCAACGATCAGGATGCATTTCATCTGATTAATCATAGAGTTCAACCGCTGATAATGCACCATCGAACGCTTATATACATTCTTACGGTCAGGAATGAGTTTGGTATATAGATTTATGCGGCTTTTTTTAGCATTTTGTAGCATATCAATCGCATCATTCTTTAGCTGCATTATATGACGTTGCTTACCTGAATGTGGACTAATATCATATTTATACCACTTGTTACAGAATGGTGTAAGAGATAGTACCATTATATCATCCTCATGAGCTTCCTTCAAGAGCACCTCGTAATTAAGGCGATTACTTGCCATTACTGTATATTGTTGTTGACGCAGCTTCTCCAGGGTGTATAGATTAACGACCGTTCCTGGGTCACCAATTGCTTGTGGGATAGGAGTTTTCTTCATATTATTTGATTTATCTTTCAAATGTAAATGTTTTTTCTTCACCACTTTCGAGTATAAGAACACCAACAACATAAATCTTACTATTCTCGGAGGTCACTGTAATTGTGATCTTCCCTTCACCAAGACGATCCATACTCCTGACTTCCTTATACAAGTCTACATATTTGTTAGCGCGAACCCTGGCCCCTTGCATATTTTGCTTACGGGTCTTGACAATCGAATTGAGATCGATGCGTTTTTCTTTGAGGATTTGAATTTCCTGACGGATTCGCCAAGCTACATCCGACCCATTCGGATATACGGCGAGCGATCTTTTCAGCGAGTTGATAAGAATTTCGTTGAAGTGGAGATCGGACACTGCTTTACGGTACTTGTGGAGTTCCTGCTGGAATTTTTCACGATTTGCAAAATATCGGCGGAATAACGTGTCTGGATTGACATTTTCTACTGTATTCATATAATTTCGATTTAATTAATTTCCTTATAGTTTTTAAGTTCGCAATAAGTATTAACGTTCGTAATAAGATGTTACGCAGTAGTCGGAGCAGTCCCATGCATCGTATATCTTACCATCAATCACGGCAGTGATGTGACCACTGACTCGCACCAGGAACGTGCCTTTTTTATGACTCTTAACCCATTCCTTTAAGGGTTTACGTTCACCAGCCTTGTATGTGACCCTACGGAAGTCGGCCGCGGTAGCTGCTATGTAGATTGCCTTATCGGAATTGGGCATCGTGTAGTTGTCCATACCAACCTTACACATCATCTCGTAGGTCTTCTTCCACGAGAGATCCAGCGCCTTGGAGAATGCTCGGACTACGCAGTCACATTCTGTCCAATTATACGGCTTACCATCTTTGTGGAAGCGCTGCTTGGGATTGGGGTTGTAAAAAATGAAGTTTTTGTTTGCCATATTATTTTCCCTGTATTGCTTCGTTCATCATATCGTTAATCATATCTTCGAGATTCTCTCTATCAAACTCATCATGAATATCGTAATAGGTAATGGATTCGTGATACTCGGCGTCTATCTCATAAGGCTTGATAGTCAATCCGTACTTAAGAATCAACTGCTTAAAGTCCTTCATAAACTCACTCATACGGATCTCGTGAGCCTCCTTGTTGAGTTTGTGTTGTACCGGAGCTATGAGGTTATTGAGCTCGACCTTCATATCCTCATGGGTAAACCGGCCGGGCTCCTTAAGTAAGGAGTTGATTTTACGAGCGGCCTCGGATGCTTTGGAGTAGTAGTTGTAATGCTTGCTGTCTCCGCTGTATCCACCGAACTCATACTTCGTATACTTGGAGTACACGGTGTAGTGTACATCGTTGGCTATGGCTTTGGGTGTACCAATAAACTCATTCGTAGGAATCACGTCTACGTCGCATGAGACCTGGAGTAAGCAGCTGCGCCGTCTGTCCTTACTGAAAATGGGAAATTCTCTATACTTAAACATATCTTTCTTTTATGTCAAATATATATAACTGGCATTCCGGTAAACTTAACAACTATTATATATGTATAGACAAAAAATTAAGAATATGAAACATATAAAAATATTTGAAACTGCCGAGTGGTAATAACGGCATCCCCTCCGATTGGACAGTTCAAGACGCAGCTTAAAAATCTCCTCTATAAACAACGATCTCACCGTCCCCTGTATAACTATTAAGGGACGGTGAGATCTTTTATTAGGGAGCGAATTATCCATCAAAAATCATATAATGTACCACCCTCTCCTATGTTACCCATTTGCGGTACTCCATAAATGATATCACTTTGATTATTTTGATTATTTTGACGTAATTGAGCGAACGATGAGGGTGCAAATTCACGTATCTGCATCAACTCGGCCGGTGATTGGATTCTACCGGATCCTTCTGGTTGGATATCCTGATAGAAGTTCTCATTTTGACCCTTATCTTCCGCACCGGTATTTGCAATGAATTCTTCGAGGAACTCCTTAAATTGGATGGTGTCGTATATAAGTGGCAACTGAATCTGTGACATAACGGTATCATCATGCCCGTAGATAGCAGCGTACGTACCGTTACCATTCTTATCACAGAAACACTTAAGTTCATTGAAGAATATATGGGAGTGATTAATGATGGTTCCTTTGGTATATGCATTACGGAAGAGTTTACAACCGAGCTGCTTCGATTTATAGGTTATCTGAACACCATAACGGAATCTGGTAAGTGCCTCGTTATAGAATTTAATGAAGTTATCCATAGTGAAGTTTGTAGTGAACTCCACATCAGCAAGTTGCTTGAAGTTGGATTTCCACAGGTCACCATAGAGGTTGCTCTCAAAACTATATAGGTATCTATCGTGGTGACAGTATAGATTTATAAACTCGGCTATCGAACGACAACATTCATTATCATCCAGGATATTGGTACGGAAATATCCAATAACCTTAAATATTGGTTTGCGCTCCTCGTCCACTCCTATTAACTTATTGATCTGTACGTTGGTGTAGTCCTCTTGCACGCCAGTGGCAATATCGGTCGTGAACACCACATAGTCTTTTCGTAAATCCATTGGGTCGTAATCCGGATCCCAGAAGAAGCAATCCGCATGTGATACTCCAAGTATTTCCTTATTAACGAAGTGTTTAACAAACCGTTGATTTTTAGTAAGATAACGTTGTGGGATAAGTGCGTTGGTGGCCACCGCGAAGTCACATCCATATTGTTCATTGAATGCTTCTTCTGAACCGAGGTTTGCCACCTTACGTCTACGCCATTCCTCATCACGTTTCTCCCAACATTTCTTCTCCTTGTTCCAGTTAGGCACCTCGTCCCAGTTGGTGGTAAATGGAGCGAAGTCATTTTCACCATTCTCGGCACCAACGAATAAACGACAGAACAGATCCGGACCGTTCTGGGTTGAGGTAATCATAAGTTTTGCGTTTGCTGCATCAATGGTTGGGAAGATATTGGAGTAGAACGGCTCCTGGATATTTGGTGCAATATGGGCGAACTCGTCAAGCAATACACAGTGCAATGTGAAACCGATAGCAGGTTCTGCAACGGTGGTTTCTGTAAGGATACGACATCCATTATCAAATACCACCTCGTTTTCATTCCACTTCTCCACACCGGGTTTGAGGAAGTGAGGTACTTCGAGGAATACCTGTTTAACTTTGGATAAAATTTCCTTAGCTGTTTTGCCCTTATTACCTAATACAATGGCATTTTTATCCGTATTAAATAGGATATACCAAAGTAAGAACATAGCAGAAGATGTGGTATTGTGTGAGAGAATACCGTTGGTGTAATAACGGTGATCTTCGGATTCAACCGATATATCACACATACACACCTTGGTTGGATTCTTTGTCACCTTATGGACGAGCTGTGGTCCATCGATAGTCATTATATAGTCACCGACATGAAAATCTTTAAGGAACTTTTCGTTAAAAAGTTCATCGTAACATATATGGGTATCCGCACCTGATAGTTCATAGTCCTTGGTGCTAACAGTATATATGGAGAACGGTTTAGTCATATGAATCTGGGATACTGGTTGCCAACCGGTATCCGTCTTCACTTCGACACCGTTAAGATCGAACGACTTAATTATCTTTTCGTCATCCTTTTCGAATCGGTCGATAAAACCAATTATAAATATTAGTATGTTAATTAGAAGTCTTATCATATCTCCATTTTTGTTGTCCTGAGTCGTATATCCTATACAGCCCCATATTATCAGTTATCTCAAACTCAGTCATATTTGGATCTGCTCCGTTTTTTACAAGAATATCTTTACGGAATGTGTATCTATGATGGCGTTGAAAATTCTTATCTATATACCAATAAGATGTTGGCTGTTCACCAACGAGATCGAATCCAAGGTTTTTATATAAGTCACCCATAGATATATCGTTGCTGGAAAATGATTCAATTATACATCCCGGATGATCTTTTAAGAAATGCTTAAATAGACGTTCTGCACCATGAATGACCTGGGTTCCACATCTATTACAGTAACGGTAAAGCTCATATGTATTTTCCTTATCTTCGGAATTAAGTACCTTACGCTTACGACCAAACATCATCAGACTTACAAGTTGATCTTTATAATATAATCCCAACCTGATGGATCCATTGACGGAGCCTTGTATATGGTTATTATCAAGAAATTCTATAGCTTCTGTAACTGGTACTTCAAGCGCCTTACACTTACTGGCTCCGATGCGTTCGTTATATATACCCAACCGTGATAGTATAATATTTCGGACAACCTCCGGTTTGTTAACTATCTGGTCCTCCCATATGGTAAGTAACTGGATTCCTTGTTTTCTACATACATCCCATTTTGTATGATGGTAAATTTTAGAAATCCGACTATCAGGAGCCGTTCTATGCCAGTAAATACCATTACATTCTATAGCGAGATTCCGTGATGGAATATATATATCAAGTTCAGTACCTGAAAGTACCTTACGGTTGTTGGTTACATACTCCACAGAGTGGGTATCAAGAATATTTTGTACAAATAACTCTATATTGGTGTTTTTGTTCTTATATATGGTATTTTTAACTGGACATATTTCTGTTTTATATACAAATTTCCTTTCATAATACATCCAGTATCCTATTTCAAACGTTCGTTCCTGACATTTGGCGCATTTTGGATCTGTGCATGAACATTTGAATATTGGTAATCCATCGTGGTGGTCAATGACTTGTATAACTTCTGGATATTTTTTGATTAACTGATTGTCTATATGATCCCGTTTTTGTTTCAGATAGTCTGCGGATGCTATCCTACGGGTGGCACCATACTTTTTCATATTGGTCTCATTGACCTTCTCTTTCACAGCGTCAGACTTCAATGGATTATCCACACCATATCGTTCAATAAAGGTAGACTTCATAGCCTCCGGATTGTTATACCCAGCCTTTCCATACCGTTTAAGTTTGGTTTCCGTGGTTTTTTCCACGCGGCGTTTTACATGATCCTTTCCATACCGAATGGTATTTGTTTTTTCATTTTTCTCACGCACCATGGGGTCTTTCTGGGCACACGTTGGACAACAATACTTTGTGTAACCTTTATTGAAATTTATAAATGTCTTAACCCGACCACCACATATTGGGCATACTGGATGGTCGTTAAAATATAACCAAATACGTTCGGATTGATTTTGGATATCTGGAAATTTTTCAACAAGCATCTCCAAAAAACCAGGGAAATCCCGGTTCAAATAAAAATCGCGATGATATTTATGTGCCCTTATATATTCTATGGATGGGGTATTCATAATATTACTACCTATACCTATAAAATAACAAACAGCAAGGGAAATTTTAATTAACTTATGTTAATTAGAAATATTATCATGTATGAATAATAAACATTTGTCGAGGGTTTCTTTTGGGTTTTTTCTATAATCATATTCCCATATTATATAAACCAAATAACCTTCATCTTCAGCTATTTTCTTTTTTAATTCATCTTTTTTCCATATTTCATGAGCGTATTTACCAATAACTTTATTAAATTCGAACGGTTTGTATAATCTTGGATTACAATGCCAGTAATCTCCATTTATTTCAATAAGAATATTTTTATAACGGAAATCAAATGAATATTTATTTACAAGATACTCTGTTTCACCATCATATTTTGACTTAATATCATTAATAATTTGATTTGCTATATGACTTTGTGCTATTTTTGATTTTCCAAATGCTTCATGCAGTGTTTTTTGCCATTTTATCTGACGTTCTTCGAATTTTTTTTGGCCTTCTTCGTCACCATATTTTTTTATACATTTTTCTAATGTAAAGGAACGTTTTTGATATTCATTCGTTAGTTTTTGTTCGGCTTCCTCGATCGAGTATCCTTTATCCAACCAATATTCAATACATAATACCTGATTTTTAGGGTCCTGTAATATTTTAGTTACATTTGATTTATGTTCATTGAGCATCCTTAAATGATCTTCGTGGGAAAGGTTTGGATATCTCAACTCATAAAACTCTATGCATTTTGGTGAACGTTGTTTGCGTTCCAAATCGGTTGTATTCTTGGAATGTCCTGGATTTTTATCACCAACCAATTTTGGTTGAGATACCTGATGTTTTTTTAACCAATCATCGAGCATCTTTTGACGTTCCTCCGGTGTTTTATCTGGATATTTTCGTTCATAGAACTCGATACACCCACCATTGGTTGATCTCATATAATCGTGGAATAATCTCTCCTGTTCATTAGTGGGAAGATCTGGATATTTATTAATCCAGTATTCGATATGTGTTGGTTGGTTCTTTTTATAATTTTCCTGAAATTCCACAAGCATCCTTATGTGTTCCTCGTGGGATAAGTTAGGGTAGTGTAGTTCATAGTACTCCACACTACCCTTATTGCGTGCCTTCCGGCGTTTCATTGCAAGTATTTCACATTCTTCCTGTGTTCTGGAAGGATCCTGTTTTTTGTAATACTCCCATCTTAAAATGCTGTCTTCCGGATTTTTAACCCACTTTGCTCCTTTTTTGCTTGGCATATAACTTATCAATTATTTTATAAAGTCGATACTTGATTTTCCACTTAAATGAGGTATCGCAGCAATTCCATATCTCATAGAATGGTATTTCATATGTATCTTCATTTATATAATAATTTGATAGGTTTATTTTTTTAGCTAATAGGCAATCTTCTGTAGAAATATTTACTAACACTTTGGAAATGAAGAAGTTGCACTTTGCGGACTGCCTTGCTGCGCGGTAGATCGTCAATTGATGATCGAGGAGTAACTGCAGGTACCTTTTTTGGTAATCACGTAATGTGATATTACGGATACCTAATGGCGTCATCGTCTTGGCATACGTCTCGATGAAGTAAAAGATATCATTTGCACATTTCTTCCATTCGTCAGCTTCCTCCTTGGTGTGGACAAATACCAAATCTGGTTTGAGAAGTTTAACATTATTCTCGTAGAATGGGTTAGCTACCAGTCGTTTACCCTTTGATAGACCTTTAATAGCCACATCAAGGATCTGCGTAGTCCATTGAATAGCCTGTGATCGTTGATCTCCCTTCATCTCCTTAATAGGATTGAATGTGGATTTCAATGAAGACGGCTTTCGTAATTGTTGTGAATTACCTGCTGATTCTATAGGATTTTCAATAATTGGTGGCATAGTATATAAATTATAAAAAGACCCTGAGACCTTTTTCGTTATTTAAATTGGGTATATTCGGGTTTCTTACCACGTTTACCCTTAAAATTTGTATCGACATTATCGTGGAAATTATCATTATATAACTCCTTCAATGAACGAAGTATACCTTCACCCTCCTGAATATCCTCACATATATTCTTCAACCATTCCCTAATAGGTTTAAGACCAATATATGGAGAGTATACGGTTACCTCCGGTGAGTATACAATAGGACAAGGAAGGAATCCGTGATAGTTTGGACGTTGAAGTTTATATGGTTTGATAAGGATACGTCCATATGGGTGCTCAATGTTAGTATCTTTCTTATCAATGATATAACATACTAATGTACCATATTCTATATCTTTTTCAACATAATCTTTACATTCACCACCTATAATATTCATACAGGATGTCCAGTCTCGATTGGTTGACATGCCGGCAATATCATATGCATGATTGGAAATGACAATCCAAAGGTCATTTGAAGATATGGCTGATTTGATATTCTTACTTAATCTAACCGGATCAGCTGAAAATAAATCCAATGCATTTATATTACCTTTGCCTGTTGGGATAGTATCTTTTGCGATAAGTTTACCAATCTTTTGACCCTTACGTACTTTGACGTTTCCTTGTTGGTCCTTAAATGCAACATCAACAATACCACCGATGTAATCCCATTGGTCTATCCATTGTCCACGCTCATCCAAGACAAGAGCAACTATGTTTTTAATGGCCTCACGGTTGGTGGTCCAATACGATTCAGACCCTGCAGATGCAGTATCGTCGGCAGTTACGTTAGGAGTTGGTCCTGTATATGGTAGATATAAACGATACTTATTACGGGATTCATTGCCGCCGTGAGATAATATATATTTTTTTAATTCATCCCAGAACGCCATCATATATGCCTCATATTTCTTATTACGTTTGATTTTAACGTATTCACGAGCCAGATCCAATGAAATAGCCTCTACGATATAATTATATAGTGAAATCATGACGATCTATGAATGTATTTTTATTATATAATAAACATTGAATACTGGTTTGTATTGATGTAACATAAAAGAAATCAAGACATATGAGATATCAACTCCTACGTACATCACCATATCTTTCCGGCCAAGCCCGCTGGGATATACCATTGTATTATCATTACGATAATGGTGAGCACGTTATAGATACTCCTGAATTACATATAGTACCCCTGAATGAAAACCTTGTATTTAATGAGGATAACGATAGGGATACACTTCATTATAGCCATCTTGAAAATCTGAAATACCTATATGATAGAATGGGTGATGATTTCTATTCAGCAGCTGGTGAATGGAGCGGTGATAAATGGTTATATAATGGAGGAAATAATCTCGATCCATACTCACATGTATTCATTATGGGTACTCGACGTATGCGTTTTGAGAGGTATCAAAAACAGTTCTCATTTCTTTGTCCATTATGGATATCCGAGGAAACCGACCCTTCAAAGTTTTCATTCGAGGTATCAGTAAAGGTGGTGGGAGAAGAACGTGACCATATAGCTCGCCGTGTATTTTCATTATCCCCCGAGTTATGTTCCTATATGTCCGGGTTCCTTAATAAGAGTGCGCGATATATTGACCCTGACCCAAGCGAGTATCCGGATCCATCATTAGCTCCATATATGGGTGTTGATGATAGCTTATTGAGTATCAAATTTGATCCGGATGAGGCGTTCATCACAGGTATTCAGGTGGATGCTGCAAAGTATACCACAAAGGATATTTCATACATCATTGATGCCTTACTACGTAGGGAAGTTCCTATGATGGAATTTGATAATACCCTATTGTTTAACTTCAAGGAAAACCATATTATTGCACAGCAACTTATCAATCTCAATTTTGTGTTTAATATGGATGATATCTCATTCTTTCTTAAAGATGCATTACTGGGAAAGAATATTACTGTATCCATCAGGGTAAAATATGATGATTCCTACCTACCAATAAAGGATCTCTATACCAACTATACAAATATTCCGGTATATCGTATTGATACTGGTGAATTAAGTAACGAATATAATGTATATGATTATTTGGGTGACCATAGAATCATAGATTATGTTCAGGCCAATAAATTCACTCAACCAATATTTCATTGGTCAATGGTGGAGAATCCCGAGTTTATATATAACTTCTATGATGGATTTGCTCCAGTATTTCTTGGTGGAGAATCCGAACCTCATAAGATTCGTGGACGATATTACGATCAAGCTGATATTTCACAGGATGTTAGTACTGTATATAACAATGCATCTCATTGGTGTCATTATACCAATTATACCGGTCTATCGGTAGCGACTGTTGCTAACCGTATGTCGTATGCTCATATTCATCCAGAAAACCTATACTCTAAACTTTATTTTAACGAGGATTCAATGATTGCATACTTGAATAATAATCGTTATAATATGATGGATGTTCGTTGGAATGTCAACGGAACCACAGAGGAGATTGATGGTGTAACCTATATCGGTGCAGGTGATGTGACTATATATATGGCCAATATAATAGTTGATCAGGATGTGATGGATAATCTATTCGGGCAAGGTGTACATCGGGGTATGAAATACGAATACAATCAGGACGATAAAACATTTCTGATTGACTTCTATTCAACAGATGAATCCACGGCAACACTTAAGAATATATCGGATTACTTACCTCCTTATACAAACCCGATGAATTCGTATATTAAGATATTCCGTATGCTTGAGGCGTTAGCAAATGCTTGGATTCCTCCATATAGAATTGAGTTCTCGAGGTCTATTATAACGGAGGTGGTGCCGCCTGTTGGTGATGAACATCCAACCGAATTAAACATGTATCAGGATAACCTTGCGAATAACTTTGTATTGAGGTATACCGGTCGTCTCTGTCCAATGTTTATAGATCCAACACACGAGTACTATCGTAATATAAACTTCCCATATAGACAGTGGGGTGATATTAACTCCAAGGATGTTCAGTATTACAATCGTATGTTAAAGACCGGATTTAATCCTAATTATCCAAGCATTGGATATTATACATATCTTGCGGAACAAGATAATACTTTACGACCTGATTTTTATAATGGATGGGAAGGTGATGTAACTTGGAAAAATGATGGGTGTATCAATGTATTACCTGAACGATATATCACTACATTTCTTGAAGATAACCCGGTTCCATATACAGAGCAAACTGAAGAACTTAAGTTCTGGGAACTATTATATAATCATATTGCCACATTGATGGATAAGACGGAACTATCCCTTTGGTTCAAACATTGGCTAAAAGAGATATATCAGATCGAATATAATTTCGATTACCCAAATGACCACAGTGTGGATGAAATATTATACACGGTTACATTTAGATTGAGATAAAAAACATATAAATATTTATGGCAGACAATATTAATTTCCTACAAGGTATACCAATCCCACGATTCGGAGGAGATTTTGCACAGCAATTCACAGATTTCTGTAAAGCTGTTAAAAACAACTTCGAGCGTCTTATATCCATTCAATATACAAAAGGTAATGATGGAAATAGTGTGGAGGCTCGGAAGCTTATTATTGATGTCAACCTGGGTGACACTCCTGATGCAGACCCTCTATCCGTGTTAGGATATGGATTGGTAAGCACTATCTTTGGTAATGGTGCTTTTAAAGGAGATAATTATGGACCTGAAGATGATTATCATGATGGGCTCAATAATCCTTGGCAGGGTGTTCATAATAAGAAATGGATTCTCGATAGACTTGAAAATCCAGATGAAGATCCAACCATAAAGCCAATCGCCCCTGTATTTACTTTTGATGATACACAAAATCCGGGTGGCCATCATTCGATTCCTCAGATTTTGGATGATAACAATGAGGGATTCAAGGTTAACGTAGTTGTGGATGAACATAATGGTAAAGCATATCTCGCAGTACCTTATGTGTTTATTGATGGACGTATTGAAGACCTTAATCGCTATATCAAAAATCATGCAAATGCCAATGACATATATAAGAACTTCTATGACTTTTCGACTGTAGTTTATGGTACTGCTGAATACAATGGAGAAGATGATGTAGAAAATTGGAAGTGGACTCTTTGGCGTAATGACTTGGTGCCCAAACTGTATTTCGACGATAATGTCAATGAATTCTGCTGGCAGGTTAATGGCCAGCAAACCGGTGTAACTGCACAAGGTATCAAAGGTGGTGATGGATATACTCCTCAATCTCTTATGGCTTTGGGTTCACGCACAGGCGATATTATCACTATTGACAAACTTCAGGTGATTGATACCAATGGTAATGTTGACTATGTTGAGAGAAACAGTACTCAGGTACCAGTTGTGGATAATACCAACAATGTTGATGTAATGACCCTGGTGTGGCAGGAAGATCCATCAAATTCCAATAAGAGTGTGGTGATTCGTAATATCGATTTTGTATTGGTATTTTACGGAGCATCTAACCATACTGATGAGGAAACAGGTAATCCACCCAGCAATTTTGCATTCCTTGGGCGCCCTATTATACGTGATAATGGTACCGTGATAATATCGTGTGCTCATAACGAGTCAGACAATATATTTGATGCCATCCATAAACAAGTACTTCGCGACTATCTTAATAATATATATAACTGGAACAATGGTGGTACCCATTATGCTGATTTGCGTGGTTTATACATTCCAGCTTGCAAAAATGATGTTACAATTCGCGATAAGGCTCATATGACATATAGTGAGCGTGATTTGGATATACCAAATGGGCAGAATCCAGATGCCTGGACTAAACTACGCACATCTCCAGTATTGATGGATAAAACCCATTCAAGTCAAACGAATGAACCTTGGTCAGAATCCGGATCCCACGTTGGGGACTGGAGAGTGGATTATAATCTTAATGTGACTGGCCGTTTGGATGTTGGGGGTGATATCAATACTCAAGGCAATCTTGGTGTTCAGGGCAATACCATTATTCAGGGAGGTTTAACCGTTGGTGGTGATACATATCTTCAGGGTAATATCACGGTACAGGGACAATTAACTGCACAGGGTGGCACATTCCGTCCTATTAAGGATACTCATATGGCTGCTATCAGTCAATTTAAGGATATTCGTTGTGAAATTAGTAGGAATGTTAATAATTGTAGTGACACGGCAGGAGGTGACGATCCAAAAGGTATTATATATAACACCAAACTGGCAACAACCCTTAATATCCGTATTGGACGTGTGAGTAGAATACAGGGATTACAGGGCAATCTTGCCTGGGAACCTAATCAAAATATAAACACAGCAATTCATAAGGCGGTTGCAATGTATGGATGTCAGGCAAATTATAGCGCGCCAAATAATACACAGGGTATGTGGTATGATCGAGACATTAATTTTGCAACATCAATACAAGGCGTTACCAATAATATTACAGGAGATTCAGCTCGCCATAATGGGCCAAAGATGTATGATGTGATTGAGTATAACATTCCAATATCTATTGCAAAGATATTATATACTCATGTTAAATGTAAGTCTCAAGAGCATGGCGAAGGTGAAAATCGATACTATGCAGTACAATATGATTCGGGATCCCCTACTGTACAACACAGGACATTCAATGGTGGTGATATATATCAATTACAGGGAGCTGGTGATGTATTTAATACCCCATCATTCAGGATTCAGGAGTATGAAGTCGGTACTGCTAACCCATCCGATAACTATATGCCAGCGTCAGAAGGTTCATCAGTACCAGCAATAAATGGTTCTGTATCTGCATTGACCGATAAGTTTGGGAAATTTTCTGGTAATTTCCACGGGATTCAAGGCACTCTTGATTATATGGGTACAATAATAAATTACTATGTGGATTTCTATATTCGTATATTCGAGGCTGCTGCTGTTCAACAAAGTATAATATCTGCTACGAATGTAAACACCACGATTACCATATTACCAGTTGGTTACATTAGTTTTATAAATCCAGATGATCAGTACACATATAGAGCTCCAATATATGGAGGTGTGGCTGTGAAAAATTACCTACCAAAAACATTAAATGGGTTATTGTTCTCGGTGTAATCAAGATTCCCAGTGCATGATCAATTTAATATTGTAAATTAAAAAGATATATTATGCCAAATTCAACATCAAGAGAAGGGGCTTTTAAGGATTCAATGTCATTGAATGGAATTATAGCTGAAACACTTAATTTCAAAGCTAATCCTAATATATGGGATATAGTTACCAACAAGGTTATTACGGTTGATAATTCGGATGTAATGTCATATTTCTCATTATTTGTGCGTGATTATACACCAGATGTGGATGCAGATGATACACCAGTAGTGCGTCCTCTTGGTGAATCAGCAGATGGGGAAACAGATCATAATTATACCATTGATAATCTCACGCCAAAGAAGACCATCACATCCAATTTCAATGATATTACACAGAATATCAGGTTAGTAGATGACAATCTTAAGATTTGTGCAAATAACTACGAAGAAGGAACCTGGAAGAAACTGAATGATGGTAGTGTATGGTGGGAATCGTTTAAACCCCCATATATCACAATATTTCAAAATGAGGGATATATAGACTATACCAGATTTGAAAACGTTCCTTGTAAAAATGCTTGGAACAAAAATATGGGTGTCATTGACTACTATCACGGTGTGTCATTGGATGGCCTTTTAATATTCCCATACGGTCCAGCTATCATATCTATGCCTAATAATTCGATTCCAGACGAATATGGTCCTTATTATAGGGATGCATACGATGATGATATAGCAGATACTCCTGGTAGTGGTGGTATAAATCATGAACGTTACTATACAAGATATGGTAAGATACTCGGATCAATGACTGCCCACACTATTGGTATGGTAAGTGTTATTGGTGAGACGTCAATTATAGATGATGATTCATTGCATTATAATGACGATGAGGTATCAAGAACAGATCAATGATGAAAGTGTCACTCGAGATTAAATATTAAATACATCAACTTTATTATATAGAAAGTAACAGCAATGTTGCCATAAGAAATAAACATTTACGTCTATGCAAGTTTACAAAGTTTTGTCCGGACTCGATTTCTCCGGTAAGTTGTTTGAAGCCAAGGCTCAGACCGCTCTTGGTAATGAATTAGTTAATAAATATCGCGCTTTCGTGGTGGCCAATCCTGCAACTTGCAGCACCGTGAATGCATTTCTCCGTGAGGCTCGCAATCTTTCCTACGATAGTGGTATTACCGCAGTAGTGAATAAGATTATGGAGGAACTTGATGCCAATCGTTATGGTTGGGCACTCGCCAGTGTTTGTGAAGGTATCTCCAATAGCCAATCCGTTGGTAACTATCTCCAATTGCGTGCTGTTGAGCAGGTTAAACCTATGCTTGAGATGAAGGAAGATGAGATCGTCTCCTATATCAAATCCGGTGCACTTAAGAACGTTATGTATGTCGAGGCATTCCGTAATATCGCACGTTCTGTTTATCGTGAACAGCCAGTGGTCGAATGCTCCGAGCAGTACACAGCTATCCATCCTATTTCGTTTGTTGTGGAATCCGAAGGTTCTTATATCTTCCACGCCGGTAATTCCATCTTCAAGACCAATGCAGAATCCATTGTTGAGTGTGATCGTCGTGACGTTAATAACGATTTTATCATGATTGCTTCTATGCTTGAAAGCGGTATCTGTAAGTATAATGAAGGTGCTCTTCTTATGGAAGTTGCAAACCGTCAATATAAGGTGTATGAGGAAAATGAAGAGGTGAAATGCACTATCACTTCCGAGGGTAAATCCACCGAATACACTGTCGATCAACTTCGCGAAAATAACAATTATCTCGTTCAGGCTACTCCAATGAATCTCCGTGCTCGTCGTGCCGCTATGCTCGAGTCTTTTGCAAAAATTGTTGAGAACTTCAAGTCCATTGCAATCCTTAACAATGTATCTATTATTAACGGTGCTAACGATCGCTTTATTGTTATTGAGAATAACGGAAATGCATACGCAAAGATGCTCAGCACTAACCATACAGCTCCTTGGGAAGCCAAGGGTAATATCGCACAGGTTGTTGAAGCTGTCAAGAAACACACTCGTCTCGACGTTACCAAACTTTACGAACAGGCTATTGGTACTGCTGTAGAAGCAGCCAAGGAAAAAGAAGGCCAACAGGTTAAAGAAAACCTCGAAAAGACTGAAATCGAGAAACGTAAAGAGAAAATCGCTGAACTTACCGAAAAGTACAAGGATGATCCAACCCGTCTTGCAATGCTCTCTCAAGTCGCTGCAGAACTCGCTCATATCTCCTAACCGATACTATACGAAACAAAAAAGGCTCCTCCACGAGGGGCCTTTTTTATTTATGCTTAACTGTATCTTATGCGTAACTTAAGTGTTTACGACTGGTCTCTTATATGCGGCATTTTTTGGGGTTTTAAGATTTCGCTAAATATATACTAATTAAATTCTGTTATTGTGACCCTCAGGGTCGGTCTCTATTGTGCTGCATCTTCGTTGCGTTCCGGCTACTGTGGCCGGCTTGTTGTTAGACATTGTTCTATTTTTACAATTATATATAACCGGACGCACAACAATCTTAACAAAAAAATTTATTTTTTATATAACAAAGAAATATTAAGTACAATATAATGGGTGTAGAAGTCATATTAAAGAAGAAGGTATACAATCCATCATTGGATTCTGGTCCCGGAGTTGTGGTTTTCGATAAATCAGCCAGTAAGATATGGGTTGGTGGAGAATGCTATAGCTCGGAAGTGATGGATATTTCATACAATACCACCACTAAAGTTCTGCTAATAACCAAGTTTGATGGAACTGCCATAACTCTTAATTTCAGTACATTTGAAACTACTGGTAATAAGGTAACAACTCTGTCATCGGCATCAACTGATACCCAATACCCATCTGCCAAGTGTGTGTACGATAGCATCCGTAAGAAACCGGTTGTTGTCTGGGAAGCAACTACTACGGCACAAGGTATACTTGCCAGTGAAACTGATATCTCGGCAACTCCAAACTGGCATCTTACCGATCTTGATATGACACCATTCAAATATGTTGAAATATATATCAAGGCCGGTGGTAGTGCCAATGTCAGTTATACACCTTCCATTGTGATCGAAGTGGACCTGAGCGATATGAATAAATCCACATTTGGCCACTTCTTGGGTTCCGCCGTTGTGCAGGCTCCTAACGATAGGAATAGATTACTTGCAGTTTCCGTTGCAGTATCCGAGGATAAAACCAGCGTGGTATTCAGTAGGTGCACATCCATTTATGGTACAGCAGCAACTGATGCCAATAACAATGGAAGAATTATGTATAAAATTGTTGGTTATTACGATTAAAAACATCCGACTCGATTATGTCAATGTCTAATAAAGAATTTAACCTCAAAAGAAAGTCATTCAATGCATCAACCGATAGCTTTGACGGCCTATTGGTATTCGATCCATATACCCATAAAATATACCTTGCTGGTGATTGCTTTAGTTCGGATGTGAAGAATGTATCTTTTAATCAGACACTCAATATACTTACTATAACCAAGACAGACGATAGTACTATTAATATCGATCTGAATGTTTTTGAAAGTCCAGGTAATAAGGTGACTAGTATATCTGCAGAGTCAACCGATAACGAATATCCTTCGGCCAAGTGTATCTACAACTTATCTCAAAGTAAAGGTGAGGTGATTTGGGAAGCCCAGACAGTGGCCCAAGGTATCCTTGCTGCAGAAGCTGATATATCACAGAATCCGACTTGGCAGCTTACCAACCTCGATATGTCCGAGTATCAATTATTGAAACTATACGTACGTACCGGTGGTAGTGGTAGTGACTCCACTGCATCCTCTGTAATACGGCTTCATTTGGGTGGAATGAACTCCAGTCCATTCGGACATTTTATCGGGTCTGCTATTCTTCAAAACCCTAATAATAGAAACAGATTGACTGCATTGACCGTTATGGTATCCCAGGATAAAACCAGCGTGTTCTTCAGTAGGTCCACATCACTCTATGGCACAGCAGCAACCAATGCCAACTCAGATGGTCGTGTATTATATAAGATCGTTGGATATAGAGGCGATATAAGTCATAATTTTCAAATTGTTGGTCCCGGTGAGTATACCGGTAAAAATATCCTCCTAAAATCCACATACGATAACGAGGAAGTCGTTTCTCAATGGTCTATCGTGAGTGGTAGTGAATATGCTGTGATTAATCAGTGGGGCCGCGTGGATATCGTCCCCGGCACTGTTGAACAGAATATCATTGTGCAGGCTCAATATGGCACCTGGACTGACCAGAAAGTGATAGAAGTAACATATAATAACCAGTTGGTTATACATGGTCCGGGTACAATCACCGGTACTACCGGATCGGTCGTTGCTCTATATAATAACAGTGGATGTGTTCCGGTATGGTCCATAACCAGTGGAAATGAAAACGCAACTATTGACGAATATGGTAAAATAACTGTTTTACAATCCGGTGATATCACTGTGCAGGCTGTATATGATGGTTATACAGCCACCAAGAATATAGCACTCGAATACCAGCCCGGAACCACACAGGAAACAACAATCAATCCGGATGGTTCAGTTACTACCACAACCACTACAGAAACCACAGACCCACAAACCGGTGCTACCACCACCGAGTCACAATCCACCACAACTAATGCTGATGGTTCAACAAGCCAAACCACTACAGAAACCACAGAGAATCAAGATGGGTCCTCGACAACTACTTCCAATACCACCAATAGCGATGGTACCTCATCCTCCACAGAATCCAGTACATCTGCTCCGGATCCAACCACCGGTTCGGTGACCACAGAATCCAACACCACCAACTACGATGAGAATGGTGATATATCGGGATCCTCGGAGAATACGACAGTGGAAAATACGGATGGATCTTCCAGTTCCACCACAACCAACTACGACGCGGCTGGTGATCCAACCAATACAGTTAATCAGAATACGGATACCAGCGGTAATAACTCTACTCAAAATATCGACTATGATAAAGAAGGTAACCCAAAAGTTACTGGATACGATATTGATACATCTGGTGGTTCAACCGGTGAAAAGGCATTTAATCAAGATGGTGTGAATACTCAGTTCTATGGTTTTGATACAACTGATGGTTTCAAGATGCATATGCACTTTACCATAGACTTTACACAACAGCCACCTAATCAGGACCAGAACCACCACAACATTCTTACAATGAAACGCGCCACACCAGAACCTTGGTATGGTTTCCAATTGCGTCATTCGAGTACTAATAAATCAATCATATTGGGTACTCAGTTTGCTACCGGTAGTAATACAAATACAACCATAAACCCATCAAGGTACGTCTCTACAAACGTTGCAGAATACGATATAGAGATTACCTACGATCCAACAGCCACAGGTAATAAATTCATTGCAACCGATTTGATTAGTGGCACAACCATATTTCAATCCGATAAGGTATTCCCAGATATTCCTGAATTACAATACCTTACCGTATGTATTGGTTATGCGCAAGATGCCAATGGTGATCCGTATCGTTATTCCAATATCAATGTGTCGGAATTTGAATTAACCAAACTCTCAAGATTGGTTGAGGATCCGGTGATTTCCTGCGATGGTGAACATGTAACCATTACCTGTCCAACCCAGAATGTTGATATATATTATAGACTGAATCAATTGGGAGTATTCTCATTATATACAACTCCCATCAATATATCAGCAGATACTGTTGTGGAGGCGTATGCAACCAATGGTGCCAATATAAGTAACACCGTGATGGAGACTTGTATATATGATGATGGTATTGAAGAACCCATCATTAACTGCGATGGTGAGGTAGTCGATATCAACTGTGAAACACCGGGTGCAGATATATATTATAGGTTGGACCAGACTGGTAACTACGTACTTTATACAGATCCATTCTTTATCAATGCAACTACTCTTGTTGAAGCATACTCGACTATCGATGGAAAGGTAAGTGAGATTGTGAGTAAGAACTGTATATATGTACCAATCGTATTGGATGAACCTGTGATTTCCTGCGATGGTGTTCAGGTGGTGATTACCTGTGATACTCCTCGTTCCGAGATATATTATAGATTGGATGAAGTTGGCTCGTTTGAACTATATACCAACCCAATACCAATCTTTGCTGATACTGTCGTGGAGGCTTATTCAACTTATAATCTCCAAACAAGCGAAACTGTTAGCGAGACCTGTATATATGAACCAGCACATGATTATAGTCAGGATTACCTTACATTTAGGGTATTGACTGATGGTTACATTAACTGGAATACTGTTGGTACAGGTCAGGCAAAGACTATTCAATATAGTTTGAATAATGGAGCGTGGACTTCCATCACAGCAAGTTCTACAACTGAAATACCGGTGGTTGCCGGTGATGTGGTGAGATTCAAAGGCACCAATACATCATACGCAAAGGATAAGAGCAACTACTCTGGCTTTGGTGGAGATGGTACTGATATACCAGGAGCCGCAACATTTGACGTTGAAGGTAATATAATGTCGTTAGTATATGGAGATAACTTTATTGGGCAAACTACATTGAGTGGAACATATAACTTCTGTTCCATGTTTAAATGTTGTGGTGTTGTATCAGCCGAGAACCTCGTACTTCCTGCAACTACTCTAACCAATTTCTGTTATCGTGCTATGTTCAGTAAGGCACACTCACTGGCTGTTCCACCTGCATTACCAGCCACCACACTATCCCAGGGTTGCTATTACTATATGTTTGAAGAGTGTCCATTCTCTTCTGCTCCCGATCTTCCGGCATTGACTATCGCCAACCAAAGTTACTATTATATGTTTGTAAATTGTAGCAACCTTAATTATATCAAGTGTATGGCTACAGGCGGTATCAATAATACCAACTGTGGTAGTTGGGTTAAGGGAGTAGCTGCAACAGGTAACTTTGTTAGAAATGGTAGTACTTTGTGGTCAAGGGGTATCAATGGTGTACCAACCAGTTGGACGCTTCACGACGACATGATTCTATATGCTCCTGAAATTTCATTTGATGGTGAAGAGATAGATCTTAGCTGTCAAACAACAGATGCAACCATATATTATCGCTTAAATGGTACCGGTGCATACTCTGTATACTCAACACCAATCCTGATAAGTGAAGACACAACTGTCGAAACATACTCACAGGTGGGTAGTAAAACAAGTGCTACCGTGACACAGACCTGTGAGTATGTCGAGGAGACTCCATACGAGAAATCCAACAAGACTCTTGGTACTTGGAGTTATAACAATCAAACCATAACAACTCCATTCTCAATCAACCGCGAGGATAGTCATTCATCTAATTATACAAAGGGTACTTTTAACTTCGAGACGAGTTTTAATCTCCACGACGTTAATCCTGCATATCTGTGGTTCCAACATGCGGACCAGTCAGCTGCTGTTTATGTGGATGATGTGTTGGTTGAAAAGCATTGGGGCGGTTATACAGCATTCTTCGTGGATATATCAAGTGCAATCCATAGAGGAACCAACCACATCAAGGTTGCATTGAAGAATAATGAGGGTAACTACCTTGCCCCAGCCTCCGGCGACTTCAACTTCAATGCCACACTTGGTAATGTAAAATTATTTACAAGTCCTGTGTTACCAGATATGAAGTATGGTTATGACGGCTTCCATATTACATCGAACGTGACCACAGTAGCAGCCACCATATACGTGAGGACCACTGTCCCATTGGGAGCTTCTGTTGTTTGTACAATAGATGATGGAACATTTCATTGGACAGATACCAAACCAAGCACCGGTGAGGAGATGACGTTCAATACCACTATCCAGAATCCGCATCTTTGGAATGGCAAATCCGATCCACACCTCTATACAGTGACTATGGAGATATATAAGGATAACGAACTATACCATAGATACGAACGTCCCTATGGTTTGAGGTTCTATAGCTATGTTATCAACCAAACAGTCGGTGGCCAACCATATACAGGATTCCTACTTAATGGATCTCCCTACCAGCTGCGCGGTGTCTGTATACATGATGATTTGGTTAATAAGGCCAATGCACTGAACGATGCGGATTATACACAACAGTTTGCCATCATCAATGAACTTGGATGTAACTTCTTACGTCTTGCTCACTATCCACATCCAAAAGAGGTGTATGATAAGTGTGACGAGTTGGGTATTGTGGTCCAAACAGAAGCACCTTGTGTTAACAAACTTCAATCCACGATGCCGGAGGATTACTACACCCATCTTACCACACAGTATACAGATATGGTTAACCAGCACTTTAATCACCCTTGTATAATGTTCTGGGGATTGAGTAATGAAACCACGACCGATGATAAGGACTTTGGTAAGGCAAAGATTGAGGAATATACAGCTCTCATCAAATCAATTGATACAGAGCGTATGGTTGGTTATGTGATGTCGCATAGTTACAATAATCCATATACATACTACAATAGTCCTACCGGTATTGATTGGCTTGGATGTAATATATATGTTGGTTGGTATATCGATAAGGCATCCAATAATCCAACTTCGCAGTTGAATACCCGTGTTACCAATATTATAACAAATGCCGGTAAGGCACTCGCATTCTCTGAATATGGAGCTGGTGGAACCCAAAATTGCCACTCTGAGGATCCTCAAACAACCACCACAAAGGGTAACTACGAACGTCACGATATAGAATACCAGATGTGGCTACACGAAGGCCACGTGGCTGCTATCCGCAACTTCCCACAATTGCTCTTTACCTCCGAGTGGATGTTATTTGATGTGGCCGTGGCAAGCCGTAATGAAGGCTATACTATCTGCCCGGATGGTGAAACTGTATCCACCTTGGATTCATTACGTCGTTTGAACGATAAAGGCCTTGTGGAACGAGACCATGTCACCAAGAAGGATTCGTTCTATATATATAAAGCCGAATGGAGTTCTCAGCAGTTTGTCCATATATGTGGTAAGGACTACACCAGAATGGTAAATCGCGCTATTAAATGCTACACCAATGATGGATCATCCCTCTCATTGTATGTTAATGATGCATTTATTGAAACTGTGACCGTAACCGACCATATAGCAGTATTTACTCCAAGGACATTCTCTTCCGGGGATGTTGTAAGAGTTACTGCCGCCAATACAAATGATACATTTACTTTCGAGTAGTGTTTTCGAGTATTATAAAATCTCCTCAATAAACAACGATCTCACCGTCCCCTGTATAACTACTAAGGGACGATGAGATCTTTTATTAGGGAGCGATTTATCGCGCAAAAATCAGGTATTATTCCTCTCCATCATCTTCTCCATCATTGTAGGAGATATCGAAATGATCAAATGTGATGTGTACTGAGTGATCCAGAATATCGGTTTCCACGTTAACTCCACCGGTACCACAGCCTCCACGAGCATGACCGGATTTGAGTGATTCTTCGTAGCAGTACTTGATACAGTCGATGATCTGTTTCTCACTCGGAACGGCTGATTTACCACCTTCACCGGAGTATGCCCATTTCCAACCGGTGAGCTCCATCATCTCGCGGACTTCCTCAATGTCAGTCTTATCATCCTCATCGTCCGGATCCTTATATTGCAGACTTTCGAGACATTTATTGAAGTTGACATCGAACGCCTTGTAGTCTTCTTCATTGAGGAATTCTGTGATATTCCTACTCTCAAACTCTTCGCATTGTTTACGAATAATGAGGTACTCGATGAGATTATTGATGGTACCACTTACAGGGGCCACATCTTCTGTTTTTTGATTAAGATACTCTTGTCTTGTCATATTGATTGAATTTTATCTATTACGTTTCTTTGATCCGTGATCGTTGGTGCTCCGGAGTTGCTCACCGGTAAGTACCCTGATGGGAGTCATAAAGTGAATTGCCTCAAGATAGAAGCTGAGACTGTTTGCGATGTTTGTGAAAATCTTTTTTGTGTTCATTATGCTGTTGGTATTTGAGTGACATTTGCTTTAACATCTGTGCAACCATTCTCCGGTTTGCAATTCGAATATTGCCGTTTGAAATCTGCCTGAAACTCACCGGTGAGTATCTCACGATTCATCTTTTCCATATTATCCTCATACTGCTGACCGTGACCTGTAAACGTTGAACATATTGTGACTGTTGTACCTGATATAACAATGTCTGTTGCTGTCGTTATGACGGATCCATCCGGAAATTCTTTTGTGTAGTTTGTCTCCTGCGATGCCTTAACAAGGTCGTTTCTGATTTCATCGAGCAGATTACGTCCACATCCGATCAGTTTGATGGTGAGTTTGTATTTCATATGTCGTTAATTTAATTATGCTCGGGATAGAAGCAGGCGCGGATTTCCTCGTCAGGAATGGAGTACTTGTCCTGAAGTTTCCAAACCTTGTTCTGTATGGTGTCCGCGTCCTTGCGGTTGACCTTAATAATCAATCTCTGCCAGAAACAGATGCTACCCAGGATAACTACCAGTGCGATAAGTGCGATTGAAATGATTGCTTCCATATTGTTATTTGTTGATTTGGCTTTTAAGATACTTGATAGTACTTTTGATTTTTCTGGTGATGTTGTTCCCGCTGTAGTAATATTGCGGAGGATATTCGCCTGGATTTTGCTGTTCCCACTTGGTCTTGTACAACTCACTTATGTACGACTCGTCCAAAGAGCGGAGGATGATTTCAAGGTCGTACCTGCTCATCTCGATGGTTACTCGCTCGTTCCGCTTTTCTTTCGGAAGGTCTCTTTCAGTTATTTCAAATCGGTTTTCCATTGTTCTTTCTTTTTAATGTTCTTGATAATATATAAAGGAACACTACAGAATCTTAACTTCTCCTTCACACTCCTCCCATTCTTTTTCTCCAATTTTTCTACGATATTTTCGTATATAACATTCTTTTGGCGGAATTTGACCATTGAGTAGCATAATAGTACCATTAACCCAATCTTCCTCGGATGGCATTTCATCCTTGGTTTCATATCCATCTGTTGTAAGACCAATCATAGAGAACACACATGATTCAAGCATTATTTTTCGAATCACAGCCAATTTATGATATGTAATACTCAATATGTATTTTTTATCGGGTTCGGAAGTATCCCTCCAAAAACACTTTGTGATATTAAGCCACATATCAAAAGTACTATCCTGGGGACCTATACCATTGTAGATATGCTTAAACATCATCTGGTTTGTGGTTGGACTATCCAATCCACCGAGTTCCTTTTTATAGGAACCGAATTTGACGTAGTCAAATAGATGCATCATTTCATCCGACCAAGCATCATTACCACTATACCAACCAATTTTGAGAGTTGGATACATACACCGGGCCACACCGACCAGATCGTTGAGTTCGTTGAAATCACCATCTCCACCCATAAAACCAATACAGGTGATGTTCTTTTCTATGGGAGCAATCAATCTTGAAAGTTCCTCGACTGTAAGATGTGTACCTTCATCCTTCCATAAATGAGGGGAGTGACATCCATCACAGTGATGTGGGCAATTTGTTAAGTTTATAGCGAAAGTGGTCTCCCCTGGAAATTCCTGGAAGACCACTTGTGTATTTGCGTATTTGAGCATTATGCCTGTGTTTTTCTTTGTTTATCGTTCTGCCACTGGCCGTTATACATATTGTCACTTTCAACCTCTTCTGTAGTTGTGAAGCGGAGCTGTGCAATACGGGCGTGTTCTTCGATAGCGATACGCTCTTCAACCTTAAAGAAGCAACCCATGTGGTCTGTGTTGAAACCGGCATCGAATTGGCCACACTCAATGAAAGAGCCACAACGAACTGCACTGGAACGGGAGATGAGAACCATAACCCGATTATTTGGCATCTTGCAACCTTCATCGAAGATCACCTCATAGTAACCGGGATCGAGAATCCAGCCGGTGAAAGTATATCCATCGCGAGTATATTCCTGGGGGATGATTTCCTCTGACTTGGGAAGTTTGGTTTTACCCTGTGCTGGAATGAACCCGATTTCGTCAAGATGAAAGTTCTTTTCCCACTTAGGACCATCAATATCACGACATGATTCTGCTCGATGGCCAAACCGGCGTACTTTCATCAGGCGTACATCCATACCTTGCTGCTGGACTGCTTCGGGAACATAGTTAGTAACAAGACCTTCTTCAACGATTTGTTTACCTGTAAGTTGCATAATCTTATTATGTTTATTTATTAAATATATTAATTTTTGGCACTAAATAAAGGTAGTCCTGCATATGCAGATGCATTGATACCTGTTAAATCAAAATATTTTTGAATGAACTTCTTACGGAATGCATCATATGCTTCATCCGTATAGGTATATTCCTTGTATATCTCATGTCCATTATAATATGGTTTATCACTATGACATACATCTTTTACGTTATTGGCAAACACGGTTTGATTGTCGCCTTGCACCGGAATGATGATACCTTCAAAGTAATTGATAAATTTTGGATTATAATGACCAATAACACAGTTACCACACATCACCATATCGTACACCCTGGTTGTGGTTTGGGTCTGATCAGTAAGGGAATAGTGAGGGTAGTCAAGTGCAAATTTACACATAGATTGTAAGTCGTAGTTATTCACATTGTTATAACCAGATGATGTAATAAATTTGATTCCCTGGGTAGTATATTTGTTGGATTGGATATTAGCCAAGGTCCACAGACGGGTATCTGTATCGTGGAGACCCGAAAAGAATAGATCATATCGTGGATTAATAGCTTCGCGGCGAGCCTTAATGGTTTCTCTAACTGCATCAAAGTAGTGAGAATATCGTGGAGGTACAAATCTGAATTTTTTAATGAGATCATTTGGCATAAACTCATAGTCTTCCATCAGGAAATCCCATATCTCATCGAAATTATGGGCTCTCATATATTCGAACAATACATTTTCGAAGTAACTCTTTGTACCCTCATTAACCTTACCCATAACATACTGTTCAAGATTATAGAATATCTTAATCGAACATTCGTTAAGCTTCAACTCCTGCAGCATAATATCGGACGGGAGTGTATTGACAAGTATCAATGCATTATCATGCTCGGGTTTATCATAATGTTCCATTACGAAATGAGCGATCGAATTAAGGATATCGTGATATATAATGGTGATGTGATTACCCTTAAGTACAAAGGCAGTTTCATTACCGGAGGAAGAATGGATTGTGTATGAATATTCCTTCATTGATATGTATTTATTTCAAAATAATATATAAAATTTAAAAGGGGTTCTAAAAGCGAGCCCCATAAATTATTAGAACAATGCAATCTGAATACTTCCATCGACACGCAGGAGAGGCATACCAGCACTACCAAGAATACGGTTGATGGGGTCAAGAACGAATTTCTTATACATTCGTTTGCGATCCGATGGAGCATATTGGTCTGCCCATTTTGGATATTTAGTACCTTCATATGCGAAGTATATATCACCATTCTTTTCACTGGAACCCTTTATTGTGTAGTATTTAAGTTTACCTCCATATATTGGTTCCGAACCAAAATGATGTACGTTATTCAACCAGTTATACATTGCAAGTGCTTTGATATTAAACGATGCACCCTTAACGGTTTCAAATCCATTGGGGTTAGTATCCTGGATAATCTTCTGCGCATATCCGTTCACCTTCAGGTTACCACTGACAAGGTCAATATCTGCAGTTTCGAATTCTTTGAGGAACTTTTGTGACAATAGGTTCAACTCCTGGGTAAGATACTTACCATCATACTCCAGCATAAAGCGAAGCATTTGTTTGAGTTGCTTACGGGACAGGGTTGGATAAGACGATTTGATAATCTCAAGGCCCTTAACCTTAATCGGGAGGTCATCCATATCAAAGAACTTACCCTCTTTCCATAGCAGGATTTGTCCGTAACGTTTCTTGGTTTCGTGGAGCCATACACCTCGTTTATTGACCGTCTCCAATTCGAAGTCTTCCAGATCCGCAGTATTCGGACGAACATTACGCGAAAGGAAGTAATCCCGGAGGTGTTCCTTGTTGTGTTTGTCAAGGAACTCCGTGTTGATCTTAAGAATGATCTTCAGTTTGTCGTGGAGGTCAAACTTCTCGGATCCCTCAATGGTATCAATGAGGTCCTTATATGATAGATATAAGGAGTCAGTATCACCATACACGCACGTTACCAATGAGTTATCGTGTGAGTCTTTAAGGATTTGGTCAATAACCTCCTTGGGTTTAAGTTTGATACCCAGTTCATCCTGAATCTTCTTAAGATCCGGATTGGTTTGCCAAGCATCTCTCCAGAACTCATTAAGGTGACGTTCCATATGATGGGTGAGATTACGTCCCTCACCGGTAACATCATTGGCCAGTGCAATATTGAACCAATAGAATGCCTGGTGCGAGGTTCCTCCATATATACTATTCATCATAAGTTTGATGGCCTGTTCAAGGTTGGCAAGATATGTAATCTCTGTTTTGATAATGCGTTGGAGTACCTTCAGATCATCCACGCTCATACCCACAAGATCCTCACCACTCTTGAAATCGTATCCCATTGCTTTAAGGTGTTCGATCTCACTCTCATCATATTTATTGAGGATATCGTGATTAAGTTCTTTGATACCCAGTTCTGGGTGGTCTGTATAACAACGGAGTATATGGTTGATATCCATTGCAATATGAGCATCCAGTTTCTTGGACAGATACTTGCTCTTTTTACGTTCCAAACGAAGGTTATTCCATACCAGTTTCAAGGTATAGTCTTTATCGTTTTTATATACGTGTCCGTTGATGGATACAAAGTAGTTCTTATCCTTACGGTATGGTGCCAATGCTTCCTCATCAAGGTACTGGGCAACGAACTCTCCGAGTTCTGGTTTAGCCAGTGAACCCTTATTACGATACACATTACCACACACCACAATGTAACGTGCCGGATCCTGTCTGTATGGAGCCAGTTTCTCCTCATCGTAGAAGGTACCAACAAAGTTATCGAATGAGATGTTGGTTACAATACCGGTGGTTGGATACAGTCCGGCAAAGTCATTACAACAAACCAACTCCCAAAGACCAGCAACCGGCATCTTTACATATGCACCAACCAATCGACCGCGTTCCACTTGTTCTTTCTGTTCCCATACAATCTTGGTGTTGGTTGTACGGAAGTGTTTAAGAATAAGGGATTCAGTCAAGGCAATCTTACTAAAACACTGACCGATGCGTTCCTTTGCATAAAGTGAATACATATATATATGGTCCATCGACTTGAACTTCTTGTCGTTTAACTGAACCAAAATACTATCGATCAAGTTGTAAAAGACATATTTAGCAAAGTCTTTGATGTACAATTCCTCGAGGTTGCCTTCGTATTCCACTTTATTGGCACCCAAAGCCTCGTGTGAGATGTAATCAAGGTTCATTGACTCCTTGGTAGGAAGTACTTGAGTATCCTCATTTTCGATTACATCCATCATATCCAAGATAAGTGTATGGGTAGGATGTGGCATCTTGATGGTTTCACCTTTCATATTGGTGAAGTTCTTATATGATACTGTATGAGTTGCAGAACCATCGGCTACCCGATGTTTGAATAGAAGTTCTTAATACGGGATGTGATATAACACCAGTCGTATCCGATGGAGTTCCAACCGGCAAGGATTGGCACCTTGGCTACCACATTCTCGAGGAAGAAACGTAACATCCTTTCCTCACTATCAAAATACACATATTTGAACTCAGGTCTTGGAAGGTTAAGGGTTCTATAGAAGGGAATACTATCAAGGTATGCATAGAACTGGTCTCTAACCCATTGAATTTGTGCGTCATTTAAAGGTTTATCACCCATAACAACACTATTCATATTCGGGGATACCAACGAGATAGTATGGATAGGTTCATCAGCGACTGTTGCTTCGGTAAAGTCACCTTGTCCGACCTCACCGTGGGGACCCGACTTCAACCGGGTCTCAATATCGAATGTATATAATTTTGGGAATGCCTTACCATCCAATTTCTCCTGGATCTCTGGTGCAAGATTATATATAAACTCTTTAAGGTCAAACTTGCTTGGATTGTAGGTATATTTAGTATCTGCCTTGGCTCCATTCCAGGTGTTGAATCGTCCTCCCGGAGTGTAGTAATATGTGAGGAACTTTTGAATATTATCGAAGTGCATAACCTCCTTATTACCATCCGCACGGATAAACGAGATACTAAACTGTTTTTTGTCTCGCGAATATTCGTAATCTAATATCATATTTCAATATTTAATTTTGAGGTACAAAGGACGTCTGTTTGATGCCTCTTGGTATAATATATGAAAATTCACAAGGTGTTTTGAATGACTAATAATATTATCAGTGATTAATAAGAAAGTGTTTGTCGTATATTTATTATATTTATAACGATAAATTCGTCAATTATATGAAACAAAGAGCTCAACTTAATATAGTGCATGATGATAAGCAACTCCGTTATATGGTGGAGGTTAGGGATATATTTACCCAAATCACCAACGGATTCTATCATTATGCAACAAATACGGAACATAGGGATTGTGTTCAGTTCTTCCGTAACAATAAAGTGATTGATAATTTCAACGGGTCCGAGATATATAATATGGTATGTAATCTTAACACCTGGAGTATTGATGAAAGATATCACACTAACTATTATATACCACAACGTATAGATCAACGTCAAATTGTGGTATACTTCCCCCGTTATTCTATTGAGTCGTTCTTTGATAACACCTTTAGTGATGATAATGAATTATCCCTTTCCGGTATACGTTATATAATGACTGCTTACATATATATAGCCGGTACCAAGGTGATATTGGGTAGTTATATGTTTGATCCACGATCAGCACTTGCCACACCGGAGAAGGTAAAGTATAAGAATATGGATTACAATATGTGTGTTGAGATGGCTATTCTTGATCCAGTTGCAATCACATATGATGATATTTGGAAACCGTTTAGGGTCAATGTGTGTGGTGAGTTACCTTATACGAATAACACAGGTGCTGTATTACATATCCAGTTGGAACCGGTAATGCATGTACCTTCGTATAATGAGTATGCAAGCCCTAATATGGATATGTACCATTATCTGGATAGAAACTACAAGGATGTGTATGTGTATAGGGTGAAAAATGAGAATACCAATAAATACTCATACTATAAACGCTACTATAATGATTACGGTATATATAAAGAGAAACAGACGGATGAACTTGAGTTTAATGAGGCTTTCCGTTATACCATTCGATTGAATGGTGAGTATCATCGAATGAGCGAGTACGACTGTGGAACCGTAAGCATACCATTCGAGGCCAAACCATCAGATTACCTGCATGCAAAACTCGAGTTCGATGGGGATGCCCGAATATCCATATTATTCAATGAAGTGTATCAAGATGATATCGATCTTTATTTAGGTGAAACTTATGGCCTTTGGAAAGTAAATGAGATGGGTGAGTATGTGGATGAAAATGGTGAGGTGATTGAACCAGACCCACAAACCGGTATGATCGATGAGAATAGGTTGGTTCCACGTGAGAACAGAATTATAGTTGAATTGGTTATAAGGGATAAAGAGGATATCTTTGCAATACATACAAAACTGTTGAAAAGTGGTTCCTCGTACTTCTTTGATCGTTCCGAGATTGGACACGATTGGAATTGGTATGGTGAGGGATTGATAATGGTTGGTAGTGTCGAGGTATATGATACAAATCTTAATAATATAGAAGAAATTAGGGAAACGAACTTCCCTATTATATCCATCATCACCAATGAGATTCCTTTGATACAGGATAATTATCGTTTTTTGGTACCGACAAATGTATCGGATGGGAAACGTATAAAAATAGATTATGTAAATATGTTTGAGTATAATGTAAGTGTGGTCAATAAAATACAAAAGAAAATTATTCAGGTAACCAGACCGGAGGATTACAAGGCTAATATCATTCACCCGGTGTTCTACCGTAGTGAGAGTGTATCCAATATAGTCGTCCATCCGGAGGTATCGGAAAATATCGGTATTAATCTTAACAAATATAAGTCAAAGGTTGATATATTCTATATTCGCATTGAGGGCGTTGACTTCATAGAAACAGGCCGTACTTCCAGGGATGTGATCTTTACCATTGATGGTAATCTTCTTCCCGGCGAAGTGAATGGAGGAACATATTATATTCTTAACGATAAGTTTGAAATGGTAACCCTCGGTAAATATACATATGAAAGATAATGGTTGATTTCAGTATCATAGAAGGTGATATTATATACGATCAGGAAGCAGACCTTATCATGCAACAGATAGAGATTCTGTTGGATACCCGTAATGGTGAGGTACTGGGTGACTATAATTTTGGCACGCGTTTTGACGTATATCTATATAACCCAAATATTGGTAATACAACTATCGAAAATGATGTACGCGACTACATTGTTGATAATGTCGAGTTATTCAATTGGGAAGTGACAGTACATGTGGATTTCCTTGTCGGCTCAATGAATGATATTTTATTACTCACCATCGAATTGCACGATCCAAACGGAAGTTCATATCATAAAACATACAAGGTCACCCAAGGTGCCGTAGAATACTAAAGAAAAATTATATATAACAATATGAAACTCTTTTCAATGCTGCAAATGCAGTATAATAATTTTGAAACTGCTGTAAGAGAATATCTCGGAAAGATGTTCAATGGATTCAATCATAAATACTCCAGCAGTTCTATTTTTGGCCAGTTGGTGACAGTTATTTCATCAGCAACCCAAAATATTATGTCATATATTGAGGATAGTTTGACCGAACAAAATAAATATACTGCTACCCGTAAGCGTTCTATATACAATCTTGCATCAATATCCGGATACCAGCCACATCTCGGTACGGCAGCAACTGCTACCATTGGTGTATCGTTCAAGCCGAATAACAATCAACACTCGGATGTTATTATGCTTAATCACACACGCCTATCATGCTCGCAGAATGGTTCGAATTACTATGTGGTACTCCCACAAGAGGCAATTGTGCTTTCTCCAAGACTTGATAATAATACCAAATATCTAACAGTGGTTGAAGGTGTATTTGAAACCCAAACCTTCGTGGCTGATGGAGGTGAATTGTTTACTATCAACGTTCCATTTACCGGTGATTGCGATTTGGATTACTTTGAGGTAAAAGTGAATGATGAACTTTGGGAAAAGAGAGATAGTCTTTACGATATGGACCCGGAAAAGAAACAATATATGGTCCGTGTATCTTTAAAGAAGGGTGTGGATGTAATATTTGGTAATGGCCAATACGGTAAGTCACTCGACGAGGGTGACACCATCAAGGTGACTTATCTCATTCATTCCGGTGAACAAGGTAACCTGAACCCCAATGAGAGTATGGTATTTAAATTTATCACACCAATGCAGGATACCCTGGGTAATGATATTGATGGTAATTCATTATTCGATGTTAGGGTGGTGGATGGAGATAATATCAACGGCGGTACATACTCGGAGAGTATAGATGTGGTGAAGAATATGATTGGACTTAATAGTCGCTCGTTGGTGTTGGCCGATGCCAGGAACTATAAACAATACCTGAGTAGATTCTCATTCTGTGGATATAACCGCACTTGGAGCGAACCTGGTTCATTGGTTATTAATAGTTTGATTCTTAATAACTTCAAACAAAAAATGACTGATGGATTGGATTACTTCAAACTTAAGGAGAGTGACTTTTTCCTTTCAAAGGATCAGAAACGTTCCATTGTGAATCACATCAACAATACTGGCCAACAAATAGCTGGTGCTGTATATAATATATTCGATCCTGAGATTGTCAAATATGCTATGTATATATATGTTAAACTCAAAGATAACACATACGATACTGCATATATATCCAATCAAATACGTAAACTTATTGGTGGATTCTTCGCCGATGTCAATTCTGATATATTTATTCCAAAATCAGATATTGTCCACCTGTTGAAGAACAATATTGATGCTATTGATGGTATTAATCTATACTTCATTTCCGACCGTAATGAACAGGCATTGAAGAATCACTATTACGTAGACAAGCAATACTTCTTCGATCCCTCAAAAGGCACTTATAAGATCACCGAAGAAACCGTGTATCTATATGATGGAGAAAATCCAAACCTGGGACTTGATGCCCACGGTAATATTTATCTTGATAATACAGATCAATTCCCTGTATTAATGGGAGGTTGGTCATTTATTTCTTCAGCAGCCGGTGAGGAATTTACAACCACCACTGTGACGGATCCATTAATAATCATTTTTGAATAAGGTATGATTGATTTTATAGAACTAAAAGATGGTAGAATATTTAATGGTAACCCACCATACGTATTTTGGTTTGAGAACGGCCAATCCGTTAACTTGAACTATGTACGTAAAGTATGTTTCATTTCGAATTACTCCACGGTGTACGCCCATCTGGATTCTCCAGTATTCTCCCTTCTTAAACTAAATCAAAATATTCCGGCGTTGAATGATCCGGATATCCCCGGTAATCAGGCTGAGGTTATTAACTCAAAAATCTATATGGACCTTGCTAATCTTAAGGTTACCAAATATACATCAATTGGTGTGAAGTATAATAACTTCTACGTCCATATGATATATATTATGGCTAACTCAAAAGATGCCGGTGAGATCCGCGATAAATTCTATCTTATCGATAAAGATGGACGTTTTGAATTCGAAGTAGGTGCAGATTTTTATATTGATAACGAACTACTTAAGAATGAGATGGATAACTTTGATATACGTATACCGGAGTCTATCCAAAAAGCCATCTATGATGTTGATGTTCACGAAGAATCAAACGATAATATCACTCTTAATCGTAAGTACAAGGAGCTCCTGATGAACTATTGGGATATCGTGGCCAATAAAGGATCGTATAATAGCCTACAGAATAGCTTGGCTTGGTTTGAATGGGGTGATTTGGTAAGAATCGAGGAACTATGGAAGCGCCATCACGAGAATCTCGGCGATTACTTCCTTGAAAATCTCAACAGGGAACTTGATGTGGAGTTTACCAAACAATTTCTTAACAACTCCAAGACCACCTGCATTGGGCTTTATATGGCTCTTTATAACTATATTCGTCTTAAGAATGGTGAGGTTGAATACGAAACGGATAATGGTAGGGTATTAGGTGTAGATCCTGATTTCTTCTATCCATCCGATTTAGAGAGAATGACCGAAGATGATATAGAAGGAGAGGATTATAATCGCACGCCATATTCAGAGATGGGTATTGATGGAGTATGTGTGGGTAACTATGTGTATATTCGTTATGTGAAACAAAGCGATGATACATATAAGATGGAGGAGGTTCTTGATTTCTCACAGCCCGGTGAAATGGTTAGGGTTCCTTCTGCCGACGAAGACCTGAATCTCCATACATTAATATTTCAAACATGCACCCGTTCAGTACGTCCTCATTATATTTACCAAGAACCCAATCCAAGATTGACCCATATCAATGCGCGTTGGCAGTACCTCGACCTCTGTCTTAAGATGTCACTGCTGGGTAACTTCTATTCCACATACTTTATGCCAATACATATGGACCTTATTCATTCCACTGTGGAACATTGGGTATTCACCAATGCTATAAAGGTTCTGCACGCAAACCGGATAGATAAATATGAAAAAATCGAGTTCGGTAAACCATTCGAATTGACATACGATAAACGGGTTAAGATTCAGAAACATCGTAATCATGCATACTCGAATACCTTATTTATGGCAACAGATAATAGTAGTGTATTTGGATATGATGGTACTATACATGAGGAGATCGATCCAGGCGATCCAGAAGATCCGATAAATAAACCAGGATTCTATACAACCGGTGAGTTCACCAAATACCCATATGATTGTATGGCCGGTGTGGTTCATTTTGAAACAGTATTTGATCTCCAGGGAGAAGATGCAGAGAGTCTTATGCTGGCTACAGATGCCATTGATTGTATCCTTATGGAACGCGTGGTATGGAAAAGTGGAGATAATGAGGGATCAATTATAAGCCATAGTGTGATTTATCCAACACTATATGAAAATATTACAGGCTTTGAACGCGAAGGATTCAGGGCAACTCAATACGTATTCAATTTTGGATTCGATCTCGCATTCCAGGATGAAGGAGATTATGATGTGGAATTTGAATTCTATACATCTTCAGGTAATGTATGGGTAAGCAAGGCTCACGTGTTGGTAGAGGATAATATATCAAACCATATTGATTTATATAAGGTATTGATGCTGGATGAATCTACAAGACAACATATGGAACTTACTGATCCTGATAATTTTAAAGTGTGGTTTAATCCATTCCAGATGACGTCTGCAACTGATTTGTATAATGATCCTACTGAAGGCGGTACACATCTCGGAACGGAACGTTCAGACCACGAGTATACTCCATACAAGGAACATTCTATGTTTATCAAACCATTCAAGGGTGGATCTGTTGGGTTTAATGAAACTGTTATCTTTACAATACTTCCGGAGAATAAACCTGTGGTATTTCATATGGAGGATAGAGATGTTGTGATAAATTTTAATGGTATTGGTGATCCATCAAATCCGGATGATACCCGAAGATTTCTCGATGAGTTATCATCAAATATTAAGGAGTTTATGTGGTTGGCATCACCCTGGCCATTAAATCCAAATATACATCAAAAGGGTGTTCGTATTGTGGGTGTATGCAGGGAGTATGACAAACAATTTATCAATAGCATTGAAGGATTGGTAAGACCCGATTATACATTTGATTCGAAAGATAATGATAAATTCCAAGACCCATATGTGATTAGTATGAGGTTCCATCCGTATATGCATACGATTGAGTTATTCAAAGATACCGACGAGCCAATTCAACCGAATGAACTTATATATATGGAACCTGTATTGGGCCATAGTAAAGATCTCGAAATATCCAACTGGAGATTCCGTAATCAAACCACACAGAAGGAATTTGATTCCCGTCTTATGGAATTACGTTACTATGGTGATGGTAAAAATGAGGGAGACTTTGGTAATGAAGTCCCTGGTGGTATGCAGAGCTTCTTTGTAACACCACCGGAATCAGTTGAACTCAAACCTGGTTATTATAGTATATATATAACCTACAAAAAGGGTGAGAATGTCTTACAACATAACTTCGAGTCGGCCTTTATTATAGGGAAATAAATAAACTGAAATGAATACATATACCATAAATATAGTGGCACCAATATTACGCTATAGTGACAAGATGGTTGCTTATAATGAGTATCCAATAATATGTGTTACGAAGAAAACAACAGATGAACTACTTACCACAAACACTCACCTTCAAGATGCCATAAAGAAAACCATTGAGCTTATCGGAATGGAGATGCTTGATGATATTAAACTAAATATACGTACAATCACATCAGATCGTAAGGTATCAAATATCAGTATACCTATAAAAAAATATTATGAGCAATGGATGTAATGTTTTCTGATATTTTGAGTTATATTAATCTCATTTATATATTCCTGTGCAATATCATCACATATATCATTATAACGACTATACCGAAGGATCTATCCACCGGTTGGAAACGTCTTATTAGTACTATCGTGGCCATCGTGGCTGGTGTTCTATTTATATTTGTATGGCACGAAAGTAAAGAAACAATCATTTGTAGCTTCTTTGTCCAATACCTGATGTATGACTATGTTATCAAAACATTCTTCAAAAAACTTGGTACCATCGAGGCAGCAAAGGAGCCAAAGACAGAAGATGATTCACAAGATGATGATATATTGATTGCTTAAATCATTGAATATCACAAAAAAAAATAAGAATATGAAACATATAAGAATGTTTGAGAATGCCCAACAGGCAGCATCCATACTCCCAACACTGGAGTATAATACATTATCCGCTATTCGTGGAGAGAGTGGTATATCGTTGAAGCCGGGAGTGCCTCCGACTCCAAGCTATCCAATACCATTCTACATCGACGTTCGAGGTCCTGTAACTCTGGCAGATACATCAGGCTTGCAGATGAGTACCGATGGTGAGAATTGGACGGATACGGTCGCTGGCGACCTACCAACAGGAAAGACATATTTCCGTGTGGCAAGTGACCAGGATACACCATTGAAACCAAACTGGACCGAAAAATCGGATTCCGACTATGATATCGGCGGTAATATCAACTCACTGGTTAAGACATCGTTTGAAAAGGACGCAACTGGTTATAATTTTAGTTCATATTTCTTTGGTAAAACCAAACTTAAAAGTGCAGGTAACCTTATTTTACCGGCAAGAACACTGGTCAATAGTTGTTATACCAATATGTTCTATGGTTGCAAGTCATTGACCTCTGCACCTGAATTACCCGCTACAACACTGGCTAATATGTGTTATGCAATTAAATGTCTGGCAGCTGATATATCAGCATCAAGATGTACTACTAATTTGCTTGCCTATGTTGCCCAAACAGGTACATTCGTTAAAAACCCATCTATATCAGAATCAACTTGGAGAAGTAGTACAAGTAAGATACCGTCCGGTTGGACAGTCGAAGACGCAGCTTAAAAATCTCCTCTATAAACAACGATCGCACCGTCCCCTGTATAACTACATAGGGACGGTGCGATCTTTTATTAGGGAGCGAATTATCGCGCAAAAATCACGGTTTACTCTTCACTGTATCCTTCGGATGATCCGGATCGATATAGTTGGATGTTTTTTCAGCCCATTGATTGGCGATTTGACTGATCTTGGAGATATAATCCGGATCCTCTGCATATCGTTTATCTATCAGACCTTTGAGATAAGCTTCCCTGGTTGCCGGTTTATCGGAGAATACCCACAAATCCCACAGGATTCTATCCAGTACTGAGTGATACCAGTTCATATACATTCCGTATCCGTGGTAGTCCATTCCTCGGATCTGTAGGTTGGGTCGGGATCGTGGACCTTCACCACATTTCTTCATACCAAATCCATTGATTGCATTCTTTCCAACATCGGATGTCATTAACTTGGATTCCAGCTGGAACTGAGCCATAATTACTTCCGGATACCACGCACCAGATTCGCAAATGAACTTGAAGATGGTGTCCTTGTTGCTGGGTACTTTGCCCTTGTATGTGGCATACTTACCGGCCAGTGCCTCTACGGAGATGTATGGAAGGTTCATACCGGTAAGTTCCTCGTAGTGAGCAATCTCCTGTTTCAACTTGTGAACCTCACCACCTTGAACGCCGATAATGAGGAAAAATCCAATCAGCATCAGTGCGACAGTGAGGAGAATATAAATACGGTGTTTAAGTGTTACAGCCCAGACGGTTTCACCGGGTTCCCGAATTATCAACTGGGTAGGTTCATATGTACCTAACGTCTCGAGAGTATCGTTATTGATGACTCTCACCGGAGTGTTAAAAATTCTCATGTTATATAGATATTGATGAATACTAATGTTCGATAATATACTCAAACTCCTTGAACATATCAGCAATGGTAAAACGGAAATCCGGAACGCAACCTTCCATCCGTACCATCTGCTCATCCTGCTGGCGATACGATATCATCTTGGTGTTATCGATTATTCTGAACCACAATTTCATGCGAGCATCCTTATTCCATTCCACGCAGCGAAAGTATACGGCTTTTATTCCTGTATTCTCGGCCGTGCTGATAAGGTTGAGGATATCGCTGAAGTTTTGAGTTTTACCTTGTTGCATTGTCTTTAAGTTTAATTGTTCTTTCATGTTTATATATAACCGAAGACCCTCAAATATTAACTCAGGTCTATCAGGTCGAATCTATCCCACGGTTCCACGCATTTATCCCAAAGGCGTTCTGCCAATCTCAGGTTACGTTCCCTTTCGGATTCATAGTTGTCCTCGTTTGCAGTATCCGACCAGATTCTTTCGAGCAGTGCTTCCACGGTGATGCATTCCTCCTGTGCTGCTCTGTCCAGGTCATCCGCACTATCAAACCCACCGGTAGGATTATACACCTCTCCGTTGAAGATGCCGGTGTAGTCTTCCTCGTTATGTGAATTAATGTGGAGGTATTTAGGGAAATCATCTCCCTCCTTCATCGGAAATATGATACAGGAACGGATTTCCCACGTACCGGACCCAACTCGGATGACCAGAATATGGTCAGCGATTTCTTTTAGGAGTTCTCGTTTTTTCATCGGATATTGTTATTTTCTATGTTCAAATATATATAAAGGAACACGCCCGAAACTTAACAAAAATTCCGGACGTGTTTCTACTTATCTTATCGACCAACCCCTATATATACGAATCCGCGTTCATTAATGATTTCAACATCTCGTATAAATTGGTTTTTGATATCATAAAATATATTATGTTTCATTTCATTTGAATTGATTGTGTGAAGGGCCGGAGAATACACGTGATGGTTAACAACCATATCAGCATCTTTAAGGGTATCTATTAGATTACCAGGTATCTCGATATTTGTTTTACCGGTATCCTTAATCCACTTCCTCAAATTATCTGCTCCAAGCGGATCATATACTTTAAACTGGATACTTTCAGGTAAATTATCCATAATATACAAAGCAGGTGATTCACGGAGATCATCCGAATTAGGTTTAAATGTGGCTCCCCAAAGGGCAATCACTTTAGGTTTATATTCGAGGATTTTATCAACCACATGCTGCTTTGATTGATGATTCATAATCTCTGTTTCCTGGAGTAATCCACAATGACATTGTTTACTTGCCATCTGGTGGATAAGAGACTGGACATCCTTTGGGAAGCAACTACCACCATATCCACAGCCGGCATTGAGGAACTCCGGTCCGATGCGTTTATCCAATCCCACACCGGTCATCACATCATCCACATTAGCACCTACCTTTTCGCAGAAATGGGCGATCATATTGGCGAATGAGATACGCATAGCCAACATTGAATTGGATGCATATTTGATCATCTCGGCTGATTCGATACCACAATTATAAATGATATTCTCTACTGATTCACCATAAACACCACAGTATAATTTTCGCATCTCTTCAGCAGCCTCTTCCGTATCCGTACCAATGACAATTCTATTCGGATTAATGAAGTCCTGTATTGCTGTTCCTTCTTTAAGGAACTCCGGATTATCCACCATATGAACAGTAAGATGTAGGATAGGTGTTTTGAATACCTCCGGGTGCTCACATATATTATCGATTTTGCTCAAAAACTCGGTTTGATATTTTTCAATTTCCTTATTGATAATTCTCTGGACTTTTCTGGTGGTGCCTACCGGGACGGTTGATTTCATAACCACCGTGATATCTTTGGTCCTGACTTTGGCGATAGCCTGTCCAAGGACTTCAGCAACTGCAAATACTGCGTCGAGATTCGAACTACCATCTTCGGCCATCGGGGTACCCACAGTGATAAATACATAATCTGCATTTGCAACAGCCTCCTCAATACTGTCAGTGAAATGTAAACGTTTGGTACAGTTACGAGCTGTCTCAATTAAACCATCTTCGTATATTGGGAGTTCACCTGATAAGAGAATATTAAGTTTCTCCTTATTACTTTCTACAATCCATACATCATTATAGTACGAAGCGATACCGATACCATTTACAAGGCCTACGTATCCAGCACCAATAAATGCAACTTTTTTCATTTTTTCTCTATTTTTTATTGCTTTTTCATATCACTTAAGTTTTAATCCACCGGCGATACGACCTTTGCGATCTCTTTTAAGTCCATTACCTAAATCCATCCATCCATTTTCGTCGTACATACTATCCTCCATCTTTTGCAAATCTTCCGGAGGAATACATATTGGACCAGCACCGTCTACTGGCATATCTTTTTCGACGAGTTTCATTGGTGGGTTATTGTCAGTACGAGGTTCCTCAACTGAAAATTGAGCACGATAATCTGCAAGTTGTTTCTTATATGCATCTGTTTTACAGTATCCACAGCATTTATCAAAATATGGACAGAAACCACGATATACACATTCCGGTACCATAGCACGAGCCATCTCGGGATCGAGTTTCATCATCTCTTTCTTAACCAGTGACCAAGCATGACGGGTTTCGGGGGATGCAGTTGAACAAAGACGCTTGCGGGATACATTGATGAGAGATTGTGCATTGATTAGCACGTCCATATCGTTCAAGGAACCCTGCGGCAACTCATCCCGTTCACAATTAAGAACACGACGGTCCTGACGTTGACTATGTCCGATTGGGATAAATCCAAGCCAGTGACGAACCAGATGGGTTGTGACCCATTGACGGATCTGCTCGAAGTGTATAATATATTCAACGGCACGGATAGGGGAGTGTTCCTGCAGGAGAATCTTATGTCTCCATCCATTCGACGGATCCTTGTCCAGTGCCTTCTTACCTACAGTACGACGAGCAAGATTCAATGCTCGTCTCCAAGCACCATCCACCGGTTCGATGGTTACTTTGACTTTATCTTCTTTTGGGTTGTATACCATATTATATAATTTTAATTATTAAATCCAATGCGATGTTGTCTTGGTGCCATCTGATCGGCATTTTGTGCTTCGTTACCGCCATCGATAGCATCCAATCGTTGACACATATCATAACAGATGGTACCGAATGCATGTAACCACAATTTACGTTGTTTCAATTGGCCCTTAAGAAAGTATTTTATACGATCCCGTAACCACCAGCGATTTTTACCATCCTGACGAAATCTGACATCGTCCAACCATACTTGACAGTAACTACGTAAATCATCCATTGACCACCTATCGTGATAATTTGGAGCTCGCTTGTTCATTGTTTTTTGTTTATCAAATCGTTCAATGATCTCCAATATCTTTTGATATGATTTATATAACTCTCTTGTATTCATATCATTATAATGAATTGGAAGTATAGGAAGGTCTATCTTTGATGGAGCTTGGTTATAAATCACCGGCTCTTCGGGATCACCAATAACATCCCAAAGACAAATATTCCCGGCGTATGCTTTGATAATATCTCCATTATATTCTATTCTAATATCTTGTGTTTCGTCCATTATGTGTTAGTTTTGTTTGTATAAATTTACCAGGAAAGATGATTAAAATATCTTCCAAATAACATCAATCCCTCATCAATGCGTTTATGGAATCTATCATACTCTTTAGAATTTATACCATATCTATCGGCATACCAATCATGTACATCCATTTCCCAGTCGGTATCCTGTATATATTCAAGGGAGAATATGATATGGCACACGATCTTACGCCAGGTCTTCCAGGTCATATCTTTTTCGGCCGGATATGATTTGGTATGTCGAATATAATGTTTAATAATCCCAAGAGCATGTCTGGCTATAAGTTCATCTCCGATCCACGACGGCTCAACATATCCGATATTCAACTCATCGTCAATATAAATATTATAACCTTCAAACATCATATTAAGATGGTCAAGATCCTTCACATTGAAACCTGCAATGGAGTCGAAATCTTCATTATCAATATGCACATTCCAAGGATATCGAGGGTCGTTGGTTACATTCATAATGGTGACGTGATACTTCCATTTCTTATGCTTATCATATTTATTGATAAACACATCATTGGAATCATATACCACAACTTCTTCACCATCTTGGGAGAATAGGTCGGATTGTTTTTTGTTAAACTTCCAACACCTACGATTTTGAGCAAGCAGCTCTTTGGTTATTTGTTTATTCCTCATGTTATAATATATGAGATTTGGGATAGTCTTTAAATACTATGGATAATTGGGTGTTATTACAGGAAGAGGTTTCTTCCGGAAGATGCTTCATCGGTCCGGAGTACTCCCTCATTATCCTTTTTCGTTTCTTTTTATAGGGTTTCATGCAAAATTATTAACAGTAAATCTTTCAAGTGGTGGGCAAGGCCAATCACCGGGAAGTAATGGAGCAGCGATCAATACATCATCAAACTCAACATCATCTATCCAAGGATGACATGATTGAGAATCCCCTGTTCTATTATCCAATACCCATACTTCTTTATATATGGTAGCTAAAAATGGAATAATCGGTATTATTTGGCTATCACCAGATATTAATAATGTTCTGCCGTTATTATCCTCCGTACGATTCAATACCTTTGAGTTTATATGAGGAAAAGCATATAATTTATGGTATGGTGATAACGACTCGATATAAGGGAATTGCTTTTGAAATAATCCTCTTGCATACCATATTGATATATGTGGACTATATTTCAATATGTCGAAATTACCGAATATACCATTATTTATATCTTCACACCAAACATTATAATCACCTGGATCAATAGGTTCATATGTGGATAAGTCGTACGTCTTACCGTCCTCGTCGGTGTATGTTCGGGATACATACTTATATTTACTCCAATCAATTTCGAAATTCAATAGGGTTGCCAGATTCGGTAGTAGTGTCTTGAATAAGAAATTGGTTGTAAGGTGGTGTTCGTTGAGTGGTTTTCCTTTAAATATACCATTTTTAGCCAAACACCAGTCGGAATACTGATCCATAGTCTTTATTATAAGACTTCTGTGAGTCTTACTGAATTCAAATCTATCATCAGTTAAACTTTCATTAGGATGCATCACGCATAGCAATTTTGCTTTTGCCAGTATTTCCTCGATAGTCATTTTATTATGTTTATTTTGGATTCGAAGTGTTCTCGATTTCCTTTATAATAGAGTCCCTGCTGAGTATTCGGGTATCTTTATCTTCAATTGCATTAAGTTCTTTTGCAATCCCATTAAACTTCACAGTAGCCTGATTATATTGTTCCTCAGCCCAATCGCGTACGATTTTTGCCTTGTCATACACATCCTGAAGTTCCGGATGTTTCTCAAGGAGTTCTTCATCCTGATTTGCAATGGCATGATAGACACCCCAACGGGAAAGCTCGGTCATAAGTGGTTCGCATTCTGCAACGGATTTCTCCAATGTCTTCAATTGATCATCGCAAGATTCATCCTTACGAACACTTCTCATTAAAGCCCACCAAACTTTACGATAGTCGTAGCTAAGGTATTCATCCTTATGCTTCTCGTATTGTTCATCGTCGTAGTCAGGTTTCCACTTGGTGCCTAACATCTGTTCCCATACTCGTTCACCCTCATCAAACATCTTATCCACGATATCACTTGCGATATGTCCGGTGATCTTACGTTCCTGTGTATCAATACGTTTCTTAAGCAATTCATCGTATTGCTCTTTGGTTATCTCGCGGAACTCACTACCTTTTTCGGTTTTGTATTCGTGAAAATAACGGTTGACTGGTACTTTCTCACCATTGGGTTTCTTTATATAGACCACCTCCTTGGTATCGAAGTCGCCCATAGTGGGATCGGTAAGGAATGTGCGAATATATACCTCGTATCGGTTTTTGGATGGATAGTATGGGAGACTGATCGGAACATCTCGTTAACTATCATATTACCAGTGCCACTGCTGTAGGCATCATCGAGGCATTCTATATTAACACACACAACCCGATTAACATCCGAGATCATATGAGTACCATCAGGACGTACCTTCAAGTATATGCCGGAATTGCGTTCGCAGTTATAATTAAGAGTACCATCTTCACTTTCCCATGCTGGTGTTGCAGGAATTCTGGCCAATGCGAGGGTGGCTCCGGTTTTTGGATCAACCATTTCCGGTGATACTCCAGGAATATATCCAAAGTCATGGATGGTAATAGGAGTAAGTGGTAAATTATGACAAAGGCGTTCCAGGATATGAACCGTCTCGTACCAGGAGTTCTCCGAATGTCCAACTCCACACAATGCTTCAAATGCCACGAGTGCTGATTGGTAGCATGCACAACCATAATCGAATGACTTGCCATCCCAATCGGGGTTCTCGTGATGGCATGCGAGTTTCACTTCATTTTCTGCCCACTGAAGTATGGGACTTTTTTGTTTATCTATTTCCATATATAATATTTATCTATTGTCACCTTGTCCGTGGATAGTACCGCGCTTGACTCGGCCATAAAGTTTTTCAATATTCATATTGGCCACCTCCTCCAACGAGTATCCAAGAAGAAGTGCCATATCGTTTACGTACCACAACACATCACCCAATTCTTTAAGGATACCATCTTTGACATCCTCCGGTGGGTTATTGAGTTCGTATCGTTCCGGAAAGAGATGTACCTTATCTCTCCAATATTTTTTCAATTTACCGGCAACCTCACCGGCTTCCTCAGTAAGACCCTCGACGCTGTACTGGATGGACTTTGGGCAATCCCTGAATGCTTGTGATAATGTTGAATAAGCTTCAAATGTTTTTATGTGTTCCATATATTATGAATTAATTGATTTTCGTAACCATTGGGCTTCCCTGTCCGGAAACCACATCCGTATATAATGTTATTCTTGCATCCTCCGGTATAAGCTCAAAAACGATCTTTGATATGGTTACATCACTACGTTTATGATTATCAAGACCTGGTATACTACCTTCGGTTGTCCTTACCCAAAGTTCAGTGATTTTAACGGTGCAATTCGTCATATTCGCGAACCACTGTTTATTACTCATCAACAGAAACACATCGGGTATGGTAACCTTATCTTTCACCACATCACCTGATAAACATTCTATCTGGTGATCATTGATGAATACCACAATGCCTTCCGGTGGTGCTATATTGGATTCTTTTACTGTCATGTATAAATATATAAAAAAAGCCCACCATTTTAGGTGAGCTATCTTATGAATTTGGTATCCCTAATCCCAGGCTTTGATTACTTTAAGGTTCGGTATATTGAGATTGATGGCTGCGTGTACATTCTTACGGTCGTCATCAACAAATACCACCTTATCGTGTGTTTGACAGAGCTTTATAAGGATATTGGCCTTCTTCTCTGCATCCGTCTTACCGGGATACTTCTTCACCTCATCATTCACTGCATGCGAAAGTGTTTTATTAAATGCATCGCCGATGGGTTCAAGTACACCGTTTCTACGAACTTGCAGGAAACTGTCAATTGCCTTCTTGACCACGTCCTCGCATTGGCGTGCTGTAAGGAAACAGAAATCATATCCGGCCTTAACGTAATCATCCAGGATACGAAGGTTCTTTAGTAATGGTGTACCTGTAATAATGGAATTGTATACTTTTTCGGGAGATCCAAAATCACGGTAATCAAATATAGTATGGAGTTTATCCGGATCTGCTGCATCCGGGTCCTTTGCAAATTCATCGGTGGTTAGTGCGATCTCTTTACCATCAACCTTCTTATATATATGAAAGTCCTTTGAGTTGGCTTTAAGAAGGGTATCGTCTATATCAAACACAATCAGACCGGACTCATTCCCGTGAAGTGATTGGGGATGTTCCAGCATAAGTTCTTCCCAGAGATATCGTGATAATCCTTTCATGTATTTATAATAAGTCATTTGAGCTTCTCATAGGAGTCGAGGTATATACGCTTACAGTGGCCGCGGAGAATCCGGCATGCCTTACGGGGAATGATATGCCAGTAATACAACAACACAAAGAAGTCGTATACCTTGGGGAGGACATCACGGTCATACCGGCTCATATCGTCCCAAATCATTCGTTTGATGCGTTCGGCTGGAATTTGGGTACCTTCCCACCAAGCGTCTTTGAGTTCCTTTTCAAAGCTCTGCCATACAGGAGCAAAGCGATGCCACCAATATTCGGTTACATCGTTCCAATAAGGGTTATATCCTTCTTGGAAAGCCTTGTCGAGGTCATAAATGGTGTGCTTAAAAAGTTTTCTAATCATGTTTTCAAAATCTCCTTTTTAATGAGCGATCTCATTTTCCCTGTTGTAACTATACGGGTCAGATGAGATCTTTTGTTATACGGCGAAAAAACCGCTAAAAATAGGGTGATATAGGTGCACCTTGTGGTGTCTGTGTCTTGGTCGGTTTAGCATCAGAAGAATCAGATTGATATGTCCATCTATTATAAATGGATGCCCTGAAGCTTTCATTCGATATATAGTTTTCACATGAACGTGGAACGCTTGCTGGTATATAATATACATCTTCTGTACATCGTGTAAACGATCCACCCTGGCATTTTTTATTACTGACCCGCGCTTGTTTTGCGGTAGGACCTTCTCTCATCATCCACGCTCTAATATCCCTCATATTGAATACGAGCATACAATCATCGTACATGAATACAAGATGGTGATGCAACTCATTTTTTCTTGTTTCATATAACTCGAGTTCCTTATCGAGAAAATCTGCAGTGATGAGTATTAATGATTCCTGGAAATTTAAGGTTTTTAATCTACGTTTAAAAACGTATCTGTGAGGTGATTCCAACGAGTATGTTGTCTTAAACTCGAATGAATATTCATCTTCGACCTCGTTCCAGGGGTCGAGCACCAGCGCGTCGGTTGTCTTAAACTCGAATGAATATTCATCTTCGACCTTACTAAACGATTTTATATCATGTTTAGCGGCTGCTTCGTACATCAGGATTTCCTGATTTCCACATTTTGCAAGTTCCTGAATTTGATGTGAAATATTTGCTGTCATGATAATATATAAATGATATGGTATGAATATTAACTATTATATATAAGTTCATCATCCTTTGTCTGCACATAATCAACCACGTAGAGAGCTTCTGATTCAACTCCCCATTCCATCATAGCAAGTCGTTGTGCCTTGTTGATTGCCGTGGTTGCATCCTTTGCTTTGACTGTATAGGAACACATCTCACCTTGGCCTGAGTAATCCGGACATACATCTATTGTGACGTAATAGTATGTGACACCAACCAGACGATCAAATAATTTGTGGATTCTTTTAAGTAGATTCATTTCTGTTTAAATTTCTTTTGATAATGGTTTTCCAATATCCAACGGATGATTTGTTTTGGGGTTTTTGCGTATTTCTTACCGGATGTCAACCAGAACTTGGCCCAATATGCACCATATTTATGATACTCCTCGTACCACTGTCGACGGCTATTCCCGTGATATATATGATCCACCTGAGTTGATGTGGATGTCATTTTACCGGTGGTTGTGCCTGGTTCGTGAAACTCGCAGGTATCACACTTGCTTGGATCATGCCCTATATTACACATAGTAATGCCTTGATTGATAAGGTGTCCTTGATGCTTACAGAATACCTCGAACCTAAACTCTTTTTCCGTCACTTCGGATCCCGGTAGTATATATGTAGATGATTGTTTATTCATCGATGTATCTATATTTATATTCATCGAATGTTGCTTGATCGTAATCCCCACGTATCCAATCACCGGTTGTATATGCAGTTGGAACCCATATTTCAATGGGATTCACATCGGAGTAACCGTGACGGTTGCGTGCAAATATTTCAGATAATGCCATCAGGTCCTGGAATGTTTTAAGGTAGCAGTCACATTTGGTGTCCAGCGCTCTATAACGAACAAGCCATAGACCATTGATACATGCTGGTTCAACCTGCATCTCTATGGTGTAATCAGAAAGTGGTGATTTTTCAACTCTACGCCAACATTGTTGACGGCCTGCTTGATTTTGAAAACCATTAAGCCAAAGTAGATACGGTGTTATTTTCATTGGGTATATTTTTTATTTCTTCGATCAATTTATCCCATATGTGGTTCTCATCATTCTTAAAACATTCACCCTCGGGTTTGGTAATAGCGTCTACATCGGAAGGGAAACATGTAAAATCATCGGTTTGTCCTGACTTTATTATGCACTTTTTTACACACACATAATCCCCATCCCACCATATAAGGTGTTCACAGTGTAGACAACATTGATCATTTATTTGGATAATATCTGTCATAACTGGTAAGCTCTATATTTACAACCCATGAATATTGTACTTTTTCAAAGTCTTCCGGTGTAAGTTCCCAGGCACCATTTTCGAAGTATATTAAGTGTTTATCGGAATCCCTGGCGCTTATGGCTATTATATGATCGACATTGACTATTACTTTGCCATAGATCGGTTGTATTGGAGTAATCTCGACCATTTTACCGGGAATCGGAGGTCTACGCATATTATTAGCAAGTTTGTTTGATGTTATAATATATAAAAAAGAACCCCTCCATTAAGGAGAGGTTCCTGTGATGACCTATATTGGTCGAGGGGGTTACTTGTTGATGTCCACTCCGGCTCCAACAATGTTGGCCTTCTCCTGAACCATCTTGGCCATATCCACACCGGTGGCTGACTGGATGACATCGAAGGACTGTTTGATGACGGATGGAACCATTCCGGAAACACCAGCGGCATCCTGTCCGGAGGTACCGTAGATATTGAGGTTGTCGATGGCCGAGATCGGTTCTGCCACATTCTTGGAAACCTCGGGAACGATCTTGACCATCATATCCAGGATAGCGGCCTGACCGTACTTCTCATAGGCTTCAGCTTTCTTGTTCATTGCCTCTGCTTCGGCAAGGCCCTTCTTCTCAATGGCCTGTGCCTCTGCAATACCCTTCTGTTCAATCTCGTAGGCGGCTGCTTCTGCAAGTTTCTTCTTACCGATAGCTTCCTGCTCCATACGGTACTGGTCAGCCTCGGCTTGTGCCTTGATTGCACGGGCTCTCTGCTCGGCCTCGTAGGCCTCGGCTTCTGCCTTACGTTTGCGCTGTTCGAGTTCGGCGGATGCAATGGTCTCGGTCTGGAACTTCTCGGCTTCTGCCTGTTTGTTCACTTCAGCACGGAGACGGTTCTCCTTAATCTTGACCTGCTCATCGGTGAGTTCCTGTTCACGGCGTGCCTTCTCGGTCTCGGCCTCCACTGCGGCGGCATTGATCTCTTTCTGGCGCTTGTTGGCAAGGAGTTTCATAGCTGCATCGGCCTCCACGGTCTTCTCGTTGATGGTCTTCAACTGTTCCTGCTCCTGAATCTTATATGCGGCGTCCGCGGTAGCCTGCTTGGTCTGTTCGATTACCTGCAGTTCAGCCTTCTTGACGGCGAGTTCGTTCTGGCGAATGGCGATCTGGGTCTGGCTATCGACCTGTGCATCGTTGGCTTCCTTCTGTGCGGCAGCCTCGGCTTGTGCGATATCACGTTCCGCATTGGCCTTATTGATTTTGGCCTGTTTCTTAATGGTCCAGGTGTTATCGGCACCAAGGTCCTCAATGAGGTTCTTATCATCGGTCACATTCTGGATGTTGCAGGAGATAATCTTCAAACCAAGAGCCTCCATATCCTTCTGTGCTTTTGACATAATCTCATCCGAGAATCTATCACGGTTGATATTGATATCGCGGAGAGACATAGCACCAACGCATTCACGCATGTTACCTTCGAGCGAATCCTGCACCTGAGCCGAAATCTGAGATGGTGTCATATTCAGGAAGTTCTTGGCTGCAAGCTGAAGTCCCTCCGGTGAATTATCCACCTGAATCTTGGCGACTGCATCTACATTGACATTGATAAAGTCATTGGTTGGTACGGATCGGTTGGTCTTGATGTCCGCGGTGATCTGTCCGAGGAACACCTTATCGAGGCGCTCCAGACCGGGGATACGGAAACCACCTTTACCGATGTAGGTTCGAGGTCTGCGATTGAGACCGGAAATAATGAAGGCCCACGAAGGAGGTGCTTTCACATAGGAAGCAAGGACCAGGATTACTGCGAAAACCGCAACTGAAATAATTGTAATAAATGTTGCTGACATAGACTTTTACTGTTTTTTAATTTATACTTTTGATTTATTAACGGGATTCTTTTAATTTATCGTTTGATGACCTTGGTGGTACTCATATTACCCTTGACATCGGTCACACGAACCAGATAGGTTCCATTGGGCAAACTCTGCAGATTGATTGCAGACGTATCGGTAGAGGCAACCACTCGTCCTGACATATCGTACACGGTGATCCAGTGGGCATCTCCCAAGATATTAATGGTACTGGTCGTGGGGTTAGGATATACTCGATATGATTGAGGAGTAATTTCCCCAATACCTACCTGTGTGGTATCCTGAATAAAATAAGCTGTAATTACAATACTGGTAATACCTTCAAGGGTGGTGTCGTTTAGGTCAGGAATGCCCATATCCCAATCGAGCCAGCCCTCGTAGTCAATGATGATACTATCTTCATCGTATTCAATATTATACTGGATAATCGTTGTTGTATAGACGCTATCGATCTCAATTGTTGTACTGGTCGAATCATCCCAATCGTACCATTTATTATAAGTTGTCGTTACCTCCCATCGATCGAAGGTGTAACCCCAGTATGTGAACGCAAATGCACGGTAATCGTAGAAGTTGGGTATAAATGTGGTACCCTCGGTGATATTGGTGATGGTGTCCACAATGTCCCCCACGGTATCGTAGGTGACTGTTGTATCATAGGTAGTTACAAAGACCGGATACCGTTGGACAAAACCACCAGAATCTGGGTTGACCTGAACGGTCGTCTGCGCAGTGACTCCGAAAGAGAGAGTCAGCATGAGTGCGAAAATAAAAAGAATTTTCTTCATGTTTTTTAATTTTTTATTGGTTAAACTTGTATGAATATATTAAATTGTCTGTAATGTTTAATTGGCCATTCTGGTGGTTTCCTCCTTACCGTCAATGAACAGGATTTCGTTGAAATTTCCCCGATGGATGGTGCCCGTGAGATAGTTGTTCATCTCGGTGTCATTTTCGAACCAGATGGTTTTCTTGCTACCATCGAGAAAGTGGAGAATGATATGGGCCTTGGTCACTGCGTAGGTGCTATCGTCCTGGGGGTCCTCCAAGAACTTGATATGGTTGTTCCACGCCTCAGTCATCTCCTCCATTGTACCGATGGATTCATAATCCATCCAGCGGTCTTCCTTGGCCACATAATCTTCATCGTGGAGCAAACTACTCTGCCACCACTTGGGTTTGACCTTATCGACCGCACAGCCCGGATATACGATGCGGTTAAATCCGGAATATTCTTCACCGGCCGGGATCATCTTAATGTTTACGTTGATGTGTTCACAGATTGCCTGAACGTGAGACAAGTCTTTGAACAGAATGTGTTCTATGGTACTCATATTATTGGGATTTTATTATTTGACATCTGTCGGTGCGTTCATAGAGACCTCCTGGATCTTCCACTCCAGCGGTTCACCTTTGATGCTCTCCGGCATGCCCTTGAGCAACAGTCCGTGGTACTTGTTGGCAGACTTCAACGTCAGCAGGAACTTGGCGTACCAGATGGTCGGTGTGATCTCGAAGAATGTCGTACCGTGACTGTAATAGCCTTCCAAACGGCCGGTGTTTTTATTGGTGGCAGTGATAACGTATGCCGCACGGTTGCCTAAATGTTTCATAGTTCTTTCTTTTTAATCTTGTATATATATAAAAGAAGCCACCCGAATCTTAACAGGTGACCTCCGAAAAAATATATTTTTTCAAGTATTACTTATGCATCCGTTGTACGTATACCATTACACTATTGGCAATGTTATTCACGAACCTTGAATATTGATCCGCAGATGCTGCAATCTCCGGTGAGTGACCCGTGGTGAATTTGATGTTGAGATCGTCCAGGAGTTTACATATATCATTATGTACCTTCACAGCACCATCCTTGTCCTGATAACGGCCCTCCTGTTGGTATGGGAAGTTGCGTTCGAGAAGGATGTTGATGTTGGTGAATTGATTAAATAAACTCACAACGAATTCATCCATACCCGGAGTCTTGCCCTGATCGTAATAGACACAAAGTGGTAATGGACTATCAATGACTACAACATCCACCTTGTCTTTCAATCGCCATAGTTTGTGATACATCTTACCGAGGATGTACACCTGATCCTGAAGTTCCTTGTTACGTTCGGACCATACAAGGTCCTTGGCAAATTCAGTAACTAACTCTGCATTAACCCCACGAATTTTGAGATTCGAAAACAGTGCTGCTGCAAGAGTTGACTTACCGGTTCCAGGACCACCAAATAGATTGATTACTAACATATTACAATGATTTTATTTTGATACACTTATCTGGTTTACGGGTTGTGACTTTACCGATGATTTTGGTATATTCCATACCGGCAGGTTTATCGGAATTCGTGGCCCCTGCAGTGATCTCCACACGGAGCATCTTTTCAGACCATCCACGAATGATTCCGGTATACATTATATAGTCTCCGGTCCATCTGGAAACAGCAACTGCTACAGTATCACCTTCGTGAAGTTCGTTGCCGAATCCATCATAGGCACATTCTTTGGTGTTGGGTTTAATGTTACTCGTATCTTTCATATTCATTTATTTAGTTTCTTTAACTGTGCGTCCTTCCACTCCTCACCCAGGGTATGAATGTAATGGATAGCATCCTCTTTGGTTTCTATCATCACTGGGTGATGAAACGCCACATCTACCAATTGTTCGAGGTAGCACCTAATAAGACGTTTATCACAATGGAGTTCTGCTTCGATCTCGGCACCGGTAAGTACCGGTTTATATTTTACCCAATATAGTTTATCAATTTTTTTAAGAGCTTCAATTGTTGGTTTTTGGGCCGGATAACTCTTATCCGATCTGGTGGATGCCCAACAATCTGCTGTATTTAATATCACCCAATCATCCACTAAAGGAACACTACCCAACTCATATATCAACCTACGCAGAACATGCGTCTGACCGGTTTTAATCTCATCATCGTGGAACTGTTTAGTCGCCATATGATGCTTAATGAGTTTCAGGATATGGTCTTTATTAATATGTGGTATGGATGTTGATGCAAATACCTGTTCAGCTATCTTTACACTGTCGTCCTGATGACCATAAAAATGAGTCGTTCTATCCTCATCATATGTTATAGTGGTTACTTTACCAACATCGTGTAACAATGCAGCCCAGTATAAATCGGCTATTCTATCCCAAGTTCTAATTATATACTCATTCGGATATTCATCAAAGATACGCTCAATACCATTCATTACATCTATTGTATGTTGCCATACAGAATCATTATGCCACGATGATTTATGGATAACATCCTTCATAGCTGTTATACTGGGATGAATAAGACTCCAAGCATCCACTTCCATCAGGAAATTAAATGCATTACGCACGGCCTCCCATTCTCGATCTCCTTGTGCGAGTTCATATAATATCTTACCTACTATCTGGCCACATGCATTGGAAAGACTGGTATTGAATAATGTACCTTGAAGATCCTTCATTGTATTACGTGCCATTATACAGGTGATTGCTGATGGTGTCCATTCCGTGTGACGGCACATCATATCGGCAGCTCTAAAGATACGAACCGGATTATCATTGAATGCATTGGGATATACCGGTTGAAGGACATGATCCTCCCAATTGAAGATGGCACCCGTTGACTCTGCAGGATACATGAATCCAGTATAGTGCCCTTCCCTATCACAAAGTTCCTTACCACAAGGCCAATGAATGGCATTACAGGTAAAGTCGCGATTCCCACCAGTAATCTCTTCGGAATCAATATATTTACTCACCTCGATATCCACCCACGTATCATTACAATCGTAACAACTTCTGGGGACCTCCATACGGAATATAATAGCATTCCGCATAGGGTGTACCTTATACTCCAGTATATTCCTTGAACAGAATCTCTTAAGGGTTTCGATGAATGCTGCTGGATCAGGAGTGCATATATCTATATCCTTAATATCAATTCCATCGAGTATATCACGGCAAGCACCTCCCACGATATAGGTGTGATCGTGGAAGGCGGCTACCTTATCTAATACATCAAGTTTGAACTTGAATAGTTGCTGTTTATTCATTGATTACTTTTTTGATTGCCCAAGTGGTATTCGGATTAACAATCCAGGTAGCAAATCCATCGGCGATAACAGGGAGATTGAGGAAGTATTCGTACCTATCTGCCGTTGCACCTTTGTACATCATTTCGAATGCAAAAGCAAATCTGGTAGGCAGACATTTGAAACTGGCCGGTTTAGAGACCCATATAAAATCATCATCGAGTTCTTCCTTGTTACCCTTAACGAACACTACAGGTCCATTATTGATTAATTGTTCGCCCATATAGCCGACTCGCTGAATCAATTGGTAAGCATCCAGATTAAATATGGATACGTGCCAGTTAGTGGATCTATCATTCTTTACAGCATTGCGGATACCAGTAAACAATTTATCCGACCACTCGTTTGTTACCTCGTAAAGAATCTCGTCATTATTGAGACGAACCGGTTTGATACCGAATTCATCATTGAGGGACTTAACCATCTGTTGAACCATATATTTCTCCACATGCTGGATACGTTTAGGATTGGTCTTACCGAAGATCACCTGACGCATCTGCTTGGAATCGAAAATATAATCTGCTACGGCTTGGCAGAGATCCTTATCCTTATAGATGGTGCGTTTTGCATCGCTCATAGTACTCATATCCATCTCGGTTGCCATAGTATGACTCACCCAATAGTTATAAGTATCAGCGTTCTTGGGAAGGATACGGCCATACTTATCTCCGAAGTTAACATCCCAGTAACGGAATGCCTGAAAAGCTGCACTTGAAAGATCGAGGGAGAGATATGGTGTACCGATATTCGGACGAATATAGATATCTCCCGAGGGTATGTTAAGGTTTTCCACCGGCATCAACTGTTGGAGGTCAATTCTGTTAAAGTAATTGGAGTACCCCTCGTTATCCAACACATGCTTGATCATAGCCTCCATCACATCCCTGGTAAGGCCAACGAATGCCTCCTGCTGATCTTGCGGAAGCAAGCATAACTGTGATGCCCACTTAAATACCTCAAACGAACCCTGGCCGAGTTCTTCCTTAAGCGTCATCTCCAGGATATGGCACATACCCGAATGATTCACGAAACTCACCGGCATATTAAAGTCCTTGATAAGTTTGCGCCACACATTGTCACTCAATTTGTTATTGCAGAGCAACTCCAAGTCATCTTCGAATCTGTAAATAAGTCTACCGTTTTGCATAATCTTGTTTATTGTTCATTTATATATAAAAGAAACGGTCGGAATATTAACAACCCGACCGTTTTTTCTAATTCTTAAATATCCACTTTTGTTGACCTGAATCATATATACGTATCAGGCCCATTTCATTTGTGATCTGGGATTCTGTTAGATCGGGATTGGCGCCATTTTTCACAAGTATATCTTTTCGGAATGAGTATCTATGATGTCGTCGCATTGATTTATCAATATACCAATATGATATAGGTTGTCCACCAACGAGATCGAATCCAAGAGTTCTGTATAGATCACCCATTGAAATATCATTACTTGAAAATGATTCAACCATATGATCAGGATGATCTTTAATGAAACGATTAAATAACCTGGATGCACCACCCATAACATGCACACCTAATTCGTTACAGTAACGATATAATTCATATACACCAGTAGTATCTCCGGATCCTAATGCTTTTCTTTTTCTACCAAATACCATCACACTCACAAGCCGATCATTATAATATAAGCCTAATCGAATAGATCCACTTATAGACCCTTGAATATGATTGAGATCGAGAAATTTTTTCGATTCTGTTGATGATACTTCCCTGATCTCACATTTACGGGCATGGATGCTTTCTTTATATATACCCAACTTCGAGAGGATGATGGATCTGACTATATCCGGTTTATTAATAATCTGATCCTCCCAGATTGTCAGCAACTGGATTCCCAGATCCTTACACCTCTCCCATTTATCATAATGAAATGTAGGTTCCTTTAATGAATGCCAATATACCCCATTGCATTCTATGGCAAGTTTACGACTTGGTATGTATATATCCAGTTCCTTACCTGAAAGTATCTTACGATCATTCGATATATATTTCACAGAGTTGGTATCAAGTATATCACGTACGAATAATTCTATCGATGTGCCCTTATTTCGTTCATATAATATTGGAAGAAGATTTGTGCATATCTCTGTACCCTGATTCTCACGAACATTCTTATGTCCGGCCTTGGATATATAAAATTTATCAACACATCTGGAGCATTCCGGATGAGGACACTTGTATATATAATATATATCATCAATTACAACATATCCTAATATATCATCATTATCATGTATGGTTTTATATATTCTATTGGTGCTCATTTTTTTCTTAAACTCGTCTGTTTTGGAGAACCAATCCACACCATATCTTGTCAATGTTGTTATCTTCATTCGATTCAGTATGTCCGGTGATTGAGCTGGGTGTTCAACGCCATATAACTCAGACACTCTTTCCATTATATATCTTTGAATCTCTTTAGATTTGAATATATTATCAACTCCATATCGTTCAACACATGTTTGTCGGATTTTTTCCGGATTGTTGTAATTGGCATCACCATATCTGGATTTTTTAGTCTCTTTCACCCTTTGAACCATTCGTTGCTTATCGTCAGATGATTTATGTGCCCACATATTTATCTTGGATTTTGAATATTGCTCCTTTTCATCCTGTGTTTTATCCCTCCAAGTCTGCTTTATTTTTTCACGAACGATCGAAGAAGATTGAGCACGCTCCATACCATAACGTTCCATGCATGTTTGTTTGCATTTTTCAGGATTGTTGTAATTGGCATCACCATAACGATCTTTTTTTGTCTGTGATATTTTTTTCTGGATGGATGCCTGATCATTTCTCATACATCCCTTGGAACAATATTGGTGATATCCATTCGATATATTTACGAATCCAGTCGGTCGTCCACATATGCATATCCCCTCACCGGGTTGTTTAATATATTTATCGTAATATTCTTGTGATAACATATTATGTCTGTGTCTTATATGACTACCTATAGTCTTACTTGTACATATTTCTCCGCATATCATGCATTCCATAACTTGTTGTATTTTTATATAAAATAAAAAGACTCGGTATGTTTTTTAATACCGAGCCTTTCTGTTATTGATAAAATTTTCCTACAGGGATCATGTTATTATTTTTGTTCAAATGTTGCATATTCTCCGGCTTTTTTTCCGTGGAATATTCTTGTTTTGAACTCTTCTTGACGACCAGATGACCAGGATGGAACAGCTGTAAGATATCCTATAATACGAACCCAGTATTTTATATCTTCACTACCACATTTCGGACATGTATGTACGGGAGCATTAACAATATGTCCACATTTTTTACATTCGGTCATTGGAATATTGAATGTAAAGTAGTTGCATCCCACTTGGGCGGCGTAATCGATAACTGCCATATACTGATCTTCATTAAGGTGTTCTTCGAGGTTCAAATGGGCGGCTGCACCACCATCGAGGTAGTCCCCAATATACTCACTACCGTGCATACGAAGTTTCTCGAAGATATCCAATGTAGGATCATTGGGTTTGAAGATATAGGATGCATAGAGGTTGGTGTCCTCGGGAACCCAATACTCATCCTCTTTGTCCCAGTTGTAGTTTTTAATAGCAAGACTCTCAGCTGGTACCTGCTCTGTATTGAAAGTAAGGGTGTGTCCGTTAAATTTCTCTTTACCGGCTTCCTTATTGCATTGTGATATGAACCCAAAGATATGTTGGCAGAATGCCTTGTAATCATCATTATCATTGCATCGTATACCAAGGTACTCGGCGGCTTGATTAAGACCATTAATACCGATAGTGAGATACTGTTTATTGAGGTCAATGAAACCGGCGTCATACACCGGAAGGAGCCCCTTATCCTTTACATCCCATAGGAGTTCGTTGTATGCGGTGTGGTACTTGTAAACCCTATCGAGAATCTCCTTTAAATATTGGTCGAGGAAACTGGTGTTCTCTCGCCATCCACCATTACGGTTCAATCCATATGCTCTATCGCAATCCTGAATGATGCGGTTAAGGTTAAGTGTGATAACCGACTTGGAACCGGTTTGTAGACCCATATTACCGTTGGTGAAGTTGAACTCCTTGGTCTGTAGTTTGTTCTTCAGGCGGCAGCAACTGGAAAGACTATCAACCGTATCGGAGATATAGGTGAAGAACGAATGACCACGTGCATACTCCTGAGCAACGAATCTGGCATTCTCCGGATCGAGGAACTCACCATTCTGGTATACCATAGCGAACGACTCCACCGGGAAGGTAAGTACGCACTTCAAACGTTCAGCATTGAACCACTGCATAAAGTCCTTCTGTAACCAATTGAGTGACTCCCATTTAGGTGATGTAAAATCAGGAAATACAAAGTTACCAAACATACCCTCATAGAAGGCCTTGTCGTAATAGGAGAAGTTCACAAAAGCACTTTGTAATCCACGTGCTGCTGCCGGTTGGTTGATAGAATAGATGATCTGTTGGAAGTATTGATGAATCTGTCCACCAATGGTGCGGGTACCATCACCGAGCTTCAACTGGAAATCCGGATTGTTGATGGAATGATTCTTCCACATTTCAAGTTCGGTTTCTGTTAATGGACGTTCACCATTATACACCAGTTCATCACGGAGTTTGTTTAACTCTTCGCTACCGAAATCGTGAACCCGTAACTCATTAATATTGTTGCACCAATAGTGAGATTCGTTAAGAAGTCTTCTCATCTTCGGGCCGAGTTTATAGAAACTATCAAACTCTTTATAGTAATCCTCACCCCATTCCTTACGGGCGAAGTAGTCGAAGTATAGGAGGGCTTCCGGAACGGCAACTGCTCCGGCAAATTGAGCACTCACTGCGAAGATCATATTGACCAACATACCGCAGTACGAATCAATGTTTTTGGGCTTGGCAGAGAGACCACCGATACCTTTGATACCACCATCCAGAAACGGGTACATGGTTAAGGCAACGCAATTATGCACAATAATGTTATTAAGGATAAATGTATGTGTTTCTGTTGTGATATCATAAATAAATTCATTTTGATAAAGAAACGAATCGTTTTCCTCAATTTTTTGCACATTCGTTATTTTTACTTCGCCATCAAATTTGTATTTTGGTGTGGATTCAGAAATAACTGAATTTTTCCACTTAAATGAGAGGTTCATTGGTGTGCTATCCATTCTACGCGAACATCCGAGGGTCCATAATGAGTAATTTGTTTTGTATCCAGTATTACTAAATGGAATACTCTGTATACCATTTCCCACAGAATATCCAAAATATCTCATAATTTCGGCTACTTGAAGTATTGCTGATCTTGATGCAAGTTTTAACCAAATTTGATGGTAATTTATTGTACCATCAGCATCATAAAGTCCTTCAACGATTCCTTTAGCAAAATCTTCATTGAATTCAAGAATATTTATTGGTAGTGTTTTTCCTTGAGCCTTGTCTTGTATACCAAAAAAGTTTTTAAACAAGTTGAATAATCCTCGGCTTCTTACTTCCAATGTGTGAATGTTTCTATCACAATGATATCTTACAGTACCAGCTTTTCCTGTGGCATCAAATAATAATGAGTTAATTTTGTTTAATAATGACACATCTTTTTGTGTAAAATTCAAATATCCAGTGTTATTATTAAAATTTCCATCGCCGATAAAAAATCCTATTACATAACCAAACTCCTCCGTAAGATTAATAAACCGTTTCAATTCGTGTTTATCATATCTTATAAAGGATTCATAAACTTCGCAAGTATCAAAAATTGTTGCAAGATCGAGTATTTGACGGCCTTTAAACTCAATTTTTTGATGTTCCTTATATTGAGACTTTCCTAAAGAATCAATTGCTGGTGTGGTTTCCTCTATATTATTAAGATCAGTTATGAGTGGATGGTTATCAGTTACAACTATATCCTCACCGAAGGATGTTTTTATTCTATATAGATCTCTATGTCTCTTCTTTTTAGTGATTGTTGTTACTTTCACCCATGTGTGGTTTTTATCACTTACATATAAATTATCAGGATATTTTTGAAAAACTATATCAGTTGGATTAACATTTGTTTCCGGTTCCTCAATCAAATCATATAGGAGATCAAAAGGAATTAAATAATCGACCTCATTATATTTTACATGAATCACCTCTTTGGCACTATATGTATAAGGAGCCACGGCACCGGCAAAGCTGGATTCATCGTGTTTATATATAATATGGTTGACAAGGTCACGTTCATATTGTTTAGCACTAAAATCGGGGAAGATCTTGCGGAGTTTACGGACGACCATACGGCGGGAAACATAGATGTTATCCTCTTTGTGAATTTCGTTATTGAGAATACCGATGTTCTTATTGGTTACATTCGAGTTGTCATCGACAGTAGAGTTAGCTGTGTTGGAAGATGCTTTATACTGGTCAATCCAAGCCTCTTTCTTGTCCACGAATTTACGGATCTCCTCGCGGTGATTACGATAGAGGATATACTCCTTGGCTACCTGCGGATAGGAACCCATCAATGTCTCCTCGACAATATTTTGGATATCTTCAACGCCAATGGTCATATATACTTGCGGGATTTGACGTTCCTTGATCACGAATTGGACACACTTACCAGCAAGTTTCTTATATATATTATCGAGGATGTCGTCGTAGATATTATTGGTGTAACGTACATGGCAACGACGGAATGCCGGTTTGATTGCATCCTTCACTTTCTCCTTCTCGAATGGTACTTTTGAACCATTGCGTTTTATTACTGTGATTTGTTTTGGGTTGGATTTAAGATGGAGGATGGTATCCACCATAGCCTTCTCCATAAAATCATCGATCTTTTGTAATTCTTTGTCAGTCATATATATTAGTTTAATTGTCTCCATTCCTGTGGTGCATAACGATAGCCTTGAAAACCCTTATAAAGTATAAGCATAGATTTGATATACGTGAACTTACCGGAGCGACCAATATAGTTGCCTTTGGGCCAAGGAATATTAGTGGTCGTGCATGTGAAACCATCCATAGTCCCTATCCAGGTAATATCCATATATCCTACCACACGTCCATTATGACACAGATAACAACGATCTCCAACATTCGCCTTTTTGGGTAATGTCGGTACCTTAAAGAACATAGTCTGTTCACCGGATTCTACCACCTTCAACTCCTTCTGGTAATCCTCCCATTTAATTGATTTTGGTATTGTGATGACTATGTCCATAATTCAAATATTCTTTATATAAAATATTAAAGAGCTCCCTGTTTTTTATTGGAGAGCTCTATAAAAATATGACTGTTTTGCTTATGGTTTAACGTCAGTAAATCTCAATGATTTCTATTAATAATTGCTGTCCATGTAAGGAATGCAAATAAACTTCCAAACGGCACTCCAATGGCGATACCCAATAACGTCCTATCGTTTGGTTTCCTGAATTTTTCCCTGGGTGGATTGGCCACGTTTTGCACCACATCCATCATATCATCAGGAACATTTGTCGGGATAACGGTCACTGTATCCACATATATTACGTATATCTCATCTGTGGTGATATCAGTTCGATATTTTACATTATACTGGAGATTGGTACCATCCGGTTTGGTGAACCAGTATTGTTTACAATATGCATTATCCTGCATATATAACTTTTCGTGATATATGCGTTCACGTATAGTGTCAAATTCGTAGGTTTCTAATCGGTACCCATTGTCAATAATTGTTTGGTTTGTTTGTTCGATGTGTCTATCCATCATCTCCGGTGTGGTGACCGTATATATATTATAACAGGATGCAAATAAGATGCAAAGTAAAATTAATACTAATCGTTTCATTGTTAATTATGTTTATAAAATTCTTCAAGTTCTTTGGTAGATGTGGTCCACGGCTCGTAATCATAATCGTAAAAACCGCTGGTTGTATTGAACATACTCACATCATTACAATGTCTACATACATCAGGTATATCATTATATAGGAATTTGATTATATCACCGGCTTTGGTATTTTCGGTAACTTCAATAAAACCATTATCTTCGATCTTAACCCGATCTCCGAATTTTTCCTTTAGATAATGCAATGCTGCACCGTAATGACATATATATACTCTGCCATTAGCAAACTGGCAACAAGCTCTACGACGAGGACATCTATATATACGTTCAATATCCTTTTGTTCATCCTCTTGAAGTAATCGTTTAGCGAATCCCTCGTTGGTTGGAATACGAACAATATGCATCTTTGCAAGTGGAATATACTTTTTAAATACATTTTCTATTTCCTCGGTGTTGTTTACCGGATATAATGATAGGGTAACGTATATATTATTCTCCTTCAAGATGGGAGCGAGTTCCTCCAATCTTTTGAACATAGTGCCGTTTGTTGTAAGACAAATGGTGTTGTTTGGCATTAACTCACGTGCTTTCTTCAAAATGATACCGAGATCCGGATGCAACAACGGTTCGCCACCAAGGATTGTAAAATTCGATATCATATCCTTGAATCTGGATATTTTCTCCAAATCAGTGAATATCTCGTATAATGTCTTTGGAGGAGTATTGGATGGAACAATAGGACATAGATGGTTGCAATATTTGCAATTTAAATTACATCTATCTATAACATGATAGTCCATATTCCATATTGGGCGATCACCACGTTCTATACATATGCGATTATCATCCAAGCCATATCTATACCCGTATGTTGGAGGTAAATACTGTAAGTATTGTACTTGAATATGTGAGAAATCAGAATAAGTTATTGATTGTTTCTTATTAAATTCATAGTCGTGGGATTTCCGTAATTTAGTGAATCCGATGGTGTCCTCATCAATAACCCAAATATAATGCTGCACATAATTGAAGTTATATAATATAACATTCATAGCGAACACCTCACTGGATGTTGGTATATTATCAAACTTTGCTCCATAAAGATGTTTTGTGTTAAATACACAACCACTTAATTCAGGTCCAACCATTGATTCCGGATTCCAATATTGTTCAATTATTTCATAATAGTTATCTGGCTTATGTAATTTATAGAACCGATTTATGGCAACCGAGTGGGCATCACTATCTTCCATTAACCAATTCAATGATGTTTGTATGGATTTAGGATCCGGGATATAACCGGCTTCGAGGAATAATACCTGATCACCCTTCATTACATCCATACCGGTATTAAAAGCAGTTGCCAATACATTATCATCGGATTGTTCAGTGATTAATTTGATGAATGGATGGTTCTCGCAATATCCTCTACATATTTGTTGGGTATTATCCGTACTATTCCGATCCACAATAATACATTCAATACCCGTCTCAAGTACTTCTTGGATATTGATTATTGCATCGAGTGTATTCTCAATATATTGTTCATCGTTATGGGATGCTACTATAATTGATAACATAGTCAATAAAGTTTATTTCAAAAAAGGACACCTTTCGATGTCCTTTAAAAATATTCAAATAGACTGAAAATTTAAGGGGTTTTTGATGCTGTACTACCCAGGAACTTGGTAGTGGTGCATACCGGCCGTATCTTCTTTCCGGGACATTTTATTATCTCGCGTTCGTATGTATGAGTGCTGGTTATGGAACCATTGAATTTCCATACCAACATTGTAACCAGTCTTTGGCCGTCATCAAATACATTTGTGTATGCATCCAATTTGGCAGATTTAACAAATGAATTGGGACTCATAATCTCGTTGAACTCGTAGGTGAGAATCTTATCAGGTTCATCCTCGTAGTAGTAGGACACTTCGACCTTATACTCCCAGCTGTTACCGGCACAACTCCCGAACAATACAATGCATGCGAGCAGTGATATAATATATAGAATCTTCTTCATTGCTTGTCCTCCTCGAACATTTTGTACTGGCGTGGATCCTCAAAGGGTTTCTCGAGGCGATCCGCTGGGTAGTGGAGAATGAGTTCACACAGAGTCTTGTTCCCGCGTTTACATTCAGTGATAAATGGACAGGTGGAACTGCAATCCCCGGTCTCTGCTGCCTTCCTACGGAAGAGTTCGAATCCTAACTGGATGGAACTTTTGATGTTTTTTAAATCTTTTTCACTCATATTGTTACTTTATTACTGGTTTACCATTATCAATGTAATTTTTGATGGTCTCGAGTTGTTTACGGACATCCTGACGGAAACTTTCCATATCGGGACCATATTCATATATCATCCCTATACCGGCAGGATTATGTCCACATATACTCTGTTTATATCCGTAGGGCCACGCATAACCGTATAATCTGAGGTCCACTGTGTAGTGGGTCAACCACGGAAGGTTGGAGTTGGGATCCTCCGTTTCACGGCGATAATCTTTGGAGATTGTAAACGTACCGATTTTATTGGATATCTTCTTGGGATCCATAGTTCTCTTGTACGGGCCAATACAGAACTTAATACCATTGGCATCCACAAATTCGTGTGGTTTCTTGTAGTACACATCAATGAATCCAATGGTGGGAATTATCTTGGGCATGATGTACTTGTAGCTCATACCAGCTCGCTTGATCTCCTCGCAGATCACCTTGAAGTCTTCTTCGGTAAGAACATTATGTTCTTCGAGGATCTGACAATACATCAGTGTTCTAAATGCCTTGGTTTCCATATCGTTTTTATTTGAAGTATGTGTAAATCAACTCTTTGTACTCTGGCGTACCCACATCACCTTTGTGGACGAACTTCTTTGCCTCACCGGCTATGATCTCCACCCTGGTACTGACACCGGAATCGTGTTCGCTACTGATGATCTCCAGGGAGTCAATCCCACGGCACCAACGTTTGTACTTACCATCTTCGAAGCCTTCAACCCAGATATCAGGCAATTGTGAGATATCCTGGACAATACCAAATTGGTACTTGTCTCCGTTATGAAACCGGACACTATCTCCTACGTGGATTTCGTATTCTATAATATACTTTGCCATAGTTTTGTTATTTATACATTACCCATCCTTTTTCAGGATAACCCTGCTTTTCGAACTGTACTTGATTGAATCTAACACCGAATGGAATATCCTTGTTATCCATATCACCGGAATTCAACATCACCCATAGCTCCACTTGCTCGATGTATTTATTGAGTGATTGAATGGTCTGGGGATTGAAGTACTTGGTAACGGTCTTCTCCACACGGTGATTGCGAGTCTTGTATTGAATGATGTACTCCAGTTCGACCGAGTCCGGAAGAACAATGGTGCGAATGTGTTTGATAAACATCCACTCGCTGGAACGGAACTGGTAACCCTGGACCCAGTCGTTATCCTCCAGAATCTTATTCATAGTACGCTCGCAAGATTCCAGCTGTGTTTTAGTCCAGGACTTTACCTCCTTCTTTACCTGCTTTACCTCCTTCTTTGCCTGCTTCCTTAACTGTTCCTGCTCACTCTTGGAAATCAAAGCAGATTCCGGAATCTGAACCGGACGGCTGACGCCCTGGACGGTATGTCTTGCACGCTCAATCTGAGCTGCTTGGGTTTGCTTTGCAAGTTTCTCCATCTCGGTTAACTCCGCAACACGAGCTCGAAGGCCCTGCAGTTGTTTCTCCAGGTCTGTCGTGTCCTTACCCTTCTTCTTGTAGTCGTTGATTTTCACCGAGGTGTTATCGCGAAGGCGTCTTGCCTCTTTGATCTCGTCTTTAATGTCTAAAATGTTCATTGTTGTCCCTTCTTTAGTTTCTAATTATATATAAAGGAAGACACACAAAACTTAACATAATTATTTACGAATTATTGACACATACAAACCTGACGTTCTTCGTTGAGTTCGAGGTCGATATCATCAAGGGTTTTAATGGCATCCAACCAGGCATCTGTACCATTGAATGCACGGGTACCCCAACGGAGAGCCTTGACGATTCGTTCGTGGTCAATTGAGCACTGTCCAAAATGGGCCCAGTTGTCTTCCATCTCCTCCCAAAATGCATTCATGATAGGGTCCGTGTAAGTACCCCCATCACCGAAGTGACCGTCCTCAATGTATTGGGCTGCAGTAAGCATTGCGATTGCAAGGCTCGTGTTCGAAAGCTTGGTTTCGTATTTCTTACGGCATTGATATACCTCTTTGTAAAGCTCTTGTAAGCGTTTCATTGTTATAGTTGTGTTATTCTACTTTTATGCAAGCGGTGCACTCAACAATACTTTCATCTTCAACAAAAGTATAAGAAAGAACACCTTTACCGGTTTCCGGATCGATTTTATATGGGCTATTGACAACGCCTTTAACCGTGTTGATTTTTGCACCTGACTTAAACGGCTTATCTGTAAACTTCTTCACCTTGGTACCAGGCTCATAAATCACATTAGCTTCACGCAATGCCTTTTGTATTTTTTGAAAACTCCTTTTCATTTTTTAATTCAAAAGTGTCAAGAGAATTGATAATATCGAGAATAAAACCATCCTCGTAATACGCACCGCTGCCTTCTGGAGTACAGACTTTTTGATTTTTGTCTTTTCTTTTCTTTATTTCCGCTACTAAAGCGTCTTTGCTGATATATTGTGTCATATTACTGTTTGTTATAAAATTTCTATTTCTTCGGTGCGGACAAATTCCACAGAGTCGGCTTTTACCCAAAGAGGAGCATCGACATCCTGGTGGAGGTGGTGTCCGTCCCATTCAATGCAGTTCTCACAAGGATGACCAGGAAGATGGTTGTCAAGTGGTATTATGCAGGGAGTACCTTGGACAACGATAAGCTGACCTTCAATGAATTCGTCATTCCAGCGTTGGGCTTTAAATATTTGAACTTGTATTTTCATGATACTGTATATTTGTTGTTTTAAATAATTGCCACTCTACAATGTGTTCGTAGATTTCTTTGAATCCGCTTCTGGTAAGGGTTACGACTTCTACGTCAGATTCGTGCTTGTGCTTGAGGTTGTCGAATATATTGTCGATGACTTCCTCAAGAGTATTTCCTCCTTTGTCGTATGGAAATTCTGTGTTCATTTGACTGGTGTTACTGTATTTCATTATTGTAAGTTTGACAGTTAATTTTCGATGGAAATATAGCCGTGATTGATGAGCCACTCTATGGCCTTGACGGACTTCTCGAGGGTGGTGTCGTTGGACGAATTGAAAAGAAATGCTTCCTTCCAAGCGAAAGCGGAAATACTGGTACCGAGTTCGGTGCGAGCGGCGAGCCAGTCGCGTTCGTTGATTTTGTCGTTGATAATTTTGAGAGTAGCCATATATCGTATAATTGGTAGTACTTACATACCTGCTGACCCAGGTTACGGGAACCGGTGTGTATCACCAAATACTTGTCACCATTCTCGGCAATGTCTACTTCGATGAAATGATTACCGCCACCCAATGACCCAATGGAGGACTGCAGGTGAGGAATGTTACGGAGATGCTTATACATCTTCATATCATTTAGTTCTGGGAACTCCACACGGGTACCCTGCTTCTCGTTAACATCGCTACCAGAAGGGATGTTCTCGTGAATGAACTTATCCAACCCCGATAGGTCGATGTCAATAGGACCCAAGTTTACGACGTACATGCCACAATTATGAACAAATACACCAGAACTCAAAGCAAAGTTACCATATTCAAAATTAGTAAGACAATATACATCAGTAGTTTCATCAATAATCCTTACCGAAATAACTTTATGATTTTTATATCCAATCAACTCCTCAAATGTCATTTTTGATTTTATTGATATCTCATTTGCTTTCTCCCACGTATATCCATTATAGACTTTTTTACGAGCTATTTCATATGACTTCTGCGAAAAATCATTACCACATAATATGAGGATTTTTTTAAGTTTACCGATTTGTTGTATAAGTTTAAATTGAGGATCTTTATTCTGTGTATCGAATTTGGTTGTATTATGAGCAAGTTGACTTTTCCTTGCAGCTTCTCGTTGGGCTGGAGAATTTAATTCACCAGATTCATTTCGTTTTTGTGTCAATTCACTCATGTTTTTTAAATTATTCGCTGCATTTTTCCCACGCCAAGTAGATTCTGCTCTTTTTTTACCAGCCTCACTATATATTTGCGGATGTTTTTTAGCAACTGCCTTGAACCCAGTAATACCCATTTCATTAGTGACCTTAACCATATTGGAATGTAAATTCCAATGTTCTTTATACGTCATTCTTTGGATATTATCCGGATTGTTGTTCAGATAATTAAAATCTTTGTGGTGACGTACATATGATCCAGTTGGGTTACTTCCAAGTATTCTCGTATTATATTCATCTGCCAATACGTGGGCATAAGTCCATTTATGATATGTTGGTTGGTATATGACTGTGTATTTTTCAAGATGTTTTCTTATTTTGCCATTATTGTTGTTTTTGGTTTGAATTTCTCCATCGTGATTTTTTTTGCAATATCTACATATAATGGATATAACGAAGTGCCTTGTTTTAAATTTTCGGCTTTTATTTCGTTTCTATTAATATCATAAAATATATGATCTGTTGTGCAATGGATTATCTCATTATTATCAAGTAAAATCTCAACTATTTTATCCACAGTTTTGATTTTTCGTGGAACATCAATTCTTGAAATAACGATTTGTCCCTCATTATCAAACGAATAACAATAATTTATTTTTCCTTCATTATATTCGCTAATAAGCTCTTCAAAATTCAAATCACGTCCATCGGCGAGTTTTACCTTGGTATCTTTTGTAAAGCATCCGATATCTACGCCGACAAGGTTAGGCACTACCTTCTCACCCAGGGCTGCTGTGAATCCAATCACACAACCCATACCGGCGTGAGTATCCGGCATAATGCGGATTTTAGCATTACGGAAAGCATCCAGGGACATCATGCGCTGGATCTGTCCATATACGCTACTTTCAACTGTTTTTGCAAATATTTTAAGATCGTTCATAGTTATTCAGGTATTAAGAAATAATTGTTCTTTGTTTTCTCCCAACGTTCCTGGGATTTTATTTTCGATTGTTTTTCATTGTCTTTCAGGATATCCTCATCCCACCGGGTATTCTCTCTACTTCTTTGACGCAGCTCCCGCATCTTCTTGGATTCCTGTTTCTCTTTCTCCGCGAAATACCGATAGTACTCTTTGGATCCACGTTCGACATAGAGGTATTCGGTGCGATCATCGAACTCACAGAGTTCATCCAGATCCCTTATGATATTAGGATAGTAGTAGTGACCGGATTCAGGTATTCCATATATTTTACGAAATTCCTTATTGTATTCTATTCCATTACGATGGAAATACTTCATCAGACTGGATTTCCAATCCCACCACAGTGTATCTTTGATTGATTTGAATTTTGATAGCTCTATACTGGTACCATTGCAAAACCCCGCAAATTTCTTCCGACTCATCATACTCAGATTATTCTGAAGTATTATGGAAATGTGCGGAAAAGCCTCTATCAATTTCTGGTTGAGCCGTACATAAATAGTCTTACCATTAGGTGCCAGTTTGAGCATCTTGGGATGTTCAGGGTAGTATTTAGAATTAAGTTGGACTATGCCATTCTCATCCACATAGAACCTGTAGTAGTACCTATCACGCCCACCGGTTGCAATAGCTCTCAACTCCAAGGGAACACCCTTATCGCGAAGCACTTGGGTTCGTTTCAACCAAGCCTCCATAAACGTCGTGAATGGCTTACCCACATACTTATTAAGCAATTTGACCTCGAGCTGATATTCGGGTTCCATATAATATTCATATCTGGTGTTATTCCAGCGCTTACGAGCCCATTTATTGTAGACCTTGCTGATAGCCTCAGCCTCCTCCGGTGTATGCCACCGAGCGTCCTTGAGTTTGGCTCGATTGTATGGAGCCAATGGGTTATGTTTAGGAGCTGGTCTCCATTGCTTGTTAGTTTCCATATTAAATATTATTACAAGTATATATAAAGTACACCCACAAATTATTAACAGAAATTATCGGTTTAATATAAAAGTATTAATATCTTCCAGAAAGTCTTGACGAATATGTTTCACGGAGATGGTGTTTGATATATGATCCACTGTACAATCATAGTCGATCGTAGCCGGTGTATATGATTCATTATATCCTTCATCTTTGATGGATACATTAACCATCACACACCCTTGTTGCTTTTTCTTTGTTACAAGACCCTTAACGTTTGGTGCTGGTTGTTCGAGGACCTTGATAGTTCGTGTGTATAGTTGTGGTTTATGTTGTCCACCGTGAATGTGGCCACAAACAAGCAACTTGGGAAGATCTTGGCATTTTGCCAATGCATTAACCAGATATTCCGAACCGTAGTTTGCTTGGTGTCCCCAACGATTGATAGTTTCACCAAGTCCGCCATAGTTTGGTGCTGCATGCACAATCATTACATCGGTGCCTTCTGGAGGAGTATATGGTTTAGGATCCCCACCGGAATACCAAGCCCATCCAGGAAGATCACTATAAGGACATCCCCAGAAGGTAATATCGTCAATTGTTATTTGTTCGTTACAAAGGTAATGGATTCGATCATGAACACCCTTCTCGTATAGTACACCGTTTATCCATTCCTTGAACCAATCCATTTCGGTGACAAAATCGTGATTACCCGGTGTGATTATAATATGTTTTGCTGGTAGTTGGGTAAGCCAGTCAATAAAGATATTCCTGATCCACCACTTCATCGTGTTGTTTTTTTCCTCGTGGGAAACTGCATGTTGAATTTTCAGTGGAGAAAAGTCACCAGCTATAACCAATACATCGCATTGTTGGTCTACTTCAATATAGTTGAGAATACCGTGGGTATCACTAATTGCACCTATTTTCATAATTATTGTATTTTGAATAAATATAAAAAAAGCCTACCGGTATTTAACCAGCAGGCTTATATAAGCAACTGTCTTACTAACTCTTACTTGGCGACATCATTGATGACATCAATCAGCGCGGCGCAGAAACCAGCTACCTCATCATAGATGTTAGCATAAGTGGTGAAGTGCAGAAGATCCACACTATTCACAAAGAACTTATCATTAGGAATGGACTTGATGAATGTATTGATTTCATCGCGACGTCCGGTAGCCCAGTCAAGCTTCTTACTGAGGCCCTCAATCAGGAGGTTAAGCCACTCGTTCACCTGCGAATTGTCATACTTACCGCTACGAATATAGGAGAAAATATGAGTCTCGAGAAAAGCCATACGCTTCTCAAGTTTAGCCTTCAGATCGGCGACCACCTCATCGGACATGTCATCATTGACGATTTCGAGATTCTCCTCAATATAGGGAATGATGTAACCGATAATGTTGGTATACGGCTGAGGAACAAGGCGATTCACCTGATGAACATGTTTTATCCAGCTTACTGATTGCTGACGGGCATCGATAGCAGCTTTACCCTGGCAAGGACATTGAGGTTTCTGAGGATTGTCACATACCTGTGTTGTAGAGTAGGACATATGGGAGATAGGGGTACCCTCGGCAATACAGCGGGCAATATAGGCGTTCATCTCATCACGATTGGTAAACTTCTGGTCGTTAACCTGACCTTCAAATACGGTTTTCATATTGTTCATGTTTTTTTATAATTTATTTCGTTTATATAAAATACTCAATTTTTCATGTTTTTTAGACGGATTCCTAAATTTCAATTTTAATGAGAGATCTTTTTGTACCCGTATAGTTATTCAGGGGCACCCGAGATCTCTCATTAGGGAGCGAATTATCGCGCTAAAATCAAATATTATTTGATGTATTCGTCGTAGTTCTTCATCACCATCTCACCGGCAATTACAGCTGCCTTGTCGTGGTACTCATCGTCCAGTTTGTCGTTGTCACGGTACAACTGGATTGTATTTTGATAGTTTTTATCCATCAAGTCGCAAATTTTATCACAACGTTGCCAGTTGGAATCGGAAATGATGTTGTTCATTACCTGGAAGAAACGGACGGCATCACTATTCTTCGGATCCTTGGGATCCCATGTTCCCCAGGATGGTTGATTGAGTTTGAGGTGACCCTTACTTGGGTTTTTATTTTCCCACTGCTCACAGTAGTAAATGGAAATGGTGATATATGAGTCTTTGGACATCCTCAACTCGATGTTTGAGTCACTCACGTGGACGATAAGGTCTTCTCCCAACCAATCGTGAACCAGATTCTCAATACTTTCGAAGTAATTATCGCGATTGGTGAGGAAATTATCGTACAGTTCCTTATGTTTGGTATGGTACTCGTCGGCCAGATCCCTGAGCTCGGGTACTTCACCGTCTTTACCGCGTTTGATAATGTCGCCGGAGATCACAGCAACCATACTGCGGTGGAGTTCAATGAGTTCCTGTTTGTTATCCTGATCCAACGAACTCGCAGAACGAGTCATATCAAACAGTTTATTCTTCTTGAGGTACTTGGCCAGTGCAAGGATCTCGGTGATGATTTCTTTCTTGGTGTTGGTAATGTCTATCATAATTCTTTCTTTTTTATGTTCAATTATATATAACCGGGTTCACCAAAATCTTAACATACCATCAACAAAAAAACCGGAGCCATTCGGTCCGGTTAAAAATATGAGTAGAACTTTCAATTTATTTAGTTAGGAATCCAAGTGTATCCTCGAATGGACGGGCGACATCATTAATTACACATCTGGTATCCTTTGTGGAATATTTGATGGATTCCTTTACAATGTCATTCAATTCAAGTACTGAGTCGTACATTTTTATATTGGTTACAATATGAGGCGCCGGAGATAAAACCACAGGTACCGGTTGTTGTGATATAAAGTCATTGTTATATGCATTAGTCTGTAAGCATGTAGCATTCTCAAAATCGAATATATACATATCCGGTTTAATATAATATGGTCTAGTACCAGCCGGTGCAGTGCATATATATGGATATATATTCATCTCCGTGGTGAATGATGCTCGATTCCATTTACAATGCACCATATATGTATACCCTGGTATAAGTTCTTGCGACATACCGTTAAATGATATAACAGCACCGTGCATATCCACCTTAACATTACCTGCCTTGAATATTGTTTTTGCTGTGTTTGTATCGCGTGGACTAATAATAAAAGCCAATGTACCCGAATCCGAACAGTAACGATGTTGATATACGATAACCGAGTCTTCATTAATGAAGTTATAGACATCCCTTGTTACTATAGCAGCTCTATGATTAAGTTGATGACTTTTCACGCTATGTAATTCGGTGTTGGTAACGAACTCACGAACTGCATCCGATATGGTTAGATTATATAGATTCTCCGGTTGATATAATGGTGCCTCCATCTGTATAACACCACTCTCGCGAACCTGCTCTTCTTCCTCTTTGGGAAGAAAGTTCTCCATACGGTTAACTGCCCAGTTATCAATAATACTTTCAAAATCACCCTGATCGATGTTGGTTTTATCGTTCCATTTTACCAATCCGAGTTTCCACGTGACAGGACGCCACATAAACCCTTCTGCTTTTTCATCGTAAGCAGCATTGACCTCCCACATACGTTTCATCAATGGAATCCATATAATATCACGTTGTTTTGGGAATGCTGTATCACCGAATGCTTTGGCGAATGCTGTTTTTGACATCTCAACTTCCCAATCGGTATCCCAATCAAAGTCGAATTCGGTCATCTGTGGTTTACTCGAAGGCATAGCTCCATCCTGGCAAACCAACTTCAAGTACTTCATATCAACCACGTTATGAAGCACATACTCTTTGAATGTGAGATCTGCTGTATTTTGATCGGGTAATACTCGAAAATAATAGCAAGGAATACCAACCATACAGCACACAAGATCCGATAATTGTGTATACATTTGTAGTGCACAATCGAGATTGGCATAAAAGTCGATTGTTTGGTTTAGGCAAAGATCCTTGAGATATGGGTTCTCGTTATATAAACAGATCGTATAGCAATCAACGGCTTTGCCATCAAGTGCCAATGTTTTGAATCCTGAAATTATAAGTATACGAAGATAATAGTCGGTTTCAATGTTAGGTGCAAGTTTATCATATTGTTCCAGTGTCACGAAATTCGTCCAGCATATAGTATCAGTACTCCACGAGAATAATGCTGTTTGTGTTACATCATTATCATTCTCATCGAATATATTAACTGTTCTATATCGTATTGGAACTGTAAGCGTTATAAGGCGCTTGATTAAACAAGACATAACTCGAATATTTTTTTAGACTGCACTACTTGTGCTACCGATCAATGCGTTTGCCTTACTACGGATAAAATTACATGCTTGATCGATACCATTACAGTTACGCCAACGGGCTGAGTTCGAATATACCGTATATGCGTATGGAGAGTTCTTACCACGCAGGATAATAGCACAAGTGACAGAGGAACACCGACAGGTTTGTGCGTTCGAATATGTAATATTCACTATACATACCTCTCCAAAGTCGGATACTTGTACACCAAAACCGGTTCCTAATCCCAAAGATGAACGTATATATCCACCCATAGACGCTTTAGTACCAGGACCGGTTGCTGTTAACCAATTGAAAGCTGATGGATCGTTGGTTGGCCCGACGCCAAATAAAAGATTTGCAGGACCTTTACCAACACCACCAGCCTTGGTTTTTGTAGCCTCGTCAATCGGTTCATCAATGGATATTACCTCAAGATTTTCGAAGTTCTCCAAAGCCTCCTCAAGTGGGGTTAATACAGTTTCCTTATCTTCAAGCCAAACTTTATGGTATTTACGATCATCTGTGACCTTGGCAACGCGGAATTTAATCTTACCAACACTTATAACACTACCTACGGAAGGAATGATATTATTATCATTCTTTGTGGTGACCTGTACGGTTACATCATTCCAAGTCTGTTTATTGGATAGATAGTAACGGATTTCCTTTGTTGCTTCCATATTGGTATGATTTATTTGGTATAACGCTTGGAACGAGCGAGGATTTTCTTTACAAGCAACTCACAGAACTCGGCTGTATCATCGATATTACCACATTGAGGAAGATCTTTATAATCGCAAGGAGTCCAGATAAACTTATCACCTTTAACATCGAGTACCTTGTAAGTAGCCTTACCATCACCATCTATATTGAGATATTTTTCAACAATGGATAATTTACCGCAACTACATTGACGAACAAAGATCTTACAGCTTGGAATGCGGGTACCTTCGCCTTCAACACGGGCACGAACACCAATAGTAATACAAGCACCTTTATGGGATACTTTATACTCATTATTCTGTACATGTGCTCCTGTAGACTTATACCCGAGACCAGGAAGTTGCTGCATAAGATTACTTATAACTATGGTTGGTATATTTACTGCCCAATCAAATGCACCAATACCTGTTTGTGGTTGAAGAGCTTCATCTATGTATTCAAAAAGATGTTTCATAAAAACGGTTTTATTTTAAATAAATAATAAAGGCTCCCGGAGGAGCCTTCAAGTTGTACTATTTAATTTCTTTTTAACCGTCATATTCCACTTCGTTCCAGTGTTCTGGTCGTTTACCCATATTCGGATCCACATACTTGGCTGGATCATTCAATCCATTGGCCCAAAATGCTTCCAATCTCTCGGTGCATGTACCACATTTACCACAGGACTTACCAGTCTCATTTGCATTATAGCAGGAAACTGATTTACGGAAGATGGTATTGATTTGTGAGTTCTTCAAACCCAATTCCTTGGCGCTGGAACGTCCAATATTCAACACTTCAGCCTTTGAGCAATCAACGAACGGTGCATCATAGACAACCAAATCGGAATCCCAGTTGGAGATACGGAATAACTCACGGGCCATATTTACACTTTCATCTGTGCAATCCGGATAAATAGCATGATCACCGGCATGTACACCCAATGAAATAACCACCTTGGCTTGATCCCGGAGTTCCTTCTCGGAAACCTGTTGTTGAGGATCTGTACCTGCATTATACTTAAGTGCATCGAGATTCATCCTGGCAAATGATAGAGCCTTGGAGAAAACGATGGAAGAAAAGATAACATTACGATTCTCCACCACGGTCGTTTTCATCATCTCATCTGCGTAGTGACCTTCCGGGGCATGTTCACCCTTAACCAGGGATGATTGACTCATATTAAAGACACTGCGAAGGTCAATGATTTCGTGATCGATGGAAAGGCCAAGTTTCTGAAGGTACTTTGCAATCTGACTGGCTCGTTTGAGTTCAATGGAATGACTTTGACCATAATTGAACGATACAGCATGTACACTGTGTCCTTTGGAGAGAAGATAAAGCACCAAACAGGTACTATCCATACCGCCGGAGAATGATACTACGGCAGTTTTCATATTGCGTTTATCCGACATATTTTTGAAATTTTATTGTATATCCAAATATAAGTAATTAACTTCTGTGTTTAACCGGTATGCGTTTATACATTTGACTATACAGTCGATTTGGTTTATGAAATCCCATATGTTTCCACCATCGATAACTTGAACCACCGTCTTTTTCCTCCAGTACGTGACATAACGTTACTGCGCTAATGGGGTAGGTGTCAATCAACCAATTGAACATCTTTTTACCCCAGCCCTCACCACGTCTCTTATATGCTACTTCAAACTTATCGATATATACAGTAAATGTAAGAGCATCTCCTTGAAATTCAAAACATTCAAAGCGAACAAACATAGCTCCTACAAACTTGTTATCATCGTCAAAGAAACAAAAGTATTTTTCCTGGTCATCCACTACCTCAAAATGGGTCCAAACCAAATCAGGCATCATTTGCCGGACTATATACTTGGGAAGACATTTGTAACTTTTAACATTCATGGGTTTCTCTATTGATGATTATATATAAAGAAACTTGCAAATTTATTAACGCTATTTTGAAACCATTATTATTTAATCAAAAACATTCGAATTTAATATGGTGAGTTTTAACATGAATGTCGGGTTGAATCTATATAAGCCAACAACCAAAGATTCAGTGTCTGGACTTTGGAATGGTAATATTATAGATACCAATATATATCAGATAAATGTTGGAAGTCCAACATCCACGAATCTGGGTCAAGCAACGTGGAGAGTTTGGTATATGTATTATAATGGTACCTCAATTAGACATAGGGTATCCTCGAATTCAATAACATTTGACAGTAATATGTGGCCTTATGTTAGCCCATATGAACTTTCTCCGGATATATATATACGTGCAGATTTTGATCCATATAACTATCGACATTCGTCTGAAAATAAATATTGCATTGAACTTGAGTTTTCAGATTATTCAGCTGAAGTATTACAATACGATAGTGGTGTATATGGTGCATGTAAGGAAGCTATTCAAATGTTGGGTGAATCACTTGGAAAAGTATTCAAGGAAGGTAATATAATGAATGTTTCCAATAATTGCAGGTGGAATAGTTTTGTGGATCATCCAGTGACTTTAGATCCAGATCAAAAACAATATATGTTTTACGGTTCTCAAATACCTGGTTATGCGCTTCCTACACGTACTGCTTTTCTTGAAAGTTTTATTAATGATACTACTCCGTTTGTAGGACCATATCAATCAGTTCCACGAAATTTTCGAGGCAGTATTACTCCAAACTCACCCAGTTATTAAATAGTCAAGTTCAAAAAGAATCAATTGGAACTTCTAACATTGTACTATGTGTGGATGAAGATGCTACTGGTAGTAATCTGAATAAAATAAAAGGCCACGGATATCACCTATTGAATATAAAACCATCCAACGGTTTTAACCCGGAAATTTGGAATCGGAACTATAATTTTCCATTTAAACCAAATGCGAATACATTCGGCGGGCATATACCGTGGTGCGATAACTCATATGGTACATATCCTTTACTTGATAATTGTTTCTGTTGGAATGTTATTACATTTACCCAATGGAATGGTACATCAAAAAGTGTTGGATTTATATCAAATTGTCCAAATGTAGGCGACGTAGCGAACACTAATTTATTACCTACAAAGAATTTTACGTATAGTGGATTATTGGTTAAAAACGCAGCCACATCTAATGGCCCATCGGGATATGCTATGGCAGATGGTGAATGGTTTGATTTTAAAATTTGCCCATCTTCTTGGCATATGTCACCATCCTGGGATATTATATGTCATAGTTCCCAAATAAAATGGTGTAATATGATGCCCATTACAGTCAGTGGTATTAGTGGATCTATTAGTGGATTTATGAGATTTGAATTGTCGCGTGCTGGATGGCATGATATAACAAAGGCAAAACTTGATGCTTGTTAGAATATATAAAAATAAACACCCTCGATTGAGGGTGTTTTTATTTTGAGCTCTTAAATCTCTCCAGGAAAGTGTGTTTGGATGATTTCCTTAAGCTGTTCAACCCGTTCAGGTACCGGTAGATCACCAATGGTATATCCAACCCAGAGGCCTTGTTTAACCAACTCATCGATCACATCTCGTACGCATTGGTCTACTTCCTGACGATTCTTCTCGTTTGCATCGCGATACCCATCATCCACCACACCGAAGTATTCAGCTGGGAAATAGACATGAATCACATCACTATGGGTTGAAAGCCAATCCTGCAGGATATACATTTGTTTTGCATAGGTGTCATATGCGACCTTACCGGTACGTGCCAACCATAATGTATATGCACATACATCCAATAGACCACGATCGGAGATGTATTCAGGATACTTGGCAAATAAATATAGGTACTCGTAGAAAAAGCGGTTTTGGGACCAGTCATCACCATTTTGGTTAATATGAATGGTTGGATCCTGTGCAGTCATATTACGGATAACTTCACGGATGCCATATTGTTTCAACTCCGGTGGGAGTGCATTCATTACACTTGTTTTACCTGTGCTTTGTGCACCAACGAGAATTATTTTCATTTTATAGGTTTATTTATTTTCAAAATCAATCTGTTTGGGTAAAAAGATAATTGGACTACCATCTATTCTTGAATGGGTTTTATATATACCTTCATATACCTCACCATCCACTTTTAGAATACATTTATCATTAGCAAATAGCGGTTTTTGCCACTGGACCATCTCCATTATACTTCTGGTTTTAAATATTATCTTCGTCAAGGTAAATAAATTAAGTACATCATCTACCGTTTTCAATTTGTTTGCTGGTATTACTGGTTCTATGGATTTAATATCGGCAGTTCCTTTAATGAAATAATCTTTATCTTCGTGGGTGATGGTTAGTTCTACAAACATATATATACATCTTTAAAGTAATATATGGATTCGTATTTGCTTTTTAACAAGGTTCTTTACCTCCTCGAAAGATTATATGTATTCTTTGGATATAACAAAGACCAACGAATGCTCTTGGAGCGAATTAAAGAGTGTGTTTTGATTAGAATATCGCATGTTATAATTCAGGGTGAACTCTCAAACCCAAATGAGTACACCATTACATCCGGCAATAAATGGCTGGAGAAGTTCGAAAATCTTTGTATGATTCATCCAGACCTCAAACAAAAACGACCAGCATTCTCCATTGACTGGAAAAGTGGCCGTATTAATAGATGGGAACACGATTGTGAAGTATTATCCGGATGGACTTTCAAGAACGTCACCCTTACCTACATAGATAAAAAAGGCCACACCTTATTACAAGTGCAGCCTGAAGAGTTTCGTTTTCATTATAATATATCTCGTAACGGAGTAATCAAAAATTGGAAGTCACGTAAGATGGATTTTACATCGGTGCTCCGGTGGGCCCTGGATAATCTTGTTTAGATTTGCACGTGACCCATCACCTCGCCGGTTTCCTCATCGAATACTTCACCGGTGTCTGGGTCAACAGTCCATCCCTCCGGTAGATTATCGGGATCGAGATGTTCGGAGTCCTGAGCCTGTGATTCCTTGTTTTTCATCTCCTCTATAAATGCCTTACGTCCGCGAGATATGATTGAACCATCCTCGCGTTCTGTAGTGGTACCATCACCATCATTGGATCTATCATTTTCTGCAAAATTCAATTCCATCTGGTAACCGGTAATAATCTTATTAAAGTTGGATATTTGATCACGGATCTGCTTATCGACGGAAAGTATCTTACCTTGTATACGGTCAAGTGCCATATAAAGGCTTGCATTCCCTGGATTCTTCGATATGGATGTCACAAGATGGTCGTGGACCTGTTCATTGACCTTGGCCATCTTATATAGTTTACGGAGGGATTCAATCTCTGTATCGATGCGGCGTTTGAAGTCCGGATGTTCATCCGTGAATTGTTTATTGTTATATAAACGAAGAAGATTCTGTACATTGGATGCAGCAAGTGTACTGGCGTCTTTTGTAATGAGGTCTATATCAACCTCGTATATATCTTCCATATCATCGACTGGTACTCCTAATTGCTTGGCATCACCGAAGAGGCCCTCCATATATTTTTCAGCACCAGCTACATCTGTCTTTTCCCAGCCAGTTTCCTCTGCACCATACCTTAAATTCTTCGTTCTACCACTTCCCTTTGGCATATATGTATTACTTTTTTTCCATAGCAAGTCTACCGGCTTCACATTTACCATCTTTCCAGATGCTCCAACCGGTATATTTAATGAGTGAATCGTATGCTGAACGATTACGAATCCACACTGTATCATCATTGTTCGATAGGATCCATTCGAGATTGGTTTTGGACACACAATTTCTCCACTTGGCTCGTGGATTAATTGCATATGCCACATCATTCCAATCCATAATATCGAGGTCTGGGATATATATAGGATCGTGACCCTTATAACATATCACATAATGTCCCCAATAGTCATCAATAGGCACCTTACCACCTTCTGCGTTGGATACCACCTCGCATACATTGAGGAATAAATTATCAAACTTCTCGAATTTGACAACCTCCAACTCATCTGTATCCTCACCTAAACATCCGGAGAATTTGGAGTGTTCCAACACATATTTCATATATTGGATTCCAAGACTCCACCACATATCGATATCCTTCAGATCGAGACCTGATGAATCCCAATCGTTATTCTCGAATGCATATATATAATCTGCAGCGAGTTCATCATCGACAGTGAATCCGAGTCCTTCCTGTAATTGTTCGTCTATATATTGCTTTAAGTTCTTCATGTATATATAATAAGGATCTTTAATGAGCCATTAATCATCTGCTTTGTATGGTATCCGTTTATCTATATGTTTTACCAGGTTGTATCTGATCAACCGGGGTAATCTCCATACCATATACCCCGCGGTTTTCCTTTGTCACTTTGACAAGTTCTTTGGCACCGAGCTTTTTAGGATCACCGCAGTAGTAAATGGAGCCACATGTATCCACAGTATCCTTCTCGAACACCAGTATCACAGACTCACCAATCTCAAGGCCGGTTATTCGTTTCTTGGTACCACTGTGCTTATAGTTTACGGTGTTGTATCTTACTGCGGCTTTATCAATATAGTCAAAGATTTCCTGTTTTTTCATATCCTTACTTTTTTAATATTCTTAAGTATATATAAATAAACTTCCTTGAATCTTAACATTGATTTAATATATTCTTTCAAATAACTATCATTATGCAAGATGATGTAAATTTTTTGAATCACTGTATCAATGTGTTAGATGACGAATCAAATAATGAGGAGATATTAAGAGAGATCCATAATAAACTCAAGATTTTCACACCATCAAATATGCCCCAAATTGATGCAGATATCATATGGGATAAGGCCTGGAAGTTTTGTCCACCCAATGTAGTGGATATCCCACCGGCATCAGAAATTCGAAAATGCGATATATTATTCTGTAAAATGTTATTACAAAAAATTCCGTTCTATGATTGAATTATATTATAATCCAAAGGATCCACGGTATATATTTCTTACCCACGATTCCACCAAAACACAGGTTCGTAAACTAAACAAGCAAACCCGTAAGTATGAGATGAAAGAGGTGTTGGAAATCGTTGCATTGGAAGAACATCTAAATGCTTTGCCCGACTACCAACGGATGCCGAGTTTTGCGGGTATCCCCAAGCCGGTGGTCTTTCTCGAAAAACAACGTGTTAACGACCGTATCATATATTATTGTCTTACCGGACTATGGAAAGAGATAAAGGATTGGTGTCGGAGTAAAAATATAATGTGTAACGGTATATATAATCTTAAGGACTACGACAATCCAAATAAAGAGAAAGACCAGTCCCTTATACTTACCCCTTTCAATATGAGTATAGAGGACTTTAAAAAGATGGTGGAAGAATGGGGATTAAACCTCGAACTGCGTGGTTATCAATATGATGCACCCTGGAAGATCCTTCACTATCATCAATCAATGTCTGAGTTGGCCACTCGTGCTGGTAAAACATTGATGGCATATGTAATATTCCGTTATATGCTTGAACGAGGTGGAGCCCATAATATCCTGATGGTTGTACCATCCATTCAATTGGTTAGACAGGGTGTAAGTGATATGAATGAATACAAGGAGTTCTTCACATCGGAAGCCATCTGGGCGGAAGGGGAGTATTGCGAAGGTGCCAATCTGACTATCGGTACATTCCAATCGTTGGTACGTCGTTGCACCAAAGGAAAGCGAGGTACTGTCAACAAACACTACAACCCCAAGTTCTTCGATAAATTCGATGTAATATGCATCGATGAGTGCCACAAGGCAGACTGTGAATCCATCAAACAAATTATGGCACAGCCGTTTGTCAAGAATGCAAAACTCATATTTGGATTTTCCGGTACCCTACCGGATAAAAACACCATCGAATCCTATGGGTGTCAAGCATTACTGGGTCCTTGTATTCAAACTATAGAAACAATGGATCTTGTGGATGCTGGTTACCTGGCTAAACCAATCATTCGACAGGTACGTATTAAATATCCTGATAACCTCACAGATGAGTATATAAAGTACGGCGAGTATCTATGTTCCAACTACGTTGTTGAGGATGGTAAGAAAGTACTTCGTCCAAAAGAGGAACGGGATATGACAATGATACACGTGAAGAAACCACCCATTGTTATCCAGCAGATGAAGGATAATGTTGAATTTGGTTTACTCCCAAAGGAATCATATAGGGATAACCTCGTGGATATGTGTAGGGCTCAAGGGGCCAACCTGTTGGTATTAGAGCAAATGATAGCTGAACACTCGAAAAAGAAACTAGAAGTAATCCGGGATATAGCATTTGAATGGAGTAATAGTAATGGTATTATATTCGCACATAATGAGGCTTATATAGATTACCTCGAAAAGTATTTCAAGGATGTGTGGCCGAATAGACCTATATATAAAATGAAGGGTGCAACCACACCCAAACGACGGGCCACCATAATCGAAGCAATGAATAATAAAGATAACGATGCAATCCTCATAGCAAGTTATGGTGTTGTGAGTACCGGTTTGACGTTTAAGAACATCGAATACGCTGTATTCGCCCAATCATTCAAATCCCAATTCATTGTATTACAATCACTTGGTCGTGGATTGTTGAAAACCGAACAGAAAGATTCATTCTACTTATATGACCTGATTGATGTGCTACCAACAGGGTGTATCCTAAAGCAAGGTGATGCCAAAGTAAAGAGATATAAAGAGAAAAAATTTGAATACAAAATAATACATAAATAATTATGAAAGCTTTAATATGTGTAATGTCGACAAATAAGGAGCCATTTATTTCAACATCGAAAGCCATTGTTGAGGAATATAGAAAAACAATCATACAAAAAAACCTCAATATTGATGTATGTGAATATGTAGGGGGAGATACTTTTAAAACCATAGATGGGATAATACATATGCAGGTTGATGATAACTCCACATATCTTAAACGATGGGAGATGATGAAACTTCTTAAAACTGCGAATGCTGATTATGATGTATTTGTATTCCAGGGCACATCCACGATATGTAATTTAGAGCTACTTGATATGCTTATGCAGGATGGTGGATTTGATGATTCCGGTATATATGGAAATATAATGATCATCCAAAATCGTGGTATGAGATATTACAAGGGTAATGAACACAGAATATTAAAATGGACTGGACAGATTCTGATTGGATGCCTGAATATAATGACAAAACAGATGATGTATGATATACTTGAGTGGATGGATGTGAATACCTGGCCGGATGATGTTAAAACCAAATATTCATTGTTCATAGATCCTTCAAATTATCAATCATTTACAAGGGTATATGGGGAAACTATGTCAAATTATTTACCATCATTGAAATTAGTGGATGATGATATGGTTATCAATGCGATAGTACTTGATATCCTCCATAAAAATCTTTATAGATACAATTCCGCATTTTTAGAGGATGCCGTTAAAATGAATGAATACGATTATATGTCCCTTTTGGCAATTCGTTCGAAAATGGAAGTATTATACGCAAGGAATTTCAACGCGGAATGGTATTGGACTATGCGTCAAGCATATGAACCAATGATTGACAGATTACTTCAGGCCAGATTCAGGGAGAATAAAGTATTATATGACCATCATTTAATAAAATGCAAATCATCACTCAAAAAATACCCGATACCTATTAATGAAATCTCTCCTGAGAAATTTGATTTCTATGCAGAGCCATTTTCACCGGGGTTTGTATTGGTTGATGAGCCCATTTTAGATGCATGATTTATGTTGTTATTTTATAAGTAATCAAAATATAATATGAAATCACTTTATCAATATATTTGTGAAGGTATCAGGAAATGGGCACTTCTTGCAGAATGGTGGCCTAAAATTAAGGATGTTATCTCACCATATACATTCAATGAATTGAATACGGGGTATAAACCGGAAGAATACTGTTTTCTTCTAAAGAGTAAACGTCCGACCGAGTTGTGGATCACCGATGTCAATAAGGATAAGGCAATTCAAATACTATCTGGTATTGGTGATTTCAATATTATTAAGGACCAAGGTAATAACTTCGAGGCGTCACTTACTGTTGCCGGATTAGATCATCCAATACATATATTGAACACCGGTAAAGGTATGAAGGAATCCAGTATCGATACGGCAGAACAGGAAAATATGATGTGTGATGTGTTTAACAATTACTTCAGGAAAGGTTATACACAAGATCAGGCAATAGCAAATATAGCAGGTACCGACAAATCGAGAAAATCCTGGGTTATATCTTCATGGGAACATTGTAAGGATGTGGATGAAATAACCAAAGGTAGGTATCAGAATTACTATATGGTGAGGGTGGATAACCGGAACGATAATGTGGTGGTTGCATACCTTGCATTTCGTAAGAAATATCAGGTGGCTCGTGGCTTTGGTCAAATAACTTCTGTTGACCCAACCGATGTTATCATGTATGATGAAAAATCGGTTGGTAAGATAACGAGTGAGTTCCAAGGATTATGCGACAAAATCGACAATGGAGAATCTGATAATGCCCTGCGAGAGTATCGTCGTTTTGTGAAAGATAATACATTCATCCTTCCAATATCACTTAAAAAAGCTGTGAGAAAAAACGACGTATCCACTGGATCGTCCAGCCACTTTACATTTTACAACACTGAAGAAGGTAAGGTCAACAAGCCACAGGTTATGTCCGTGGAATGTATTGGTGTAGCTCCAATGAATGTTCGGGAAGACCCAGATGATATCCAAATAGATGGTGATAACATTATATTTGGAAGAAGGAAAGTGCGTGTGAGTAACATCACTGGTATATATGCATATGTAAGGTGCAAAAGAGGTACATTGGGTACGGATGATGAGGTGGCAAAGATCATGTACAGGACTTTCGGTAAGGCACTTGCCATAGATATCACATTGAATCCTGAAAAGAACTCCACGGCTTTTGGTAAGGTTTCAACCCATACATGGCGCGAGATATTCAACCACAAAGATAAAGGTTCAATGTCTGTATTGACAGATGACCAAAAGAAGGTATTCATTGAGTTCTTTAAGGACTTCGATAAAAACGAAGCAGCTATCAATGACATTGTGGCAGATGGTATGAAGGTTGGTAATCAACGATTCCCATATGCGTTGTTTAAATAAACAATAATTATATGCCAGCAACAAGTAAATCACAACAGAGACTATTCAGTATGGCATTGGCCGTACGTAAAGGCGACCTTCCACGCAGTAAGGTTTGGAAGGCTGTACTCGATATTGTAGACTCCGATATGACCAACAAGGAGATTGAGGATTTCACCGTATTAAAGGAGGGTATGAAACCACTTTCGGAGTATATGATGGAGGCTATGAAAAAACTTGGTTCCGGTGAAGAAGGAACTGTATACGATATGGGGGATGGTAGAGTGAAAAAGGTATTCAAACGTAAGGTACCACTTGCCTACCAGTTACTCAAGTCGGCAACCGATATGGGAGTCATCTATGCTCTTCCAAAGGTATATGAGGTGGGTGAGGATTATATTATCCGTGAGAACTGTACGCCCAATACACCCAAGTGTAAGGAATACTATAAGCTATCCCAAACCAGTCCGTGGGTAGGTCACGACAGTGCTATGCGGTTGGTACTGGATGGTAACTATTGGTATGATGCAGACAAGAATTGTACATGCACGAAGATCCGCGGAATTATCCGGGGAAAGATGAAGGATGTCATTGAATGGCTTGCATGTCTCAAGTATGAGGTTGAACAAATATGTGGTAAGACTGCAGGTCTCGGAGACTTCGCAGAGAAGAACTTGGGTGAGACACAAGACGGGAGAGTGGTTCTGATGGATTTTTAGTATTATATAGATATGAACTATCTCGATACCATATATAATGTAACCCCATCACCTCAACGCACCGGAATAACCAACAATATACTCCCGTACTATGTTGATTATAACGTGATGATATATTCGGGTGGACGAATTCTTCCATTGAACGATCTATTCTATACGGCTCGTTTTAATGGGTATTGTGTGCATGCTGATTGTAGAGAGACTTTAGTGAAACAAAGGTTTTCCGCCACAAAACTATCAGTCAACGATATCACACTCCACGTGATTGACCAGTTGGGTGGCCAATTTAGACACAATCTACCACATCGTGGACAGGAGCTTCCCGGTATACCACACGTGTATCCATTCCTTACAGGATATGAGGTTGATTTTCTTACACGTGTATACGAACTTTCTAATAACCAGACAGATCCGGACTTCGACCTAAAGAAACAAAACTGGGGTGAACTCGCAGCCGAGACAGCAGCCAGTATGTTTGGTAACTCCATTTTTCCCTGGAGCGGATTTGGTGAGATCATATATTATAATCCCAAACGCAAAGCATACGAAGAGGAACTCGAAATATACGCTGGTAAAACACCACTTACCCCAATTCCGGAGTTCATTCAATTCTCCCAAGAAAATTCAAAACACCCTATTATACAAATCCATTATTGGATTGGTGATGATAATGCATACAACGACCTCTGCTCGTGGGCTACCAAAAACCCCAAGGCCAACATCATACTATGTCACGGCGGATTCGAGAATGGTGATAATATAAAGGATTGGATACTCAAAACCAGTAAACTTCCAAAGAATATTCTTGTTGAGATATCCTGGACATTACTCGATATGCTATATGAGAATCGTGATTGGATATTTGATCACCTCCCGTGTGTTCATTATGTGTATGGGTCAGATACAACTCCATATAATGTAGGCGCTGGTCATGATCCAGCATTCGAAATTGATAAATTGGTACAAGTTGCTGCTATGTTAACCAAACCCAGCACATCACGTCCAATCATGGGTAACTCGTATTATCCATTCTATAAAGTGCCTAATGGAGGAGACAGACTTCGTGGAGAACAATTATTTCAAGTTTAATACATGTCCGGAAATGTTGAAATTTTAGCGAGTATAGTATTTTAACAAAACATCATTATTATTAAAGTAATGTAACTAAAAAAAATAAAAATATGACAAATCAGGAACTTCTTTTTATTAAGAAAAAGTATGCTACCATAGCAGCTGCTCAAGGCGCATCCACAACCACAGCTGGTTCTATCGTATTCGATGAGAAACATGGCGTTATCTGCGTTAATGGTATAGTATATGGTGGTAAAATCCAGGATGTTGACTATGCTGAAAATAAGTTAACTATCACAAAGGCAGATGGTTCTACTCAACAACTTGACTTCTCCGATGTTGCTTCCGCAAGCTCAATGATGAGGGTCTTTAACCAAATTAAGGATGCTATTGGTGTTACCGATGCAGTTCAGAACGTTCAGGATCATTACACATCCACTACCTATCTCCAGGGTGCACAGTCTGTGGTTATGGCAACCCAGATACTTGACACTGAGGTTAAGAAGGTTCAGGGTGCTGTTCAGGGTCTCCAGCAGGTTGCTTTCAGCGGCCAGGGTGTTGATCTTGGTGTTACTCCTATCGAATACAGTGGTGTAACCGTTCAGGGTTCTGATGGTACTGCTGCAAAGAATGCACAGGAGGCTTTCAGCGGTTTGCTCCAGGGTATCGTTGATAACGAAAAGGTCACCGAGGAAGCTTTCGGGGCTGTTCAGAACGCTGTTGGTCTTGATGAACACCTCAACTATGTACAGCATACCACAACAGGTGTATACACTCAGGGTGCCCAGTCTGTTGATCAGGCTATCACAGCTCTCGATAATGCTATCAAGAATGTTGTTGATGAGGGTAAGACCTACACAATGGCCAAGAATGCAACTGCTGAAGAGGGTTACTTCGCAACATATCAACTCCAGCAGGTTGTTGGTGGAACAACAACCAACGTTGGTGTTCCTATCAATATTCCAAAGGACTTCCTCGTTAAGAGCGCTTCAGTCCAGACTGTAACCGTTCAGGATCAGCCTTACTCCGGTGCAAAAGTTGGTGACAAGTATATCGACTTCGTGATCAATGTGAAGTCTGGTACAGCAACAGATGAACACCTCTATCTCCCAGTGAACGAATTGGTGGATGTCTATAAAGCTCAGCAAAATGCTACTGAAATCCAGTTAGCTATCAGCCCAACTAATGAGATCTCTGCTACCATCGTCGCCCAGGGTGTTCAAAGTCACCATATCGCCGGTAATGCAGTACAGTCCTTCCATATCCAGGGTGGTGCTGTGACTACCGAGAAGATCGCCGATGACGCTGTTAACAGTGACAAGATTGCTGATGGTGCTGTTCAGAGCAACCACATCGCCAACCTCGCTGTCCAGACTACCGCTATCCAAGGCGGTGCCGTAACCTCTGATAAGCTCGCTAACTCAGCTGTTCAAACTGCAGCTCTCCAGGACGGTTCCGTGACCACTGCTAAACTTGCCGGTGATGTTATCAGCACACCTGAAACAACTCCTGAAATCAAGGTCAATGATACTACTGATACAACCATCGCTACAGTTGGTGGCAAGGATGTCAAGGCCAAGGTTGGTTTGTACTGGTCCGAGTGGAGCAGCGATGAACCAGCAGGTGCTTAATCCTTCCAAATCTGATAAAGAAAAAAAGGTGTCAAACGACACCTTTTTTTATTACCCAAAAATATCCATTTTAAAAAGAGATCGCATCGTCCCTCGAGTAACTATATAGGGACGATGCGATCGTTTATTAGGGAGCGAATTATCGCGCAAAAATCAGATCTTATTAAGCATTGCTTTGATCAGTCGCTTTGCGTCCTTACCAGGACCCACGCTGTACACTGTGTTGGTGAGCATATTGACGATTTCTTCAATGACACCTACAACTTCCTTGTTGGTAGGATCCTGACGGTATATGTTAGCACCTCTACCCTTCACAAAGACTGTAAATAGAACGGTTGATCTACGATACTCACACATCACGGAGTATCCATTGATGGTACCACATTCGTTTTTATCCATTGGCCAGTTCTTGTAGAAGGTATTAACAATCGTAATACCTTCCTCCCTGGAGATATCGTCATTGGGTTGCCATATATCCCACTGCTGGAGGTCTTCGAGTTCAAATTGGAAGTACTCACCTCCGATGGCTTCTAATATATAATTTGCAAGTGGTTTCATAACGTATTACTTATTTCTTTACAATATTTTGTAGTTCATGTGCACTGAATTCAAAACTGAACTTGCTGGTTTTACTATCCCATATACTAACAGTATTTGGTAATGGCTGATATATTATACCGCAATTGTCGTGTTGAATGGATGTGTTGGATTTATTCTTACTCAAGTAAGCTTGAACCACCTTGGTGACATCCTCCAGTGGTATATGATATTCAAGTGTTTCCGAACCCATAATCCGTGAAAAAATCACCTCCGATTTTTTGGTATCTATCTCAATTGTACCTTTGGAAAATTTATATACACCCGGTTTAAGTGGATTAAAAGCTTCCATTATGCATTCAAAAAGTGGTTTCATTTTTCCATATCTATTTTGATTTCCAGCGTCTTCCATAACCTTCAAAAGTTGATGCCTAAATTGGGTAAATGTGCTACCCCTCCATTCCGGAGTCAGCAGTTTATCGTATGCTTTCTCATCGTTATTTTTGAGAGCCTCACGGGCCTTGGTGGCAGATACGTCGTCATCACCGCGTTTCACTTCGATGCACTTCGGTTCCTCCGGTAGGCCCACTTTTTCCCAATATCCTTTACATTGACGAGAATAATCTGGATAGCGATCAGTACCGCATGTCCAACTGGCGAGCTCGTAGCCTTTATTGTGGAGAGCATCTGCAATCTTGGCAATGTCTGCGTTCTTAATCAACACATAATCCTGAATATGACTTCCACCGTGCATCATCTTTTCAATCCAGGGGATAATCATACTTGTGGGAAATGGATGGCGTTCGTCTACCTTATTATCCGGGGTTTCAATGATACACAGCACAGTTTTCAGACCGACCT